GCCAGTGCCAGTGCCAGTGCCAGTGCCAGTGCCAGTAACATTCTGTGGCGCTGTAGCTAAACTGATCGTAGGTTTAGCTGACCCGATGCTGCTATCGAACGTGGTTAGAAGTGTTCCACCTAGAATAAACGTATCCTGCCACTTAGCCCAGAACGCAATACTGAAATTATTACCTAAAGTGTTAAATGGTGCACCAGCAGCACCTGCAGCAACGGCATTCTTGGTGGCATCGTAATATTCAGAGCCATTAACAGTTAAAGCATTGTTTATCTTTCCTGCATTAAAGCTCGTACCCACACCGATGGTCAGAGGCAAATAGCCGTTTGAATCTTCACCGCTACTATTCAACTTATATTGATGTGGACCACAGTACCACAGAGCGGCATCTTCACCCCAGCTATCACTAAATGTGCCGAGCCCAAGGTTATAATAGGAGGACAGGTCTACGATTGCCTTGTAAACCACCACGTCGCTAATTGACACGTTGCCGAATTGATAGGTAGCCTCAGTCGCCACATTTACGGGAGCGCCACCTAGTATGAAATCGCCAAATGACATCGCTCGATCTTCTGCTGTTAATGGTATCGATGTCGATGTCCCTTGATTAATTGCAATTGATATGGCGTTGCCTACCCGTTGGATCGAAATGAATGTCCAAGTATTTTGTGGCCAACCAAAAATGATCGTAGCACTGTTACAATAAACGTTTTGTTGATCATAGAACACATGTATATCGTCAACTTCGGCTACTTGACTCCGGATAAAAAGAATAGTGCCGGTCGCTTGATTTAGCGGTGGATTGTTATCTATCCTGAACCAGCCTGCGACCGTAAAAGAACTAAGCCCTGCACTGAGCCAATTCCCACTAGAACTTACGTTATACCAAGCATACTCTGCATTGATCGCTCGGAATCTAGCGCCGCATGGTTGCGATACACCAGCGAAAGTCCTATTGACGTAGGTGATGCCATAGCCACCATTGGAGATCGGGACCAAGTCCTGATTGCCCCAGGAATCATAAGTTGTATTATTAAACCTGTAATGATGCACTTGGTCGGTTGTAGGTGGAAATGTCGGAGCATAAGATTCGTAAGTGCCTTCAAATAGTTTAGCGACATCCTGCCCACGTAAGAACATGTAGATTCTATAATCATTGAAGTTTACTTGTGGCATTGCGCCGACGGTCGCCGATGATCCTAAATACAAAGTTTGCTGAATTGCCTGTAAGTTAGCAATCGGTCTGATCAGAACTGCGGTCGTAGCGACGCAAACGGCGTCGATATAGGCAAACAGAACCTCGTTTAGAGAATTGTACCTGAATGCTACGTGAGTCCATTTTGGCAAGGTGCTCAGAGGCGTCACGTAGATGCTGGTGGTTACCGTGGTGCCAAAGAAATTCACTACACTGAGCGACAAGGTGGCATCTGTCGCTGTGCGTAGAACTTGCAGCGAAAACCATATCGTTGTGGTGCTTTCTTGGCTAGTTATTTTGCCAGAGTAGGCGTCTTGGCCCCAGTCTAGCCAGAAAGCGTAACCGTAGTCCCCCTGCCCACCCGCGTTGCTGATAACGCCACCCGGCACCGGACCAGTGTTAGCATTGAATGCTACGTCGTAAGATACTGACCCACCAACTCTTAAGCTTTGCCCGCCCAGTTTGGGTGCACCAGCTGAATAAGAAGTGCTTGCTCCCGCAGCTAAATCTAGACCATAAATCTTGTCAATGGCTGTGCCGTCGCATTTATAATGGTGGATTGGATTTTTATATTGATAGCGCCAATTAAAGACAGTTAAAGGCTTAGGTTTACCTTGATTAAAGATAGCGGAAAAGTTTACATCTTTGTCAGAGTAAAATCTTAAATCTGCGAAAGTAGCTGCATTAATCAGGATTCTTGAAATATTAATATTAGCATTGGCATTAATGATTGGACCGTTATACCACGACCCATTATTTAGTGAAATAGCAGTAAAGCCTGATTTAAGTCGCTTGAACGCAAGGAACGACCAAGCGTTGATGGGCAACGATATGTTAATAAGGGTAGATTCCACTCCATTCCATGCTACCCTCAACGTTCCTGGTGCCTGTAATCTTAGCTCGAATGTCTGAGTAGTTTCGACGTTTAAGTTAGTGATATTGTTGATATCTAATGAAATGATTGCCAGTTCTGTCGAACTAGCCACTGGCCTTATGAATACCGTGAAAACCAGTTCTTCGTCTGAGAACGTAAACCCACCAAACGTGGCGGAGTGTTGGGCTCCAGTTGACGGTGGCGTGAAGCCTGTCACACCATCGAAAGTCTCAAACACACCTCCCACAGCTGCTATATCAGAGTCGTAAAAGTAATCATAAGTGTCTTGCGAGAAAGGGTAGTAGTGGTAAGGGGTATTAACATAAGGTGGCGTAGTAGTGGTTGTAGTTGATGTCGTAGTCGGACCAGGATCTCGACATGTCTCTGCATTGCCGCTACCACCACCGTATAACGTGAGTGCGTCAATAGAGCTAAGCTGACGATCATATATCCTTAACTCGTCGAACGACCACTGCGTGGATCCACCTAGATCTAATACCATCCCGATCTTCTTCGGAGCGCCGATAGGTGTTAGTGGTCGGTAATCCCTTTGGTCGTCGACACACGCCTGTCCATTCAAGTAGAGTACGTAACGGTTGTAATGTCCATCATAGCTGATTACCAGGTGATTCCAAACACCCACCTTCGGGCTGCTACCAAAATCCCAGATAGTATATCTTGACGGCGGAAAATCATTTTTAAAATAATTTAGCAAGGGTCTACGATCTAAACCTGGTAAAATTTGAGACACGCTAGTGACGGGGACTTTCGAACCATCTTCATTAAGGTAAGAAAGCTGCAATACAGCGTCGCTACCTGTTGTGTCAAGTTTAGCTGTCTTGAAATCAGTGTCTTTGAACCATATGCTGATGCCATAACTGTTGCCTGACCCTATCATATTACAAGATGCGCAGTTTTGCCAAATCGGAATTGATTCGGAAGCTAGCGACACTATACTCAAATACCCAGCTGGATCGACAGCAGAGTTATACACTACAGCATCACCCATCAAAGATGGCGTGAAATTTATATCACCGTATGCATTGCACTGTAGCGGTGCATAAAGATTTATTCGACTAACATCCAATGCGTCATTGTCAAACGGGAATCGGTGAACCGGACACTGCACATCTCCCCACGGAATATATGGCCACGAATAATTTATACCGTTGCCGTAGTTGAATAGCTCTTTGGCCTTGGCTGCGAATATTAAAACATCCCAAATTACTAAACCACTTACCATCAAAGTTTGAGCACCGGCAATATCTCTATCGTAATAAGGCGCCCATGTGCTGCCGTCGCCACCAATGTGTATGTAATTGAGATAGCCTAAAGCTCGCCTGTAGTACAAAAATTGCCAAGTTTTTTCAAACAGTATATTGTTTATACGATCAAGCATGGCGAAGGCGCTGATAGAAATTGTAGTCTGCAGATTGACAGGCCTTGCTTCGTCAATATACATGCAGATATTAAAGAAGTACCAAGTGTCTACTAGGAAATCAACATCTACTTTACCTAACCACGAACCATTATTCCCTTCATAGAAATAAAGATAGCCATCTCCTTCTAGAATAAGTCTAAACGTCCCGGAACGAGAACTTGCGTTACTGGGGTTACTGGCGAATGTTATGATATTTTTTAGATGCCAATCTCCTTTTACGCAATTGAACTTAACCCAGAACTGAATTGTGCCGCGTGGCGATGGCGGAAGGTTTCTGCCGCCATTAAACATAAAAGACTGCAAGCTATATGCGCGCAAGGCATGGCCGGATTCATATTTATCAAGTCTTAAAGCCACAGCTTTCAAAGAGCCATTGATGGATGCAGCACTACCAGCAGCACTACCAGCCACATCTAAATAATTCAAGTTTCCGTTTACGTTTGTGATGAGATCCAAATTATGGTCGAACGAGGTAATGAACGGATTGAGAGCTGAGATACCTATGTTTGCAGCAACTCGATCGCCGATGTCTCCGGCAAGAGGGAAATAATGCAAAGGTCTGGGTTCAGGTGGCTTTGTGGTGGAGGTGCCTGTGGTAGTGGTGGTAGTAGTAGTAGTGGTTGGGCAACCCAGCCCATTGACTACCCCTGCATTGTACATGGGCTCAACGTTTAAGCTATTGATCTTTAGGAACTCTGGATTGCCGGATCCTAAACAGATTAACCTTAAATCGGAGAAAGTCAACGCAGAATCGATAGCTGTATTGCTGCCCAATTGCCATGTAGCACCAATATTGACCCATTCTGCAGAAACTATTAAGTCAGCTGCGATTGAAATCCGTGGTATACCATTACCGTATACAGTTAACGATTTAGAGCGTTGGGAATAACGAATAGCATAATGGCAAAGCGATGTCATTGGTAAGCCGACGCCTGCTCCAGTACTTGTAACCACTGTAGCAGAAGCGGTCCTGACAGCAAAGTCACTATAGAAATCTAATGTTAATGTAAAGGTATTTCGATATAGCTTGAGCAATAGCAAGTCGCTTGTTCCCGATCTCAGAACCAATCGAGCGATAGTCTGATTTGTTAAAGAAGTAGCTCCGAAAGAGCACCAGAAGCCAACCATCCAGTCGTAGAATACGGTAGATCCTGAACTATTTCCCCATGAGGTGACTCCATCTCTATCATTCTCTAGTAAATTGATCGAGTTAACTGCACCGTTTGTGATGCGTGCGTCGGTCCTGTTAGTTGACGGCACGTAACTAAGGTTAGTTGGTGCAGTTATCAGAACGTTTGCACCCTTAGATGCACCAGTGTCATCGAGATTGCTTTTAAAGGCCAATAAATGCATAGGACAGCGCCAATCGTCAGGCGTATATGCTGGCACATCGGTGCCGTAACCTGCATTGTATATGGCTGATATCTGAGCGTCGCTAATGAACGTTGCAAAGATCCTCAAATCAGCTAGGTCTTGTCCAATAGCGTTAGGATTTACACGTTTGCCGTCCCCAATTGGCACTCCTAAGATATAACTTAAGTCAAAGTAACCACCTATTTGTAACCGTCTAGAGCCGGATTGGACACCACCTACTGCAGTTTCGAATATCTTCGTGCCGTTCTGTTTCCACACTTGAATATAGCAGTTACCGAGTTGAATTCTCAACGTTATGAAATACCACTCTGAAAACATCATCCCGGTTTGACCAGGAACTGCCTGATAGTAAAAGTCCGCTATCTTAACACTAGCTGTATTACTTGATGCATATAATTGTCCTGATATAATGCTCAAAAGAAATATTGAATTATCATCGTAAAGCAACTGTAGAATGTGGCGATCAGGAAGAGTTTCATTTGCAACGCCGCGCAACGGGAATTTCAGCCAGAATGTAATACTACTTGCATTAAGATTAACGCCTTCGGCAACGTATTTGTAACCCTGGGTCGGATTGCTGAATGAAGAGGTAGGAGCTTTAAATCTAATTGCCCCAGTGGTGCTATTAGTACGACTGCCAACGTATATTGCGTTCGGGTCGTAAGCAGTGTCATTTGCTATATTATTGTCAGCCAAGTCTATCGAACCATTAGTGTAACCCACAGGATAGATCGAATTTACGTCTAAAAGACGCCTTTTAAAGTCATACGCATGGACTGGTGTTGCAGATGGTGCACCGGTGGTGGTAGTCGTCGTAACCGTCGTAGTTGGAGTGATAGTGGTGGTGGGCGTAACGGTCGTAGTAGTTGTAGTGGTTGTAGTGGTTGAAGTGGTTGTAGTGGCAGCAGTGCCAAACAATCTAAACCTAGAAAGCCCTAGCACAGCGTTAGTGGCAACTGCACTCCTTATCCTCACGTACCGTGCCACGAAAGCGAATGGATAACAAGCCCAAATCCCGTAAACAGTATTCGTAAACACAAATGTAGCGCCAGTAGACGGCACGGTCGCTAGTTTATATGTGACGCCATCAGTACTATAAAGTATATTGGCGTCATTTAGATAATTCATGCCACCAATGCGGCCCTGATCACCGATACCGCCAACAATCGGCGCTACACATGTCTGTCCGCTAGGTGCGACTTCTAAACTTGTAATATTGAAATTAGAGCCCAAATCGAAATTTATCCAAGCGGATTCATTAGCATTAGCTAGCCCGAAAGCCGCCCAACCGGTGCTGGCATCTCCGTCAGTCAGCTTTGCCAATGAAATAGTCGGTTGCGACTTATCAATATTAAAGCAAGCTCGTAACTTCGCATCGGTACCTGTGTAGGTGGTTCGGTAGAAGTCGAAAGCTGAGATCGCTAAAGCAGTCCCAGTGCAACTCACGTTCGATATCGATTCGAATACTAGTTCTACTGATTCTAAAGAAAGAGGATATTGATTGGTCGCTATGCTGAACTGCCAAGTGACGTTGGGGTTTAAATCACCACTGTTTATAAGTTGAGCGTAATAAGTCGGGACTATAGCCGGTTGGTAAGTGCCACTGATCCAATTAGTGCCCGGTCCTGGCTGCGAAGCGCCAATCCCAGGGCCGGTAAACTCAAAAACTAGATCGGAGTTATTAAAATTCGAACCACTCAGCCCGTTTAGTATAGTACTGACTAGCAGTCCCGTTGGCGTGATGTTGGAAGAGACCCCGCCCTTGCCAGACATCTTTGTATACTTAACATATACTCTACTGATACCTGAGGTAGGTACACCCGTCGGGGTGACGAAGCTATTCCGAGCATTTTCGGTGCCGAACTGGCTTGCGCCGAGAAGTGTGAATTTATAGATCATTAGTTTGCCGTCTTCCAAACCTTTAGGCCAGGTTTATTGCCCGGTACTTTCACATATAAGGTGTTAAGCACCGCATGATAATAGTAATCATCGCGATATGTATTAGGGTCTGGTTCAAAAGCAGTAATGTTAACCATCTTTACACCGAATGGCTGCTGCAACCACACGGTGTGCCCGACTACTGATCGTTGGTTACGTATGCTAAGAATAGTCTCAATTTGAGTAGACACTGATAATCTCGCAACCGGTAATCTATTATATGTAAATTTGGCGGAGCGAATATATAATTAATAAGTTAATATTGTACAAGTTAGCCAATATGGATAGAAGCTTTATGCAGCGTCCAATGTTTAATGTCTGCGAACCGTTTTTGGACGTTTACGTCGTACAGTTGAACGTAGAAATGAAGGATATGCTACTAGACGTATTAGACCAATGTGGTGTATTAGAGAAAGAACTATATGCTTTTAAAAGGTCGTTGCAAAACCCAACTGCCAGTCGTGAACTCCGCACTCAAAAAAAACGCAGAGAATCTAACGAAGAACGTAACGACGATTGGTCTACGTGAGCACTTCGAAAGAATAAGCTTGATCCGTGGCGTCCTACGTATGGATTTGAACTTCTACACCAATCAGTCTCCGATCTCGGACGAAACACTCCTTAATCATCGGTTTTGTGATACTGACTTTAAAATAGACAGAAACGCTACAGAGCATGCTATATTCACAGCGCAAGGCGAAAAGATCGCCTTCCTGAAATATAACATCTACCGAAAGCAATTGAGAGAAGCATTATTTAGGGAGGACATAGATTTCGTAGAATTATCCACGCTCAAGCACACCTACGACGATCTTAGGCATATGATAGCTTCCTGCTATGCGAGTCTTGCACATTTCGCCACTACCAAATACGAAAGCCAACGTACCAGGAACGCCACATATGAAGATGAATACGAGATGTGCTGCTTAACATTGATGCGGTCGATCGATCTTTATAACCCCGCCCTCGGATTTAGATTTTCCACCTACGTAATGAAAGGGATGTTGACGAACCTTTATAGCAAAGTCCATAGCAATAGATCTAACATCATGAAAGTCTGGAATAAGACCTCTTCCTGGGATTGCGAATATGGTCAAGAGACTAACATTTCAGATTATGACTGGCGGAAAATAGATCTCAAAGCAGATTGCAAAGACCTCGTAAATTATGGATTCAAGAATCTAACGCCAAATCAGCAGCATGTTGTAATATACCGCTTCGGCTTAGGGGTGACGCCTAGGACGTTGGAAGAGATCTCACAGCAATTAGGCGTTACTAGGGAACGAGTTAGGCAAATCGAAAGCAAGGCAATCAGAACGTTGCAATTGACATGTGAAAAATTCAGGGAGGCGATCCATGATTGATGAACTGCAGGCGCTACGCCAATCCATACATCACAATTTAGTCACATTGGACGAATTAATTCGACGGTTAGAAGCACCCATCAAGCCGACCATTATTGCGCCGGAATCAGCATGGCCTGATCTTCTAGATCCCGAGTGGCCAGCTGCTTGGCCCCAACATCTTATTTCTGATTGTCATACTCTACAAGAGAAGACTTATCGAGCCATACAGATTGCGTCTAGCTACGATATAGCTCTGCTAAAAGATTGTAGGATCTTAGACTTTGGCTGCGGAGATGGTCTAGTAGCAAATGAATTAGTTAAGCGCGGAGCGTCTGCCGTATGTGCCTATGACATTGCACCTGATAAAGCTTGGGACGGCATCGATAATTCCAAGATCACATTTATCACCGATCTAGAATCAGTGCTAGTTAACGCTCCGTATAACACGATTATCTTGCACGACGTTATCGATCATGTGCCGTCAAGCACTTTGGAGCCAGCATTAAAACAAATTTTGGACGTATGCGCTAACGACGTTCGATTAATAATCACAGCTCATCCATTTACTAGTCGCCATGGTGGCCATGTATACGATGCCAAAAATTTGGCTTACCTACAACTGTTGTATAGTGAAGACGAGCTTGCATCTAAACAAATCAGGTGCCCATACAACAACCGCTGGTCTAGGCCGCAAGCAGCTTACGAGAACGTGTTTAAGCGCCTAGGCTTAAACATCATGCGCAAAGAGGTAGATGTAGACCAGTTAGAGCCTTGGATTGTGAATAGGTTACTACCAATTATTGTTAAGCGAATCTATGATAACCAGATCTCTATGGATCAAGCAGAGAAAATCTTATCAGTATCATGGGTCCAATATCTATTGGGCGCTGGAGCTAAAAATGAATAATTCTTTCAACGTGCTAATCTTAAAATTATTCGAAGCAAGGCAAATAGCGCACCTTGCACACTTTGCTACCAAGTCATTTTCTAAACACGAGGCTCTAGATGTCTTTTACACACAATTGCTACCGCTGATTGATGAATTAGTAGAAGTGTACCAAGGCGAATTTGGCTTGATCGAACTTGCTAGCATCTCACCAGCGCAATTGTCGCAAGAGATGGCTCCGTACTTGCGACAATTGGCTAAGCAATTGAAATCAGCCAATCAGAACTTATCTGGCTCTTATTCTTACTACGCTAATATTATCGATGAAATAACGGCTTTAGTCTACCGGACGGTTTATAAATTAGAAAACCTTGGCTAATGTTACAGCTAACCAACTCGATTTACAGCTTAGCGATAAAGAAGCGCCTAGACGCATTGTATACCAGTGATGTTACCACTCAGGCCGCATTTGACTTTATTAAAAGACATATTCCAGATGGCTTTGCAATATTTCCACTATCTTGCGAGGACTTTGTAATATACGATAGTGGAAATGGCAAGGCGTCAAGCGTATTAATCACGGCATCTGATCTTGATAGGCCAGATTTCGATAGTTGGATAATAGCTTATATGCTTGATGCTGCCTCCTCGTCATCATCTAGATAGTCAAAATACTCGTTCTCATCATCTTCGTCGTCGTCATCATCATCTTCGTCATCATCTTCGTCGTCATCATCTTCGTCGTCATCATCATCTTCGTCATCATCTTCGTCGTCATCGTCATAATCTTCGTCATCGTCCTCATCTTCATCTTCATCATCTTCTTCTTCATCGTCGTAGTCGTCCTCATCATCAAGATCGTCGCTGTCACCGAATCCATCTAGATCGTCGTCATCGATGTCAATATTACAAACAGCGATGTCTGACCATTTGGTGCAGCACGGGTCAATTATAGAGTAGCTAATTTGGAACGCATCATAAACCATATTAGTCTCCACTTAGGGGTCACTATGTTATCTTTACTGCTAGTCGAAGATACTGGAGAGAAGCTAGGTAAAATTAATCTCTATAAAACAGAGCCTTTCGATTTTACCTCTACGCAAATCCAAAATATTAGAGCCGCATCCGCAAGGCTTTTTGCGCAATCAAATGGCGTGTACGAATGGATTTTAACTGACCAGCCCGGTACGGTAAATCCAAGTGTAACCACTACCACCACGACAGTTAAGCCTAAGCTTTAGACTTTGCGGTATTGAGTGAGGACTTCGAATTTTCCAATCTCGTATTCGACCAGCTCGTAGTCGCCGAAAATATTCGGAGCCTCTTCCTTCATTACTAATAAGATAGCAATAGCTAAAGTCCGTATCTCATCATCAGCATGACGAGTTCCACGTAGCTCTATGAAATGCCTTAAAGCTCGCGCATTAGCAGTAACAAAAATCTTCGTCTCAGTAGCATTTGGCAATACACTGCGTGCAGCCTGCCTTGCTTGCTTCCTCCTTGATGTCCTATCGGTTACGTGCGCAAGTTTAGCATTTAACTTTTCAGCTAATTCGCAATAACCATCATGAGCAGCTTGCACAGTTTTTAACCAAATCTCGTGTAGCTCTGGGTCCGCTGCTATAATCTCCGGCTCCACGTATTCAGCTACCGATTCGTCAACGTACCTCTGGCTTAATTGGCTGTATCCGAATCCAGCTCGGTGACGTACCAGTTCATGGGTAAGGCTTCTGCTTATGTCTGTGATTACAAGATTCCACATGCCGTGCTCAAGCACGCTACCGTGGCCCACCTCTAATATGTGACTAAGATATGCTTTGTTGCCACCTGGCCTAGGTTTTGCGAAGCTCATATAGCAGATGCGTCCGGCCATCTCGGTTAGCAATTCTGCGGGCTCATTGGTATCAGACTCCCACTGTACTTCATGATCGTCTAGGAATTGCTTGATCTCATCCTGGTCGCACATTTGTCGACCAACCACATACACAGAAGGTTGGCTAGCCACCTTAATCATCGTATCCCCCCAATTCTGTAGATAACTGAACCATTTAAATTAAATACAGTCAGAAACAAATGTCAGATAAGCAGTTATTTTTCACAGCTTCAACTGGCACGAAATTAAGATTTCCAAATTATTGGCGAATGTTTCTAAAGAGCCTCAAAGTAGCCCTTGATAACACGTCCTTCAAAGTACATCTTGTATTCGATGGAAACACGCTGCTAGACGATATCCCGAAAGATGTGAACGTCATCCGATACCAACACAGGATGCTACATCGATTCGAACGCAGTCCGAGAAATAACCATTTAAAATGGCTCGACACCTGTCGTAGCACCTACCTTAAAACTGAAATTCCGTTTATAGCTCATAACCTTGGGTTTAGCAATAATGTGCTGTACGCCGACATCGATTGCTTTTTGTTACAAGACTTTGTTATAGGATATACAGGAAAACCGTTTTGGGCTGGGTCGGCCAAAAACACCGACAAGACACATTTCTGTCCAGGGTTAATGATATATCATGTGGGCAAGATGCTAGAGTTTGACATTGAAATCTTAGACCATATAGACAAGCACCTTGAAGGCAATAATTCGTTTGACTTCGATGATCTGAATGCGATATTTCCGTTAGGATCGTACGGATTGTTGCCGCTAGAATATAACTGGAAGCCCGTGTGGGGAATCGATGCTAATATTAAAGTGTTGCATTTCGCAGGCGCTAAGCCTAATTCGATCGAAGATAAGACAAGATTGCCGTTTGTTAGGCACTTGATAGACCCTAACCCAACCGCATTCAATTACTATAGCGATTGGTTCGAAACACTTTAAAACTGCGACGTTATACTGGCAGTGCGCTTACTGGTCCTGTGGGTGCTGACCGTGCTACTGGTGGTGCTTGTTCTGCTGGTGGTAATGGCACTGGTTTTGAGTAGAATTGTGATAATATCTCATACTTGAAGTCGTCAGCTACTTTGCTCAATAATACAGAGCAATCGAATGCCTGGCCTCGGAAAAAGATATTAGGTCTTGGGCTAGCGAAGTTTTTAGAAATTAGGACGGTTAGATCGAAACCGTATTTTTCTAGAAGCGGACCTGCTTCTTTGAGGAATTCCTGGAATTTCTCATTCTGTTTTTGGATTTCAATTTCGGGGCTTTCTGCCATGAGAACTTCTCCGTTATCTGAAAGTCAAGAGATCCACGAATTATTTACATTGATGCAGGCTGTTTATGCATCTGAAAGAATAATCATCAGACAGCAACCTGACACACCTTTCGAAAAATCATATGCATATCGGTACGTTAAGTCTCTTAATGATAGACTTAAATCTTGGGAATTTAATAAAGCGCAAACCGAATACTTCATTAAATTCGTAATAAGGTATGTGAAAAACAAAAAAATCGGCATTAAGGGTTTCAGTGTGTTCCATCAGAAGAATCTCCTAGAATCATGTCTTAAACAAGTGTTGACTGATTTAGAATCATTTAAGCGGTTTAGGAAGAATTATGCTTTACTGATGAAATGGCTTCGGGAGCAAGCTAGAGATACTGACTTAAAAACTATATTACTTAAGCGCGTTAATGGTCTTTCAAATCTGCTCTTGTGGTACAAATCGAGTAGAATAACTGACGATATGCTAGCCGTATCGAAAGAGTTAATGGAATCACTTGATGGTTTGCCGCCAGCTGAACGTCAGTTACTGCCAAGCAATGTTCAGTTATTTCTTCTTCGTGGTAGATTAAAAGAACTCTCAAACGTATAGGAGTGGCTATGTTAGGTGTGTCAAAAGCGATCAACCCACGCGATTATTTTAGCCTTGATGTAAAATTCCTTAAGCAATACGAGGCTAAAAAGCCTAACTTCGGATTCAATGGATTGGGTGAACTTGTATTTTTCAGGACTTATTCTCGCCTTAAACCAGATGGGTCGAAAGAATCATTCTTTGATTGCATCAAGCGTGTTGTAGAAGGATGCTACGAAATACAACGGCGCCATTGCGTTTCTTTGCACATCCCATGGAACTTTAAAAAAGCGCAAGAAAGCGCCCAAGAGATGTTTCAGAGGATGTGGGACTTCAAATTCTTACCTCCTGGCCGCGGACTTTGGATGATGGGCACGGACTTCATGTGGTCTAGACTTGGCGCCGCATTGAATAATTGCTTCGATGGCAAGACAGAGATCATTACTAGAGATGGTGTTAAACAAATCGGATTGCTGGTAGGCACCGAACAGGAGTTGTTGACTACTGGTGGTAAATGGGTGAAAGCACCAATTAAATCATTTGGTGTACAGGAATTATATAAACTGACGCTAGAGCGGGCTGGCGTCCAGAAGATTATCTATACTACTGCGGGCCATCGTTGGTTCGCTAAAGATTTACGTAAAACGCAAACTGTCGCTATTGAAGATACGTCTGGTGTAATTGTTAAAAAGCGACAGCATATTGGCTATAAAGAAGTAACAACAGTCAACCTGACTGAGCATCATATGATGCAATCTGTGTATGGCAGTGGTGTCAATGGCAACGTCAGACCTAGTGCTTTTGGTGTTGCGCATGGCATTGCCTATGGTGATGGCACAACTGGTCAAGATTCTGAATCGTGTGGCACTTATCTCTATCTGTGTGGGCATAAAAATGAGGAATTATTAGAATATTTCCCCAATTGCCCTACTTCGTTCGATAAGGAAAAGGGCGTTGAAGGGGCAGTTAGAGTAGCTGACTTGCCTAGATTTTTCAGGCGGAAACCGTCTCTACGTGAATCTAAGAGCTATTTATATGGATGGTTGGCTGGATATTTTGCAGCTGACGGCACCATCAACACTAAGGGCAATCAGATATACATAGCTAGTAGCGAATACGATAACATGTTATTAGTGCGTGATGTTTGTGCTGTTCTTGGCATAGGCACAAATTCAATAGTCCAGACTACGCAAACAGTTACCCATGATGGCATCAAGAAAAAATTCATAGGATATAAAATTGGTATTATGCCGATCCATCTTAATGAAGACTTCTTTTTGCTTTCTGAGCATAAGAAGCGGTTTTTAGATCATCGTAGCCATCGCGATAGGCCATTATACAAGTGGCATGTTAAGTCTGTTGAACAGACTGGTGAATTTGCCGAAGTTTATTGTCCGCAAGTCCCAGATACACAGGCTTTTGCACTTGCAGATAACATATTAACTGGCAATTGTGCATTTATCAGCACTGATGATACCATAGAAGCCGATCCAGCAGAGCCATTCTGTTTTTTGATGGATATGGCGATGCTAGGTGTTGGAGTGGGTTTCGATACTAAAGGTAAAGACAGGATCGCTATAAAGAATCCATCTGCTAAAACCGTGGGATATCAAATAGAAGACTCACGTGAAGGTTGGGTAGAGTCATTAAGGATGCTATTGCATTCTTACACGCTTAAGTATAAAGATGGTAAAGTAAAATTCGATTATTCGCTGATTAGACCAAAAGGTAGCCCAATCAATGGATTCGGTGGCACTGCAGCTGGTTCTGGGATCTTGGTGGAGCTGCACAACGCAGTTATCGCATTATTAGATAGCCGAGTCGGTAAAAAACTATCTAGCGTCGATATTACCGACATCATGAATATCATTGGTAAATGTGTTGTTGCTGGCAATGTTAGGCGTTGTTTGCCTAAAGGCACATTGGTCCACTTAAAAAGAGGTTTAACACCAATCGAACAGGTGAGGGTTGGCGATTTAGTGTTAACAGCTGATGGATATTATCCAGTCATTGAGAATGTTAAACAGGGCGTTCAGCGGGTTGTTACTATTAAAAATCAGATGGGTAAGTTCAGATGTACTGATCGACACCGCATTGCTATTATGTCTGGTGTTGGAAAATATGAGTGGAAGCGCGCCAAAGAATTAGTTAAAGATGATAGGATGGTGTTTGTAGATGCGATAATTCCAGGCGTCACAACTGCACTGCCTAGCGACACCGATGCGTCAACACGCGGTAACCAAATGATCGTGCCTAATCTAACAACCGATGTGGCGTGGTTTATTGGCGCTATCCATGGTGATGGTTATGTGTATGATGGACGAGCATACAAAGGTCGTAAACACCACGGTTCGTCTGTCTCCATCTCTGTGAATAGAGATGAATACCATGATGGGATGATCGAAAAAATAAGTACTGGCTTCGCAATGTTTGGATTTACTGCTAGAGAGCAGTCAAGCCATGATAATAGCCACAAATTACGAGTGACGTCACGAAAATTAGCGTCGTATTTTCACAAAAATTTAAAGACTGCTAAGACACCTCTAGACGTGCCAGAATTCATTTTGTGTGGTATGCCAGAGATCAGAGCTGCATATTTGGCTGGACTGCTAGATACGGATGGATCTACCAAAAATAGACCTACTGTATTACTGGCCAGCGTTTATGCCAAATTCATTAAGCAAGTGCAAGCGGTGTATTCAAGCCTTGGAATACCTACAAAGTGTGTGCTTAGAGCTGAAGAAGATGGCACTAACCAAGCTAAATGGGAATTACATTTGGTTGGTGAAATGGCGATTTCAAAGTTCAATGAACTTGTACAACAATATGCTGTTAAGCAATTGCGTGTAATGACTGGATATAGTGGCTATGACTATGGATTTCCTTCAGCATGGGTTGACAAGAGCACCATCGATTATGGTCGTTCATGGAGTCCGCAGCAAGCACAAATGTCATATAACAGAGCATGTCTATGTGATGCAGAGACAAATGATTTAGTGCCTATAGCTGTAGAAGCTGTAATTGATGAAAGCATCGAAGTCGAGACTTATGATCTATCGGTCCCAGGCAGGAATGAATTCGTTGCTGAGGGCATGCTTGTGCATAACACAGCGGAAATCGCCTTTGGTAGCCCAGATGACACCGAATATAGCAACATGAAGAATGTCACCGCTGGCTTAACTGAAACTGAACGAAATGAATTCTTCAATGTCACAAATGGTCTGTATAGCAAATCTCGTAGCCATGCTACTATCGATGATTTCACGGGAACTACTATCTCAGCCGATAAATTAAACAGAGCTATAGAAACCTGGAACGCGCTTAACAGCTACAGATGGGCATCCAACAATAGCGTGTCCGCTGAAGTTGGTATGGATTATTCGAAATTCGGTGAGCAGATTGCTGCCAATGGCGAACCAGGGTTTATCTGGCTCCAAAATATGCGAGATTATGGCCGCATGAAAGATGGGCATACTCCTGGTATTGATGGGCGAGTTGCCGGAAGCAACCCTTGCGTCGAGCAATCGCTAGAATCTTCTGAGTTATGTTGCTTGGTTGAGACATTCCCAGCCAGACATGATGATGCAGCGGATTTCATGCGCACATTGAAATTCGCATACCTGTATGCTAAAACCGTTACCTTGCTGCCTACCCATAATGTCCGCACCAATCAAGTGATGTTACGTAATCGTCGCATAGGCCTATCACAATCAGGTATAGTGCAAGCTTTTGCTAAATTCGGTAGACGTGCTGTTTTGAGGGATTTTTGTGACGCAGGTTATAGTGAGATCGATAGTTGGGACATGATCTATTCAGAATGGTTATGTGTGCCTAAGAGCATCAAGAAGACCAGCATCAAGCCTAGTGGTTCGGTGTCGCTCTTAGCTGGAGCCACACCTGGCATCCACTACCCAGAAGCTACAACTTATTGGAGAACTGTACGTGTAGCCAAGGATAACATACTTGTTAAGATCCTCCAAAAGGCAGGATATAGGGTAGAACCTAGTGTGACTGATAGTCGTACTATGGTAGTATATTTCGCTATCAGCGATAGATCTGTTAAAGCGGTAAATGAGGTGAGTATGCTGGAGCAACTGGAAAATTGTGCTGCTTACCAACATTATTGGGCAGATAATCAAGTTAGTTGCACAGTTAAGTTTAAGAAGCATGAAGCTAAAGACATCGCTTCAGCTCTAGAATTATATGAAGACCAACTGAAGGGCATTAGCTTCTTGCCTTATTTCGAACACAACTATCCACAAGCACCATATATCCCTTGTGCGCCACAGGAGGTCGATGAATATAATAGTAGCATTAAAGAAGTGGACTATACTGATTACATAATGGAAGCTGCTGGTAGCAACTATTGCGAAAATGACACGTGTGAATTGAAGACTGAAACAGCGGCCCAATAATGAAGGTATGGCCCCCCTGCTGCTCTGCAGGGGGGCCATTGTATTGATGTAATATGAGATTTACGGAAGCTGAAACATACGACTTATATGTAGCATATCTAGAACCTATGTTACGTGAACAATACGGCCATCAATGCTTTAGTTACCAATACGACTTCAGTGGCGCCTATGTTTTGTTTCCGTATTTCGACATATCATTCGACGCAATCGACTTCGCAAGCCCGGAGGCAAGCTTAGCTTCCATCAGGTATAAAGAAGAAATAGCGTCAATCCTCTACATCTAAACATTAAGCGAAAGAACAATGGAAACAATCCAGTCTAAACTCGACATCCAATCTATCTTGCAAAAGTTAGATGAAAAACAGAATGAACCAGTGGACATGGTGATTACTACAAATGAAGGGGAGTCATTTTACTTTTCAGCCAAGCTTGATATAATGTTCGGCAGAAAGGCCACAGAGGAGCTTGAGTCTAGGTATTTAATAGTGGAGATCATAGGCGACGGAACATATACTCAAAACGTGGAATAGAGTCAAATGCGGGCTATCATCGTCGATAACAAATGGGTTTATTTCGACAACGTAACCGTGTCAGAAGAAGAGATCTTGTGGAATGAGTTCAGCGTCTCCAGACCGAATGCTTACATTGATCCTAACCAGATGTCTCAATGGGATGGGGTATTTCGTAAGTATAATAGGGCTAAGAAAAGGGTCGCATTTCCGTTTCTGGGTAAAGTGAAAAAGCTTGCGGCGAAGCATGGCTTTCCGTTAGACATTGACGACCAGAGGAATTTAGAACGCAAGCTGTTCAAGATCGGTCATGACCATTTACCTGGGATTAAGCTAGAGCAGTACCAAATCGAAGCGACGGAAGCCGCGCTGAATGCAGAATGTGGCGTAATCAACGTACCAACCGGTGGTGGCAAAGGTGAATTGGTTTGCGCTATCGTCAAAGCGCTAGATTGTGCTACTGTCATTTTGGCCGACCAAACGATCGTAGTTGATCAATTGAAAGCACGGCTAGAACTACGTGAGGTATCGGACACCGTTGGTATGTTCTATGCAGGTAAGAGGCCAAACGGAGAGACAGTAGTCGTTGGATCTATCCAATCTCTAACAAAGGTAAGCAAACCTCCTCAGCCGCCGTCAAAAGCTCATTGCGAGGATGAAGATGAATATAATCGCAAGGTTAAGCAATGGGAAAGATCTTATAAAGGATTTAAGACTCGGCAAAAAACCGCTAAATCGTTGCTTCAATATGTTGAAAATGCAGACTGCCTAATAGTAGATGAGGCAGATAGAGCAGTTAGTGACCCATGGAAAGTTTTATTCAGGTCGCACTTCAAGGGGAGCAGACGCTATGGGTTTAGCGGAACTCCGACCGATCCGGCTAAGCCCGTAGAAGCTATGGTTCTTGAAGAACATCTAGGCCCTATAATCTATACAGCGGAACGCAAGAAGTTGACTGAATTGGGACGAATTATACCATGCAAATACTATAGCATGTGTTTTGGCTTAGATGGAAGCATTAAGAACAGTACCACTTACGATCAAGCTTATAATGAATTCATGGTGGAAAATAACGCTTTTCATAATGACATCTTGAAGTTAACGACAGCGATCCTAAAACGTAACAGCACAGATGGAGTGTTAATTTTAGTGGAGCGCGAGGCTTTAGGCAACAACTTATTAGCATTGTTTAAAGCCAATGAAATTGACACAGAGTTTATCTTCGGTAAAACTAACCACAAGCAACGGAAGATAGCGCTCAGCAGATTTGAGCAACGTGAGATCAGGGTTATTATAGGCGGTAAAATACTGAATCGTGGCCTAGACTTAAAAGGCGGTACTGAACACTTGATATTAGCTACTGGAGGTAAGCTAGCCACGGATTTCATTCAAAAGGTCGGCCGTGCGGTTCGACTTAATTCGGTAGGCAGCAGCAAAATCTACGATTTTTATTTCCGGTGTAATAAATACCTATATCAACATTCAAAAGCTCGATTAAAAGCTATTGTTGACATGGGTTACGAATCAATAGTTGCATTTCCTGGTGGTACGATCGATGGAAGCGAACTCATCAGAAGAAGATTCAGTTTTAAATTTAAGTCCAAGTCCAAGTGAAGTACCGATGCGACGTCACTATTTCAAAAACGAAATAGTGGAGTGGGAGCTAACTCAATACTTGTGGACAGGTTGTACTAGCGTAGTTCTCAGAGATAGAATCATGGCTAATGCGTCTGAATTGATCAGACAGGTCATTAGGAAGCAAGGACTACATCAGATATATCCTGGTCAAGACGATAGCAGCTTCGGTGATCTGTTAACCACTGGCTGGATGCAGATAGAAAAAACACTGTATAAATACAGAGCTAGGCCTCACTGTCGTAAGTGTTTCCATCTTGACCGGCCAAATGATAGTATAATCTATGATCCGGGCACTAAAGAGTATGGTATAAAGACGCTCTATCAGGTCTTCAAGGAATTCAAGCGTTGTAAGAAGTGTAGCACCAGGCTACATTACGAACCTATTATTGAACCAGTGCAAGGCTTATTCGGCGGGTCTGACACAATACTATTTCGCGGGATGAGCAAAGTCTTTAATATGTGGAGTCAGATATCAAGGACGGTGATCTTAGCTTACATTAAGAAAGAAGGGCGTGATCGTAAAAACTCTCACTCTTATATCAATCACCTTAATAATAAATCCAAGCCATTAAATGATGTGTTGTTTCGGTTCGTGCAGGAAGCCCGTCAGGTTTGCATGTATAACAAGGAATATCTTGCTATTATCGATGCGCTTGAATATCTGGTCTTACATGATTTTAAACCATATGATGGTTTAATTGGTAAGTTGATGGAGCGTTCTAAATTAAACCGAGCAACCGTCGCTGGTTTTCTAAGATTTGTGAAGTTAAACAGCTTCGATTTTACTGATTCGCCAATCAATAGGACTATTAAAGACTTTAAGCTGGATCGGCGTGGGGATGCTAAAGACGCTGAAGATGAATCATAGAAAATATACAGTGGTAAGGAGTGCTCCCATGTCAGATCACTGGATTGAGTCGAAAATAGACACTGGCAAGTGTACAACTAGCGACATTGACGCTTTAATCTCTGAATCTTTAGAGAAAGCGATCAAGGACCGCATTAATAGCAGAACGGTTGTTTCAGCGCCAGAGACCAACCATAAAGATAATGCTACTGGCCACAATGCTTTAAGCACTGGCGGAATTGCCGTTGGTCGACGGATTTTGCCGTCTCGTAAGCCGATCCACAAAATGTCGCATGGCAGATCGAAGCATGCACACGATAAGAGCACCAAGACTCAACGTGAGAATGCAGCGAAAGCACGTGGAGAGAGCATGGGTTCTAGGCGTATCAAAATACCTCTTATGTGCGCTATAGAATCGATTAAAGCGATTCGTAAAACTGGTAACATGCGCCTATTGCACGAAATGGCGCAGGAAGAGCCGATAGCCCAGATATTAAGAGAGCTAGCAGTAAGTGAAAACGATAATTATTATTTGAAGGCCGTTTTTGGCAACGAACATTTCGGTGACTGATGTCTGACCCAGAAAATTTAGATGATCTAATTAATGAGTTAAAATCGCCCGGTTTGGTTAGCAAACCAATCGAAGAACCGCTTCGTCAGTTGGATAACAGACCTACTGTCGAAATAATGGGTTCAGCTCAAGCTGCACAAGCTCCTGTCGATGTTAAGAAATATTTAGATCAATTAGATCTCGTAACAGATGAAGTGCTTCAATCATGTAGATCTGACCGACAGGAAGCACAAGATACCATTAACTTGATTCGCGAAGAGATCGCAAAAGACATTGCACGTGGCCAATCACCCGGCAGATTGCTAGAATCATTGGTCACTGCTGTGGAAGTGAAGTCGGGCATTAATGGTACCGCCGTGAAAATGTTAGAGACTGCTGCTAAGACGCTAGCTGCCACCAAGGCTACATTAAATGTCAATAATATAAGTGTCAGTGGTAATAACGCAGCCAACATGGTCGATGCAGATCTGACCAAGCTTCTAGCTGACACGCAGGAGTTTCAGTATTAAGACTTCATCGACGCAGCGTGAAGTGATCAAACGATGTCGAGATTCATGCTTATGGTTTCTGAATGCATTTGGTAAGATAAAGCATCCTTCAGCTGGCATGTTACCTTTTACTCCATTTAAATATCAGCAGAGAGCTATACAGTCATTCCGAGAGAAAAAATTAAATATCTTTAGAAAATGTCGTCAGGCTGGAATCAGTAAGATAAGCGGAGCATTTGCGCTCTGGTTTGCAATGTTTAATAATTATAAAACCATATTGATTGTCTCAAGGAAAAACGACGATGCTATGAGCTTCCTGAGGGAGCATGTAGTCTTTCTGTATGAAAACTTACCAGAGTGGATGCAAGAGCTTTGGAAGCCTATAAAATTAAATGAACACGAAATCATATTCCCTAATAATAGCAAGATAACGAGCTTAACCAGCCATCCGGAAGTATTGAGATCACACGCATCATCGTTAAACATCATTGACGAAGCGGCGTTTATTCAAGGCATGGATGTAATGTGGGCTGCAGGCTGGCCTACGTTGCAACATGGTGGCCGTGTCATATGCATTAGCACCACCGCTGGTGTAGGCGGGTGGTACTGGTCCACATGGACGGACGCAGAACAACGCATAAATGGATGGAACCCCATTAATATTAATTGGTGGGATATGGACTGGGCTATAGAATATAAAGACCAATTGTCAAACGATTTTAAGAGGATAGCGCCAACCGATAATCTTGTCAACTGCGATAACCAATTAATCGACGTTTCACAGTTTGGCAGGTTAAAGTTAGACCCCATGAAATATGGCCCCAAGTGGAGCCCCTGGCTAGAAGACCAATATAGAGCGCTACAAGAGCAAGGTGAGGGGTGGAAGTTCGAGCAGGAAATATTAGCTCATTTTGTAGGCAGTGGCGGTACCGTCTTGGACAAAAGCGTGCTATCTTATATGGGTGACTGCGTCCAGAAGCCAGATGAGAAGGTCAAGGGGATACAGGTTTATGTAAATCCAGCGAGTAATGAAGAAGAAGATATGGATTTCGAATTTGACTCAGAAGATGAAGGATTTTGGATTTGGAAAAAGCCGGTCCTTACTATACCGGAGCGTAGACGCAGTGGGATATTGTTAAATCCGACTATCCCAGCTCACAGTTACGTTATGGGCGTGGATATGGCGACGGGTAAGGGCCGTGACTACAGTGCGATAGAAATCTTCGATGTCGATACTAGGGAGCAAGTGGCAGAGTTCATGGCTAGAGTGCTGCCCAGAGAATTCGTAAAATATATCGATCGTATAGGCAGATACTTCAATTGCGCGTTAGCTGTGGTGGAACGGAATAACGGGGGCGATATAATCATCGATCAGCTCAGATATGACATACAATATCCGCGGTTGTGGCGGCGTAAGGATCTAAATGATAAGCCTACACCTGGTGGAGCTAGTCGTAAGCGCCAAAAAGCAATGAAGGTAGCCGCTTACGGTTTTGCTACTACAGGGAGCAGCAAAGCGTCACTCAATAAATTATTGATGGATCACTTCCGCACCAATGGTGAGGAGGGATATACGATTTATTCCGAGCGATTATATAAACAATTTCAAACGTATGTTCGTAAACGTGATAGAATGGGCAGAGATACTATGAGAACAGAGGCTGAAGAAGGTTCAGGTAATCACGACGACTTGGTTATTGCGACCGCTTTGGCTATGGTAGGTCTTGCTGATGCTGGTTTCTCAGATAGCTCAGGCTTGATGCCTGTGAATGGCGGTTTGGATTTTAAGAGCCCACTAGGGTCTATTATACAAAAAGATGTGTCTAAGGCGGCTTTGCAGAAAAGCATCCTCGAATCCGGAATGGGTGTAATGATGCCGATGGCTTTGGCTCCCACTGATTTCCCTGATATAGCAGCGTCTCGCGCTATTGATGCCTTCACGCTGCAGCTAGGTGCTATTCCGATCTCACAAGGTCGACCAGTAATTACTCCACCCAAATATTTTAAAAGAGATGAATAAATGTTGATTCAGCTAATGCAGCATTAAACTATCATAGATATTTGAAGCTAAATTGAATCGAGTTAGATCAGAATGCCACTATAGCCCATGATGTTAAGCAATTGCCATCATGGATATTAAACCATTTCTTATTAAATTTCACGAGCGATTCTTTTAATTCTCCTAAAACAGGGCAGTTATAGATGATTTTTCGAGGTTCAAAGCCTTTAACTAGAACGTAATGACCATCTATTAAGCATATAATTGGTAATTTTCGAGCTACGAAATATTTTAATAGATGTATAGTCATGTTGCCTGCTACGACTTGTAAACCTTTTTCTCTTAAGAAGCTTTCGATGGTTCGAATTTGGACTCCATCAACGGCATTGGCGAGAGAGCCGTGCCTACGGACTTTGTGGTAATTAAGTAGCATTTGCAAGCATGCTACGCCACAATCAGAATCGCCATTTTGGTATATCGGTGATATGTCCATGAGGGGCTCCTGTTACAGTATTTTCCCTCGGTGGCGAGTATCTGTAGATAAGTTGCTGGGCCAGATGCGCATTTAATAAATGTTAGCCCAATCTATGTGTTACATTTTATTAAAGATAAAATTATAGGAGTTAATCGATGCCTAGCAATTGGTTGGTATTTGACCGCATCAGGGCTTTAACTAAAAATTTCAACATCTATCCTGTAGAACGGATTTTTAGTAATCAAAGCAATCTTGATAAATTGACAGCTGGCGGAGAATTCTTAGACTTTAACCAGTCTGCTGCTATTCTCGATCAGACTAACCTGCAAATTAATCGGCTGGAGAGATATAAAGACTACGAACAGATGGATCAGACTGGCGAGATCAGCCTGGCGCTGGACTTATATGCGGACGAAGCAAGTTTGGTAGACCCAGAAGTCAAGCATACTTTGGTCATCAAGGCTAAAACACGACGAATAAAGAAGGAATTAGAAGAGCTATTTTACAATGTACTTCATTGGGACAACCAACTTCGGCCCACTGTAAGATATCTCTGTAAGTATGGCGATTTGCCATTCGAAGTGATTCTAGATGCGAATCGCACTGGTGTAACTGCATTAAAATACATGTCAGTTTATAATTTTACGAGAATAGAGACCAGGTATGGTGACTTAGTAGGCTTCTTTTATAGCGATCCTTTGTGGAGCAAGCCGATGTTCCTGCATCCTTGGCAAGTGATGCACCTCAGGCTATCTAGCTTCGAAAACATTTTTGCACCCTATGGCCGATCAATTTTAGATGGCGGTCGTAAAGCATTTAAACAATTGCGCTTGATGGAAGACGCAGCGTTGATTTATAGAATCACTCGTGCTCCTGAAAAACGTAAATTCACCATTCCTGTTGGCAATATACCCCCCAAAGAGGTGCCTGAATATTTGCAGATGATAGCTCGTAATTTCAAACGTCAGAGGTTCTATAATCCAACTACTGGTTCGTTCGATGAACGATATAGCCCATTGATTCAAGAAGACGATTTTTTCTTACCTAGGCGAGCCGATGGATCCGGTCCTGATGTGGAGACCTTGCCTGGTGGCGAGAATATGGACAAGATCCAGGATATCGAGTACTTTAAGAAGAAGATGATTGCGCCGATGAAGATCCCATTTGCAAGGGTTGGTATCGGTGAGGGTGCTGGTGAAGCTAACGAGAAAAGCCTGTCACAAAGTAGCAGTGAATTCGCTAAGTCGGTACAGTGGATTCAGCGAGAAGTGTCCGCCGGATTAACGAAGGTGGCCATTGTACATTTAGCGTTAAGAGGTTTCGGAGCTGACGATTTAAAAGGCTTTACTATAAATTGTACCGCTAATAGTGCGATGGAAGAACTTTATCGCATAGAGACGTGGGCAACTCGCGTTAACGTTATGAGCGACATCAAGGGGCTCGGCTGGTTTCCTAAAGACTGGATCGTCACGCATTTTACTGATCTGTCTCCCGATGAGATCCAAGAGATAGATGAATATGCTGCCAATGAGGAAGAAGGTGGTGGTGGAGGTGGCGGCGGCGGTAGCGGCGGTGGTAGCAGTATACTAGGAGACATGGGTGCTGGACTTGACATTGGTGGTGGAGATGAAGGTGGAGGAGATGGCGGTTTAGGTGATTTGGATCTTGGCGGTGCACCTGGGGCTGGCCCGGAAGACGCAGGAGCTGAGGCTGCTGGCGGTGAAACGCCGGATGTCGGCGGTGATGCTGCTGCTGCGGCGGCGCCACCTGAGCCAATGGAAGGTCGGATCAGGGGTTACGATTACGAAGCTGAAGATCGAGTCATTAATGAAATGCGCAGTAATAAAAAGAAAGAGCGACGCCGTGAAATCCTTGAATCATGGCGGAAAAAACGTGGAGATTTCGTCGGAGACGAAGCGATTGTAAACGGTTTCCAAGCTTTAATGGAGTCAAAGGAGCTGGATGGTCTCACTAAAGGCGGCTACAGTGCCGCTGATGAATTCGGCTACACTAGGCCGTTGGGTAGTAGCATCTTCAAGGTGACTATTAGTGAGGATGTCATTCGAGAAGTGATTAAAGAGAATTACGAAGTAATAGTGAATAAAGATGACGTTACAGCTACGATTGGCGATTCGGTGATTTCTGAAGCGGATCTGCCTAAGATATGATTTTTCTCGCAAACCTATTTATAAGTAGTGGTATTGAGGGATTTAAAATGAGCGTCAAGAAGTCTGAGCCTGTGAAAATTGATAGTCGTAAATTTTTAAGCATTATAAATGACAGCGCTCAATCGAAGATAGCGTTCTTCGAAGATCGTGTAAAAGAAATCGGCAAAAGCCTCAGCAAAGACTACCGGCTTGCGGCGCTCCAACCTAGTGATTTGGTGTTTGAGGACGTGAATAGCAATGAGTACTTCATCGCTAATCATAGTAAAAACAATGGTCGCATTGAGATTTCGAACATACGCCCTGTCGAAATCTATGATAACGAGAAGAAGCAGCTGTACTTTGAAAGCTGCTTAAAGCTCGTCAATGCGATAGAGGAAAACGACCAGAAAGAAATGGGCAATGCTTTCAGCCGTATGAAAGCACAGCGGTTCAGCTCCCGCATCATCCCGGAACACGGTTACGTGGTTGGCCGTGATGGAATTAGCCGTAAGGTTAATGTTGTAGAAGGCGCTACGATTGCAGCTAAGGTCAAGCGGCAAATCGTCGAAGCGGTGGTTGATTCATTACGTGACAAAGTCGTAGTTGAAAACAATACTGTGGTAAGTGCATACTTCAATGACGGTGAGCCCGTCAACTTACCTGTCACCAAATGGGCAGGCAGGAAGCTGATAGCCAAGAACATGCGTGAGACCGCCAAAGACGCATATCTTTCACCTGGTTTCCAAAATCGAATCGCTAAGATAGCGAAGCAAATCACCGAAGGTAAAGTGGCCGGAGCTGTTAGCTTTATCAAGCCATTCTTGTTAGAAAATGAAGAATTCACACTACTGACCAAGAAAGAACTGCACAAGCTAGTTGAGAGCACTCTAGCGACAAAGGCAGTATTTAATCAACAGCTGTGTGAAGATGTTGCGACCTTGGTATATCGCACTAACCTCAAGGTAAATCGTGATACCATCTTGAATGAATGGATGCGAATTGGTAAATTCTGCGAGCATCCAACTTTAATTGAGAACGTCCATAAGCTCGAAGAGAGCCGCAAGTTCGAAGCGTCTTATGACTGCTTCTTGCAGATGCTGTTCGAAGCTATCTCTAATCGTGAAGTCGCTGCGGAAGCTTTGGCGACGACGCTTGACAGCCTTAAGACTCGGACTCCGCGGATTTCTGAGAGCAATGACTTAAGTTCAAAGTTAGCTAGCCTCGTTTCACGCCTTCGCTCGAAGAACGTTGACGATAACGCTATAAATGAAGCTGAAGATCTAATCGCCACTATTCAGGAAGAGCTGTCAGCTCAAGATACTCTGCAAGATTACGATTCAATGCCTGGCGCTCAAGAGGCCCAAGGTGCGCAAGAGCCAGCCGCACCACCTGCCCCCCAAGCCCCTGTGATAACTATCAATAGCCCTTTAATCAGCATCGGCGGTCAGCCAGTTGGACAAGCCGGTGGCGATCAGGACTTGGCTGGTCTAGGGTTAGATGATATGGGCGCTGAGGCTGCAATTCCAGACCTGGGCGCTGCGCCAGCTGCCGGTGCGCCTCCTGCGACCGATGATTTTGAAATGCCGCCTGCCTCGCCGCAAGCTGCACCAGCAGCGCAACCAGCTCAAGCTCCTGCGCAAGCTGGTCAAGCGCCAGCACGACCCGGCATGCCACGAAGCCAACCACGTCAGCCTGGTTTACCTGAATCTCGTAACAGATTTGGCTCAGCCTTAAATGAAAGCCGCCCAGTGCACCCAGAGATGCAAGCCACTGGCAAACGCAAGCCAAAACGTGGTGGCGATCATCCAGAACAATTAGCTGAGGACCGTTACTTCTATGCTGATGATGTAAGCATTGAAGGCCTTAACGCCTACGGTAATCAAACTATTCCAGAAGACCGTGTAGCACTGGTCTCGAATTACATGAAGGGCATCAAAGAGGGATCTGAAGCACATCGACTCGTCAAAGCCTGCCGCAAAGCAGGTGTGATGGTGAGCGAAAGCGACATTGGCTCAGCCATTGAGCAGGTCCACGACTATGACCATTCTACGGAATCAGACTCTAAAAACGCTGATCATGACGTGATGGCAGAAATCGATGCTATTCATCATGAGATCGATAGCATGCACGACCGCATTGACAGCATCGAGGACGACTCGGATGAGGTTGATTCTGAAGTCGGGGGATTAGAAGATGATGAATCCATGATGGATTCTGAAGTCGGCGGATTTGAAGACGAAGAATCCATGATAGATTCTGAAGAATCAGAAGACGAAGAATCGACGATTGATTCTGAAATCGAGGAATTGGAAGACGAGGAATCGACGATTGACTCTGAAATCGAGGAACTGGAAGACGACAATGATGATGAATTGCCAGAGCCAGAAGAAGGCATGGCTGAATCTCAATTCAAGTTTCCTACTGCGAAAAAGAAGCGCGGTATGAAAAGCTACGCTCCACGGGATAACAAGCGTGGACCGGTAGCCGAAGGCGCCATAAAATGGTTAAGAAAGCAAAGTGATGCTGTCCTTGGTGAAGCACGCGGTGTTAAATTCATCTTGGACCATGGTAATCACGACCCTGATTTCTTGCCAGCTTTACTAAGTGAGGATGGTGAGATTCAAATTCCGATGCCAAAACAGCTGCATGAAGATGCATACGCTTTGGCTGATCGGAATCAGGTGAGCCATAGGCTTCACCAATACATCTTGCGCAATGTGACCGTTCTGCGACCCATCAGTGAATCCGAAGACACAGAAATTAATCAGACGGTCGCTGAGATCCAACGCAACGCCGATGGTGGCTTAAGTATCAACGTCACTGACCCATCCATCACTGTTCATAATTCTGGCTCTGAAATGGCTCCAGTCGATGGAGTTGCAGCCGAATTACCAGCGCCAGATGAAGCAACGGACGATTCGATGCCTGATTTTGGTGGCAATGAATTAGATGAGTTGGAAGAAGAAGGCGAAGACGAGGAGATGGAAGAAGACGAAGAAGAAGGCGAAGATGAGGACGAGGAGATGGAAGAGGACGAAGAAGAAGGCGAAGACGAGGAGATGGAAGAAGACGAAGATGAAGAAGAAGATGAGGGCGTAGCTGAAGACAACGACATCACCAGTCCCGCTCATAACAGCTACAAGGGTCTACTGAATCAAGATCCTCGACAAGACGTTGAAGTGAAAATGCCACATAAAAACAAGGGCGATCAAGAAGAAGGATTTGGTGGCACCAGGTCCTTGAAGAAGATCGACAAAAAGGGTAACACTCCTAATGTCAAATTCGAGGAATAATCCAATGCAGAGTAGAACGACGGTGAGAAGCGTGGCTTTGAACCGCCGACTAATCGCTGAGACCGGCGCTATCCCTGCCGGTCTTCGGTTAATCCGCGATACAATGCCATTTGAACCACTCGATACAAAAATGACCGTGAACGAAGACGCTCATGGTCGAGAAGTCCATGTGATGCGAGTCAAGGGCCTCTTTCAAATGGGCGATCTTAGCAATGCTAACGGTCGTTATTACTCCACTAGAGAAGTGCTAGTACCAGCGGTACAGAGCATCCAAGAAGATGTCTCCGGCCGAGCGGTGATGGGAGAATTTGATCACCCAGCTGACGCAAAAATCCATCTAAATAATGTTAGCCATCTCATCACTAACATTTGGATGGAAGGCCAAAAAGTTTACGGTGAAGCTGAAATTCTACACCGTTTACCAATGGGCGCCTGCTTACGTGGTCTATTCGAGCACAAAGTACGTGTCGGCATCAGCAGCCGCGGCGTCGGCGATATGGAGATGATCGAATCGGGTGGACAGCAACTCTATCGAGTTATGCCTGGATACACCTTCGTAACTTGGGATGCCGTCGCTGAGCCTTCTGTCTCTGGAGCCATTCTACATAACATACAGGAAGGCCTTTATAAAAAGGTCAACGCTGTCAAAAAGATGAAACCGCAATTGCGACCAGAGACTTACCAAAAGACCTTGGTTGAAGAAATAAACAAGTATTTTGGCATTAAGTAATATAGTGTATTGACCTCCAGGAGAAATGCTTTTGGAGGTCACAGTATTTTCACCGATAAATATCACATAAACATGCCAACTTTATAAGCTGGGGAAACCACATGCTCAAAGCTGAAATCGTTCGTCTCAATAATAGCGTGATTAATAGCGTCGATTTGACGCAGCACTTATCTAGTGTGGATAAGGACTTTGTCAAGGTTTTCACTGCAGATTCTGGACAAGAACATTATAAGTTACTTGCGCATTTATCGAATATTTGGTCTCCTATTACTATATTGGACGTTGGCACTTATAAAGGTTATTCAGCTTTAGCGCTTGCTAGCAATAGGTTAAATAAGGTCGTTTCTTACGACGTTAATAAACAACACCAACAAGTAAATCGTGAGAATTTAGAATACAGGATCGGCGATGCTAGGGATTTCGAAAATTTCGCTGATGTCAAATTAATACTTTTGGATACGGCGCATGATGGTGTTTTTGAACGGCTTTTCATCGACCATTTGATTAAGATTAAATGGTCAGGGCTAATGCTAATGGATGATATCCATCACTTCGATGATCTGAAGCTTTTATGGGGTGAATTAAGACTCGAAAAGCATGATTTAACACATGTTGGCCATTGGTCAGGTACTGGTCTGCTTTGCTTCGATTAGTGCAAATATTTGATTATATTCGGCGACAAGGCCAAGTTCCTCTACCACTGAATAGAGCAGGCCATTCCGTGGTAGTATAGTGTTATTGCCTATCATTATAGCATCTTTTCTGAGGACGAATTCTAGGTATTCTTTATCTGATAGGTGGTTGACATATTCATTTTCACGCCATGTCTTAGCGTTTTGCGTTCGGTGCCGTTTGTATTGGTCCACACTAAAGTAACCTATATCAATCACTGGCAATACATTTAATTCGGTCGGATCAAATGCGCCGAGATGTGACCAACCATCACAGTAAGCACCGTCGAAAGTAAAACGTTTAGTCGAGTCTTTGCCTAGGATCGTGACGCCGAAGTAACTGCTACGCAACCATGAATAATCTAATATGTCTAACAGCAACGGCTGTGACCTGTGTGCTGCTAGCGGTTAAGCAATAATCTAGGATAAGTTTTCTACCATACTCTGTAATATGCATATCTGCTTGTTGCCACACTACGAAATCTGCATGGTGTTCAGCGTATAGCTTTTCCAGACAGATATTCTGAGCTGTAGCGATATCGGATGGCTCATTGATGTGATAGTTTATGATCTCTGCTTCGATGTTCGATTTAGCTAGGTGCTGTTTATTGTAATCATCCGAACAGTAAATGATGAGGTTAGGGTCTTTCTTTTTAAGGTACCACAATGGATATTCTATAAGGTCTTGCTTATCGACATAAGTCGCAAATACTACTTTCATCTTAACCTCAATTATAAGTTATTGAGCAAACGGCAACAGTGATTTAACCATGCAACGCTGTCGTATGTACATACTATTTACGGTAAAATATAATTTAAACGTGAGCTGCAAATGAAAATCACTGTTGGAATACCTGTTATATATTGTGCAAGCTGCGTCAGCCATTGTATCGGTAATATCAAAAATCAGGACGTGGAACTCTTATTTGTAGACAATAATTCCGACATGGCCATCAAGCAACTTATAAGGCCATATAGAACGATTGTAAATCCTAAAAACGTTTATGTAAACCCAGCGTGGAATCAATTGATGGCTGCGTTCCTAGAGTCTGATCGTGATTTATTGATTATTATGAACAGTGACTTGTACGTGAAGCATGACTTGATTTCTAAATTAAAGCTGCTGCCGTTAGATGAGGAGAAAATCATCGTATGCCTTAACCTCGCTTCAGAATTTGTGGAAGCTCCAAGGACGGTGACCAAGATAAATGGTGGCGCAGCTGGCGTGTTCTTGGCACTCACCAAGGCCATGGTGAAATTGGTCTATCCTATACCCGATTCGATTAAACTATGGTTTGGGGACAATTGGATTTATCAAAGGCTGCAAAAGCACGGGTATCAATTAACAATATATAGCGATCTCCAAGCTAAACACGGATCGAGCGCTAGTGTTAGTGTTCTACCGGAAGCTTGTGAAGTCATAGAAAGGGATAAAGTAGCATGGGAAGCCCTACAACAAATGATTTAAAGCATAATTTGATATTAAATCGTTTAATAAAGAATAAGTCTTATCGGACGTATGTGGAGATAGGCGTCCAATATAAGGCAAATTGGGACACTATTGAATGTGCGCATATGGTCGGTGTTGAGCCAGTCGGTGATTTAAGCGACGATCGCATCATCAAGGTCAGCAGCGATGAGTTTTTCAGGACGAACGATAAGTTTTTCGATTTGATCTTTATTGATGGCGATCATACAGCAGCAGCTGTGTCTCGTGATCTGACCAACGCAGCGAAATGGTTAGCTGAAGGCGGGACCATCGTATTACATGACGCCTATCCGCCAGACGAAAGGCACACAACGCCTTATCTTTGTGGCACAGTATACGAGGCTGTATGGCACTTCAGAAGGCACGGTGGCTTTAAGGTCTTAACGTACGCAGGTGATTTCGGTGTCTGCCTTCTAAAGCGTGATCATGCGATACTACCCACGGTTCACGCCGTTAGTGATTATCTTACATATGTGACGCATGCCGATGAGATAATCAATCTTAAACGGATTGATGAAGAATTCTTAGCTGCATTAGATGCGTTCTAAATTGTAATACGGATGCTGATGCATGTAATGCGGTAGTGTCGATTTATCGAAATCATTTAAGTCCCACACTCCATGACATGTAGGATGTAAATCTGTGTTACGTGTATTTGGCCATTCTTTAAAAGTATGAAGCCAATCTGGACGCCATTCGCTTCTATGGCCATGAATGGACAGCTTATATTCGATATTATCGATTGTTCTTGCGTAACCAAAATGGTAGACTCTGCCTTCAAGATAATTATGACCAACAGGTGCGTTTGGCATTATGATGCGTACTGGCATCATCTCGTCTGTAGCGACTTTATTGAAGGAGCGCCAAAATGTCAGCATCCGTATTAAATTATATCTGCAATTACCGCCGTATGCTTTTTTGATCGCATTTTCTAAGACATTTTGGTCCCATACTTCATCGGTGTCCACTGCTAAGATCATATCAGCTTTTGCAGCACTGGCAATGGTATAGATGGTGTCACGATGTTGACCTTCAGTACCCCAATGCCCTTGATGCCAGTGCAATTTTCCTTTGGGATCACCAAATTGACTGCATGCTTCTTTTATTTTTATTAAAGAGTCAGGGTTAACTAGGCGGCTTGCATGCCCATGTGACGGCTTGTCTGTATATAGTATATGTATTTGGTCAACGTGATCATATATGCTCTTCAAAGAGTATGCTAGGTAATCTGAGCCATAATGGATTGGATAATATGCTATGATCATCGTAGATGCTCCATGAACCTTATCTATCTATGAATTTATTTAAAGCCTATGTTGACTATTATGGAAATGACAATAAAGAAGCTTTGTTAGAAGCTATCAAAAATTACGACTGGGTCAATTATGAATTTGAATTGAAAGCCGTGTTTGATGCAAAGCCATCGCCGCGTGGGCAAAGTCACAAGCTTGATACTAGTGGTTCGACAGGCTTCCGTAGATCTTATGAATTTGGGCCGCATTGGGAATTTTGGTTATTGGGTCTGGAAACGGAGGTCAAAAATCAGTGCAATCACCCAGTGTTAATAGTAACGGAGGATTATGATTACTTGTACAATAGGCCACAGTTAGCTGGGCGTATGCATATTAACTGGCATCCGATGGAACCTTACGGTGTGACATGCTACCGCATCAATTACACAGATCCATCTGAGGAATTCTTTAGATTTGTAGAGTCTTATGGCCCTTTTTCGGTTCAAACTACCCCAAAATGTGTTCTGAGCCTCGGCAAAAATGCGTCGTTCGTCAGAGCGATGCTACGCAGCGGTTCTACGCTTAGCACCACGAATTATGAGCCATTCTACAGCACTAGTTTATTTGTTAATGATAATAATATAACTTGGGATAGTGGATTTGCTTTTTATACGTGCTCTTACGGGCATAAGCATTTGTTGCCCACGTTCTATGTAGCTGGAGGTTTATGTTATAGCCTAGTTAACGTGAACCATCAAATCGGCAGCGCTGCGGACCTGATCAGATTGAATGATTGCGTGATGTGCGAGTGTGGGAAGAAACGTGTTGAATTTGATTTTATTCCGCACATTAAAACCCAGCCTATGATCGGTAATCGTCTTTTATATAATCCAAGATTGGCTGACAGGTTAGTGGGGAGGTATACCAACATGCAATTCATTAAAGTGGTTGATAAGCTGGTGTGTGTCTATGAAGGTGAGATGGTTGACGATGATCTTTTAAGGGCTTTTGGTGTTGACGAATTTTTGCCTGATTCTTTCTGTTGCACTGCTAGATCTCATGACAAGATGGCCGCTTTTTGTGACATTACATTTCAATCGGACAAGTGCGTTAAGCAGAGAAAAAATAAGTAAGAATCAATGTGGTGCTCTTGTGTGGTTTCACAATGGGACCCAGGTGTAGATTAATTGTTTTATTATAAATAATTAATTCTACTATTTTCATCAAAATTACACTTAGATAGGCATTGGAGAGTGTCATGGATAAGATCAAGGTTCTGTTGGAGAAGTCGGGTTGCAAGCCCGAATTAGTGGCTGGCATTTGCAATGCCTTAGACAAATACAAAACCTCTATCACCGAGCAATTCAGTAAGGAATTAGCTAATCGCGTTGATCGTGCGAAAAAGGTGTGCGTAGAGGAAACCGAATCTCACAAGCGAGAGCTTGCGAGACGCTTGCAGATTTTCTGCGAAGCGAAGAGTGCTGCGATTGAGTCGTCGCTGTCCCGCCAACAAGGTGCAGTTGAGACCAGGGCTATGGCCAAGTTGCGTCAAGTACAGACAGTACTAGAAGGCGTTCAACCTGAAGCCAAGCTTAATGGTCAAGCTAAAGCCACCATTCAAAAGGCGCAAAAGCAGATTCAGCAGCTCAACGAAGAGCGGAGCCAAGCTGTTGCTAAGGCTAATAGGCAAACTCAAATTGCCGAAAAGATCCTTAAGCAAAACAAGGCTTTGACATCACAAATTGAGAGGCTTAACCGAGTCGTAGCAGAATCAGCTCCGGCGAAACGAGCTGCAGCTCCAATTGCAACTCGCCCTACGCCAAAGCCGGTGACTACTCGACCAACGCTTTTGGAAAACCAAAATAGGACGACTGCTATTCGGCAGGCTCCTATTACCCGTACTGGTGGTTTTGATGTCTTAGACATCGCCGGTACTATGGACAGTGACTTAATTTAACCATTCGCAGGAGATTCAAATGTTAGCACGTGGTAAGCATATCATCAGCGGTAATAACTCCATCTCGGAGGCCGTTGACGTTCATAAGGCCGCAATCATTCATGAGTCAAAGAAGAATGAATGCGTAAAGAAATGGGCACCTGTTCTCGGCAAATGCCGTGAAGTGCCTAAGCAAAAATTCGCCCTCATGGCATCGATCTTAGAAAACCAGTTCAACGCCTGGAATCCTAAGAATCGCAGCGTGATCCTCGAAAACCAGACCACTACCGCTGATATCGCGGATTTCACCCGTTTCGCTCTCCCACTCATCCGCAAGAGCTACCCAAAGCTTATCGCTGATAACCTCGTTGGCGTTCAGCCAATGAGCCAACCAGCAAGCTTGATTTTCTACATCCGCTATCGTTACGCAATGACCAAGGGTCAAACCGTTGCCGGTACGCAGATCATGCGTCAAAACACCGCTCAAGCTTACAGCCGCCAAAACGGCTGGGCGCTTGACCCCTACTACTCTTCGCAAGAAGTGCGTCACGAGTCCCTCACCATCAGTGGCAGTCACACCGTAGTGAGCGGCACCCTTGCCCAACGTCCCGTGCTCTCCGGCACCGTAGTGGTAGAGGTGTTCCCCAACGAAGCAGACGCTGCTCCCGATTGCAACGACGCAACTCCCTGCCTCAGGGTTTCTTTCGATAGCACAGGCTCACCTGACGTCATCCTGATCGGCGACTGCACGGGCTTCACCAGCACTATCGCCGTAAACACCGCTACCCCAGGCGCCACGGCTTTCAACAGCACCACCGGTGCAGTTACCGTGACCTTGCGCGCAGGCTCGTTCCCAGTTGGCGCCGTAGCGTACGTTAACTACGAGTATGATCTCGAAGCTAACCCTTTCCAACCAGAAGTGACCTTAAGCATCGACAGTGACAGCGTTGCAGCTATCACCCGTAAGCTTAAAACCTCTTGGTCTTTGGAAGCCGCTCAGGATCTTAAGGCAGTTCACAACATCGATGCCGAATCGACCCTCACCGACCTCATGGCCGATGAAATGGTCGCCGAAATCGACCGTGAAATCATCAACGACCTCATCGTTGCCGCTTCCATCCGTGCGACACACAACTTTGCGACCGCTGCTGGTGCTAGCGTTAACTACACCGACCGCAACATCGCTTTGATGTACAAGACGCTCGAAGTGGCTAACATCATCCACCGGACCACCCTCCGTGGCCCTGCCAACTGGTTGGTGATGTCTTCTGACATCGCTTCCAAGTTCGAGCAGCTTAACGACTTCCGTGCGAGCGATGCGCTCACCACCGAAGGTGTTGACATCGGCATCATGAACATTGGTACCATCCAAGGCAAGATGCGCCTCTACAAGGACCCCCTCTTCCCCAACTGTAAGATCCTCCTCGGGTTCAAGGGATCGAGCGTTCTCGATGCGGGCTATTTCTACGCGCCTTACATTCCGCTTCTCTCCACCCCAACCGTTCTCGACCCCAACAGCTTCACACCTAACAAGGGCATCATGACCCGTTACGGTAAGAAGCTGATCGAAGACGGCGGCCTCTACTACGGTACCATCAACGTCACCAATCTCTAATCAGATGGTTACATAATACGGAATCTCAATGCCCTGGAGCAATCCGGGGCATTGCTGTTTAAGCCTATGCGAATTGGTGTGATTATCTATTTAATGCGCAAATGAAAGTACTTTAGCATTTTAGATGATATTTAATGAAACTGTCTATTATTTTAGAGGCCAGACTTAATAAATTATGGCTAGACAAGCAATCGGGTAAAGGCAATCCGATAATCGACAGAATCATAGCGGTTGATCCTACTGGGGGTGAATATTATTTGTGGTGATGCGCTATAGCTAAAGATAGATTAGCACAAAAGCCACATGTTGCTGAAGCTATAGCGAGTTACGTAGCAGAGTACCCACAAATACCATGGACATTCTTAGATGAAGAAGGCGAAACAAGAACTCGATGAATATCTGACCAGTACGGCAAGAAGTTAATCCGGCAGAGCAATCATACGGCTATTGCTATGTATTAATGGTTTATTGATAAGCAAGGAAATGACGATTTACTTAAAGCCATGAATGAAACAGAATTTTATATCGCAAAGAGATTAATTAAGCCAATTATCAAGTCTTTATTGCCTACGGGATGGAAACACCGCTTTAGTAAGAGATATCTAACGTTGATTTTATATCCTAATCCAGAAGCTTGGAATATTATCATTGAACTTGCATACTTAGACTATTCAACTACTGATAGTGTTATTAATCATCTAAAAGGTACGATAGACTATGAGGTAGCTTATCTTGCTAGGCGACTTGCGGACGACAGCGAGTGAATATACAGTATGACCTTTCCGCTAACATTTAATGGTGCCACATAGGTGTATCATGAGACTTAAAGACATTTGTGAAAGTGGTTTATCGAGGACACACAGCGGCATGACACAGCATGATTGCGCAATAATAACAGCACACAGACAAAACCCGTGCGATTTAACTGCTTGCGCAGCTGACGTTACAGCTGTTGAGAAACTTAAGCAGCGCAATATCGATACGATTATGCATAATAAAAGCGGAGAAATAGCTATAAACGATAGGTATGAATTTATCAAAAATTATGGCGGACTTTATAGCGAAATCAATAAAGTCAATAATAGAGATCTTAAGGCAGTTTTGCGGCAACACGGATGTGGCGTCACTGAGGTTGATGGATCATTTACCGAAAACTTCGGTACATCCAAAGCAGTCGATGTTAGAGAAGATAGCATGTTCGTGGTAAATCTTAAAGATGACCCAGATTTCAAAAATCTGATTATACAGTTAGGCAAAGAATATTGTCAAGATTCTGTGTTGTTAATTGATAAAGGCACAGATAAAGCATATTTGTACGGCACTAATAAAAGCGGTGAATTTCCTAAGCTTGACCAAGAGATGTACGTTGGCTCATGGCTTGGCGGTCATGGTGGGCAGTTCCACACTAGAGTGGATGGGCGACCCTTTGTTTTCCGAGAAGAGAATTTATCGCGCAATGCTGCATGGTGTGTCTCTCTTATTATTGATTACAGGAAGAAAAATAATCTAGCATATTGATTGGTTATCGCACATTTAATTTAGCTGCTAGTCTTAGTGAACGGCTGACCATTATAAACGTAGTCTAATGGTTGTGTCACAGCGCCTAAAACTGCAAACGGACTGCCATTGTACACGTTGCTTAGATCCACATTACTCATCTGCTACGATGGGCCCCACACATCTACCCAGAACAAATCGCCTGAACCAACATCGTTCCATATTACACTGTTGGGGTCATTTGGGTCACTCCAGCAACCGGGGCCATCTACGCCTATTGCGTCATTGTCTATTATAGCATTATTTAATCCGTATTTAAATGGGTTCTTGATATTTGCTACACAATTAACACCGAGATACTTGTACACGATTTCTGTCACAGCGGACACTGTAGTCAGGCTGTAATCACTCGGCAATGACTCTCCATAGACTTGTATCGTTTGTTCTATGGTAGTTTGTTCGCACTCGATTAATTGCGTGCGATTAGCGGCGATTTTTATTTGCGGAGTCTGACCCCAGATTGGGCCAAGTATTTTGGTGGTGAAGTCGAATATCATTTGCCCTTGGTTAGTGGCGGATTTTTTGATCCAGCTAACGGTATAAATATTATCATAGCCGTCCTTGTAAGATAGATTCCCGGAATTTTGCCACCAAGCCATGTGTCACCTTAAATCTATTTTAGGTATCTTTGGAGAAGCAGATGGTTCAGTCCGCATGTAGTATAGATCTTAGGGCTACCATCATTAAAATTGATCGTAACCAGCCGCAACTGCATTTATTGCCTACTAACAATGATCGCACATGCTATCAGCCTTTCTCTTATCCGGTTGTGATAAGTTGTCCGAGGGCGATCTCAGATGGCTATATAACGAACCGTGGTCCGATAGATTCATTCAAGATATCCCTATATGGTGATGATGCAGCTCTGTTAAGGTCTGAGAACGCTTACATACCTTCATATCCGTTAGTAGAATTTGAGATTGGTGGCGTTGAGCTCTTAGCCGATTACGCAATTAATTTAGCGAATGGCTCTTTTTGTTCCATCGAAGGCTTAACATTTTTTCAGTTTACCGCTAGATCTGGTCATCTCGTAAGGATGGAATACTATCAGGATATGATTGTCTATGATATCTCTAATCACTTTATTGACACGAGATCACTACCGAACGGCCACTATAGGGCGGCTTACACTGCGACTTTTAATCTTAGGCTTTTGACTGAGGGGCTTCTCAATGAGTTTTATTGCATCAGCGATGTCGCTTCAGGCAAGAGCGAATTACAGCTCAATTTAAACCACCCTGGTGATCTGCTCAGTTTCTTCCAACGAGGCACTCCGGCGTTCATTTTCACTGGCGCTCATCCAGCAGATGAACCTACATTACAGTTTTACAGGCCATTCACTGACATATTTCAGGATATTTATGACGAACAGAGATTGATACCACAAATAAATTACGTTTACAATAGCACTAACGAGACATTCCCTTATCTAAGTTATATCTTGGGCTGGGCAGCCCCATATTTTCCAGCTAACGATACTGCGGGGATTCGTAAGGCTCTGCTGCGTAGAACCGTAGAATTGCAAGGAATCCGCGGTAGTCTTAATTCGATAACTTATCTTTTCGAGATATTGGGATATGATATTAAATTAGAGAAACTATGGGCGACACCAGATGGTAAACAGTTCATAGCTCCAAATGATTATTATAACGGAGTGCAATATTTAACATCTTCATATGTCGGGTATACAGACATTTTGATAAATGACTGGACTCCTGAGAATAGTCTACTAAATGATTCGATAAAAGCAATAGGCCAACAAGGCTTCTATTCTTTCACTGCACCTCTTCGCAAAAACCTCAGCAATGGCCCATCGGCCTTAAGAAACGATTTACCGTCTTCGTACAGAGGTGCAACGGTACAGGTCATTGGAGTAATAGAAGGATCAGCGGCGCAAGAATATCTCAAAGCTTTAGCTTTAGACGTAATACATGAGGTACCACCTGCTTACTACGAAACTGCATATATTATCGACGAAAATGGAAATCTTATCACTGAGCCAGGTATTATTGATCCGAGAGTTGATTGCCTGGCGGCTACACCTTGGTTCACTGGCAAAGCAGGATTCGTCGCTCAGACGTACGCTAACGTGATAGATTCGCCGATTCCGGTTCTAATTACGAATGGCGTCGAATCTCAACATTTCGTATCGGGCGACCAAAATCAAGTGATTTTATGTCAACCATACCAATTTAAGCGGGGAGATGAATTTGGCCAATCTAATGGCCTAACGCTTGATCTTACCAATAACCGAATCAAGATAAACATTAATATCCCTCTATACAACAACACAAACGCTGATTATACGATAAAAAATCTGCGGCTTTACGTGTTTGCAACCTACTGGACTCAGGACCTGGTAGTCAAAGACTCATTAGTTAAAAACCTGTTCAGCAACAGGGCCACTATCGAAATTATTGACAAGGTCAGTGGTGATCCCATCAACCCAAAAACGATCTTGTTTGCCTTGGAGTACCTGCAGAACGTCCAATCAGCCCACAGCATCATTAACCTGGTCAGATACAGGCTCGATATCTCCGAGAGCTACCTCGTAGCAGATATGAGCATTGGTGGGGACTTCCCTCAGAAACACACGGTCGACTTTGGTAAATGGCAGGTGCCAGAAGGGCGACAGAGAATCCTTACTCCACAAACTGGTAAATGTGCTTACGACGACCCCGTCAATTACGGTTACACTGAAGCAGATATCAGGTACCGCAAACGCTTAATCGATAATTTATTAAATGAATTAAACGCGTATCGGAGTTATAACTCTACCACTGGTAGTGGCATTTATGTGGTATATGGTGATGCTAATGATGGATCTTATAGACCGGCTTATTTTACAGCTTTGTTAGGAGACTGCCCATATAACGAGAGAGGTCAGACTATAGCACTAAATGGGCGGGCTGATGAAACCGACTACAACGACAGCTTCATAGCACGATCTCCATGTGGCGGGTACTGGGAACGCCCAGACTTAGTGTATTACAGTCCGACTAAAGCAGCTGGTAATTGGGACTATAATCAGATTATCTCTCCAGAGCCTGCTATAATCACGACCTACGGTGGCGATAATAGTATGTTTGGTGCCTTCAGTCTTCAGGCTACCACGTCGCCAGCGACATTATGTGAAATTCCTACTACTGGAGATTATTTTTATCTTGGTAGGTCTACCGACCATATGCTACTTCAGCCAACGTGTTTATCAGACGAGCTGATCACTTTAAACTTTGGCGCAGTGTTTGGGACTGGCTGTTACGCTACCTATCCTCTTGGAATCAGGACCATTCGGCCTGGAGTTTTGGATCCTTGCTACGGTAGTCAGAGCGATCGTCAGGTGAACACGACTCCGTTAAAAGTGCAAGAACCAGGTCAGTCTTTTTTAGGTAACCTTGCTAGGAGTTATGCAGTCCAGATCAGGGAGTTCGACCCGCAGACAAGAAAGACTACTGAAAGGGCATTGCGTCCACAAGAATTACTGTTCACTGATGATTTCGATCCGAATAAGCCACTAGAATCTTTCATAGCTTATCGGAAGCCCAGTTTAAATATCGTAAATCCCATTTTCCATCTGCCGGGATGCAGATTTCCAAATATGCGTAATCTAAAGTCCACCTTCACTAGTCCGACATATAGATTTAGGCCTTGGGACGGTTCATTGTGTAGTGCAGCAAGTTACAATACTCCTTATACAATCATCGGCAACGGAATTCCGGCGGACATTGACACGCTGGAAAATTTACCAGGGGAAGATATAGAATTATCTGGCATTGTACATACAATTTTTGACCAAGCACCAAGCCGTTCCTATGTTTCTTTCGATTGCCTAAGTGAACTTGGTACAGATAATGTCATTAATGTAAGTCCGGCGCTATTCACTTCTGCTGAGTTTTTGAATACCGAAATATTAGATGTCGCGGCCGGTAATCCAAGCGAGCGAGGTTATTTCACTTACAGTTACTTTGAAGATCCAGCGAGAGTAGAAGCGTTTGAACTTCTTGGTGTCCCGTCTGGTAGTACGGGACCATTTACCATGGCGTTTAGACTCAGTAGCGGCATTTTAAGTGGCATGGGTTACAGGCTTGATCTAAATGGGGTTAAGGTAGTTGACGGTCAAGTCACCTTCACGGTACCTGATGGCATTTATAAAAATGGTATTATAGATCCAAGCTATGATAGTTGTTTGATATCTAGCGTCTTAAAATCAGATGAGGATTTTGGAGCCGGTGGAATTAAATTAGACGGTTACATTACTACGTTGATGGAAGTTGCTTAACTTGATCGCTGATCGGTAAATGGTACAGTGCTGACAGCTTATATGCATTAGCCTTGTTCTGTCTTACGAATTCCGTATGTGGCATGTCATAATCATGGTGCAGATGTAACACTGGAGCATTAGACGGTAAGAATCTAATGCCGTTACGTTGCATATCTAGGAATGTAGCTACGTCTCCATAACCATATCCTTGAAAATAATTCGCTGATTTACTCTTGGCCCAGTCTTCGACGTACATTAAAGTTGTGCCGCTTGTAGGCACTTTGGAGCTGTTCACTTCTTTGTATACATTTATTAATTTTTCGTGCTTGGCGGTCGAGAGGTCAGTTTGAAAATCAACATGTGGCCGCCCGGTGTAGTACAGATATCGTGGATATAGTGCAGTGCCAGGTGGTATGATTGTTATAAATTTTTCGTGGATTAATCGGTCACAATCTAACATGCAAACAAGGCCTGAATGGTTAATGAGAGTGTCTAATAGCAGCTGGCGGCTGTATTTTTCTATATTGACTCTGGTAAATGGTTCGTCAACTGGTGCTGGGCAATTGTGGCAGATATAGTGTATATCTCCTTTATAGAACGATCTGAGATGGTTGTATTGGATTTGTGCTAACGTTTTTCTGCTTTGATGAAAAATGATTATGATTTTCACGTGCGCTTCCGCATTATGATGAAGTCGTGGCCGGTGACAGCTGACGGTCCGTTGACCCACTGGCCATATTTGATGGGTTCGATTATTCTTAGGTTTTGCTGTGTGATAGCTGCACGGATGTCACTTTCGGCGTAGGCTAGATTTTTATAACTACACGCAGCATCGATGTGATATTCAAGATTTTTAACGTGATTAAACTGGTAAGCGTGCTGCAGATTTGGCTTTTCTTTTGCGTAATAGCGGCTTAGTAAAAACCATGTCGATAGCACAATGCCGTCGTTTGCAAGAAGACGATCCATTTCCTTGAGGTACACGTTGATCCAGTCGAAAGGCTGATGATTAAATAATGCGAAGCATAAAATTAACGTCTGTGAACCATCTGGCAGGGGTATGCTAAATTCGTTAGATTTTATGCCCCCAGTGGGGTTAAATGCCGGATTCTCGGCATCGATATGGATGGTTCTGAATTGCTCGCCGTGGGTCTTTTTCAGTATATCCAAGTATGCATCGTTACAATCAATGCCCACATATTGTGAAGGGACGATGTGGTTTTTTAGCTCAAAGAGGATCCTGCCAGTTCCACAACCAAGATCTAGTATCTGCTTACCAGGTCGAAGGTTTCCAAATTGCTTGATCAGGCCTGTCAATGCTTTAGATACTTCGATGTTAGTGATGGAATGCGGATTGAGCCCTCCATAAGGATGTTTGTCGTTCTCGTGGAACAAGGTAGGAAACATTTGTGATCACTCCTTTAGATATATATCTGAAAGGAGACTGATATGAACAAGGATCAGAATGCGGCGGCTAACATTTGGTTAAATCTCAATAATAAGCTACATGCGCTTCTTGCGATGGACAAAGTCCGAACTCGTGAACAGAATTTAGTGTTAAGCAAGCAACTGGAGCAGATGCCTTATCAGGCTCGTATTGAATTCATTGAACAGCATTATGGTAAAAATTACTTAAATAAAGCTGTGCCAATTCTAGCGCAAATGAATTCAATAGAGCAGGCGTTACATGAAAAAACGGATTGACACACACCGTCATCTAGGCGGTAGCGTCCCGGAATCGTTTTTTGATGCTATCGATCTCAAGCGGCTGTTCCACGATGAGTACCGGTACGGCGTTGATGCTAAATGCACATTTGATTATTTCTTTAGTCGATTTAACTGCTTAGACCTGATTAATTGGACTGAGGAAAAGGTCGAACTGCTCTTGGATCACGTGACTGAGCGAATTAATGCCGAAGGCTACAGGACCATTTTAAGTTTCAGCGTCGATAAGTATTTGGCGGTTTACCATAATTATACAGACGCTGTTTTTCATATTGCAGATTCTATACTAGATAAATCACAGAATATTAAACTGCTCCTTGGTGTTAAGTATGAGTCTGTGGAGAGAGATTATACCAAGCTAATACGGGCTTTAAGTTCATCGAGAGTCACCGATGTCATCAGTGGAATCGATTTCATCAGCGACGAACGAAGACTTCAAAAGCCTTTAGTCGTTGACTTGCTCAAAGCCATGAAAGGGAAGTATCGTAGAGCTCATGTGGCAGAAAGGCAGCCAAATATAGTCGGCATTCAATTACTAAAAGATGGCTTGATTGACGGATTGGCGCACGGTATTTATTTAAATCAATTTAAAGAATTCTATCAACTGGTTGAGGATAATGGTATTTTCATCGATATGGCCATTACTAGTAACCTAGCTACCGGCACCATCTCCGATGTCTCACAACATCCTGTCCACGACTTTATGAAACACAAGTGCCGACTTACCTTAGGCACAGATGACCCTGAGATCTTTGGGACTAACTTGGATACAGAGTATGGTTACATCGAATGTTATGACTGGCATGATAGGATTATAACGAATAGTGCTACTTTATGGAGCCAGTACAGTTAAATATACAGTAATAGGAGATAGTAATGGCTACATTTCGTAAAAAGCTGGACCGCGTTGTTTCATCTCAGGCTAGGATTTTGTCTGAGAGCTACGAATTCACGCTGCCTGTTATCAACCATGCGGCTAGCTTCGCTTCAGCCATTGAGCTACAATCTACGCTGGTCGAAGGGGCCTTGCTCAATATTACCAGATTCGGCAGCCAAGCATTATCTGTGCCTTCTGGTCAGTATTTGATTTGGACCAGCGATAAGGATAACACACAATTGATTAGGTCGGAGGATATCAGTAGGTATCCTGAGGCTTTCGATCGGCCTGCCGACACGTTCGAGATCCGGACCAAGGACCTCATTAATAATTATCATAGCGTAGAAAAAGTGTTGGCTGAAGGCGACGATTCAGGTGAGGATTATACTAGCAAGACTAGGAAAGCCGATCGCACAGCGCTGCATGCTGCTAAACAGAACAGTGGCATGTCAGAGGAAGAACTAGGCGATGCTTGCGGGGTCCATCGATCTACCATAAGCCGACTGATGCGCAGACCACGCGAGACTAAGGGATCTGCAGATCCGGGTGGTCGTAATCCTAGCATCCAGGTAGCAGCTAAGCTCGCAAGCGTACTTCAGACAGGAGTGGAAAGCTTGTTTCCTGATCTGCTAACCCGCAAGCCCAAGACCAGAGGAGCTAACCGAAAAAGCGGCAAGACCAAGGGTCTAGGTAAAAAGAAGCGTAATAGCAAATAATGGCCGCATTAGAATACCCAAGATGGAAATTCAGGTACGCTAGGTATAAGACAGATCCTAGGCCAGATATTCTATTGCTTGGTAGTTATAAGAATCCTGGGACTGGTAACACTTTAGTCGGCGGCGTTAATCTTAATTATTGCACAGATAAAGAGATAAATCAAATTCGATCCGCCTTAGATAAATTCGCAGCCGGTAAGTCGCTCTATCAGCGATATCACATCGGTAGGCAATTGTTCCCTAGCGTTTTCACTAACAAATACAGAACATATAAAGCTAGCGAGATTAAGGGGTTAGAGAAAGATGTAATTTATCCCACGATGGGTGTTTTGCAACGTATTGGGCAATTCGCAAAATCACTGTTTAACAAGGCACTCGGTCGCACGCCTAGAAAACAAGAGATAGAAGATTTAGATAACATCGATCCTGAATCATATCAGGAGATGAAGAAAACAGTGCAGACACCGCAAGAATTCGATGATAAATTAGACGTAGCGATCAAAGATATCGACTCCGATTCTCAGGTACCGGTCCCTGAAGTAGAAAAGGCTCAAGAAGAGCAGCAAGCTGCTACTGACGCACGCTTAACCAGCCAAATGTCGATGCAGCAAGAGACACCACCTGAAGCAGATGAACTGTCGAAGCCGGACACCGAACTGGACGTGATGCAAGCGCCCGAGACAGTAGAATTGGCGGAACCGACACCAGAATTACAGGATCCTGTGCCATTTGAAGAACCCGAAGAAATTGAAGCAACAGATACGCCTGAGCAAGATCTTGATGAAGTTAGCGAGGAGAAACCGGTACAGCCGGTAATAAATCAAAAGATCGATCAAGCATTGGCGCGTACCGGCAATAAGCCAGGCGAAAAGGATCTTGGCATGCCTGGTGCCTGAACCTGTTGAGCCTCCGCAAGCAACTCGGCCATTTTCTCTTGCGTGATTTTCGTCTTGAAATGATCTAACACATCATCGTAAGGTAGCCCCAATTCGATACGGCCGACGATATAATTAAATATTCTGTCTTCTAGTACTAAGCGAAATGGAATGCCTTTTGGTCTGTTAAAGCGATGTAGCCATTTCAGAAATGGTAAACAGATGTTTTTACCGCCTTTCTGTCTCGTTTTCTCTTGGATATAACCCTCTTCACCGCCAAAACCTCGAAAATTGTAGTTAAAGCCGGGCCAAGATTTAGTTCGCATCAGGAGCAAACCACAACCTTGCATAGGTATTTCGAATGGATCGCCGCTAGCGTGCTGCGGGTTTGTGCCCCAAGTACCGAACATATCACCTGACCAAACGGGATCGAAATGGGTACTTACGTTGATCATATCATCGTAGACGAGAGGACCTTGGTACAGATCATTCGAATTCCAATTATCAAGCAGGAACTTGGATAGTTTCTTTATAGAATCTGAAGGGAGAAGCACATGACAATCGATGCACATGGTAAATGGCGTGGTACTATGCTCGAAGACCTTCTGCTTTCCATATGCTGGCCCGATCCCATGTGGCTCGTGGTAATAGGCGGCTTGAGCTGATGTACACAGGTCTCGTAAGGCATGCTGTCCGCTAGGTTGGGTGTCGATCACGATGATTTTGAAGGCATTGCCGTGATACATCCTAAGCGCTTGTACAGTGAAATAAGCGCCATCGTAATCATCATAAACTGGCAAGCCTATTGTTAGCACGTCCATATTTTATCGTACGTTCGCTAGGCTCGATGGTTACAATACACCTTGCCTTTTAGCTATCTTCGCTAAAACCGTCAGAAACTGTGGCATTATTTCTATAACATCTGGGTTTGCATCAAGCCATTCTTGCCCCAACTGAGTAGCTAAGGCTTCAACAGATGTGATATTGCGCAGAATGTTATTGGTCTTTATCGTAGATAATTCAGTAGCGTTGCCTTTTATCCAGAAGCTTTCTGAGCTGAAATTCGATCCATCATCAGATAGGATGTTGCACCCGAGTAGGAACCATTGGTCGTAGGTTGCACCAGGCACAGGTGGGACCACCGTAGGGTCGGTCGCTGGAACTTCTGGAAATACTGGCTCAGGGATGCTTGGAGCAATCGTGGTGGTGGTGACATCAGGTGTTACAGGCGCTTCCGTGGTAGTCGTTGTGATATCTGGATCAGGCATCGCATCTCTCCTTAAGTGTTAAGGTATCTTCACTAGGCATCAATCAATTATCTATCTTTTAATTAAAAGATACTTTTATTGAACGTCTGATTAAGATGGAGCCGACCATGTCTACACCAATGCAAGCATTGCAGACTATCTTGGAAGAACTAGACACGCAAGAATTGTTTCTATCTGATTTCGAAGATACATTGGGCGAGGTAGTAGATAATCTTATAAAGTCTGCAGCAGCTGCTACACCGGAAGTCAAGTCTACTATAGAAGCCGTGATTAACTCACTTGAACAAATGGCAAGTCCGGAACATGATGTGAAAGACACGCTGTTACAGCTAAGTGACATTTTTAGGAAATGTGCAATCGATGCGTCCGCCAGTTAACAAATTCGGTAAAGATCTCTTGCAATGGGCCCTAAAAAATAAGCATATATCGCAATCAGAACAAGCTTATATTCTAGGGATTTCTCTAGAAGCCTATAGACGTAGGATTAGGACAGCAGGCAAGCCGAAAGGGGTATCGAATTTTAAACCAACGGGTAACCCGCTACCATGTATCCCACCAGATGGCCATTACAGTGACCCTGTCTGGTTACGTGACGCCTACGCCAAGCACTCCGTGCGAGATCTTGCCAGGCACTTCGGCATATCAAGTAAGAGGATAACAGATTACTTAACAAAATTCCGAATATCGAAACCAGTTGTACCGGTTAGCCCCTATAATAACAGACAATGGTTATTTTTTTATTATTGGGTAAAGAGATTAAACGTAGCTCGCTTAGCCAAGAGAGCTGGAGTAGCATATGGTACCATTATGAATTGGCTAACGAAGCATAGAGTGCCTATCCGACACATAGGGATCAGCAAACACCAGAGATTTCACGAGCATTATGTCTCGACCTTCAGGCAAATCCGCAACTGTCAGTGGCTGTCGGTAATTTGGCATGACCAAAAGTTCATCATGCTTTACGCTAATTTGAGGAAACGGTATTTTATAACATTGCATTTCGTAAACAAGGTCACAGATGGTCTGCAGATCACGCTATGGCAAAAACCAGCTATAACCGACTGGGATCGAATCTTTGTCTCGTGCAAAGAAGGCGATCTAACGCAAGAGCAGGCTAATCCCGCATATCTTAAAGCCACGATGGATTTCTCAGCCCATCCCTTGCATAGGATAGCGGTCCGAATGCAATTCTTTGACATGTTCAAAGCACAAAACGGAAGATTCGATTTCGATAAATCTGATCTACTAGCCGATTTACAACAATGCTATGATACTAAACGCTCATTGATCACCAGAAATGGGAAATGGTTTTTCCATAGCATGCAGGGTAACAAGAAACAGAAGGGTAGACGCATTGCTTTCCATTGTTGGGGTTTATCTGAATATGTTAATAAATGGTATAGCATGCCGAAGTTTTTGCGCTGGGCTCCGCATCGTTATTTCGATAAAATTCAAAATCCCACCACTTTCGATATGCTAAATCAGGTATGTCAACACCGACGAAATAGCAGACACCCGGATCTACTTCCAGAGCCGTCCCTTTTAAGATTCATTTTAGAAGAGATAAAACCGGAGACCATGGTAGATCTTTGGCCTAATAAAGGCTTAAATGCTATCTCAGCACATATGGCTAATGTGCACTATCATAGCAGAGTGATAAGCGATGACAATATAAAACGTTTAAAATCCATCGGTATCTACGCCTACAGAGAGGATCCGTATCGCAAGTATGACCTTCTGGTTTGCCTGTCTAAGACATATAAAGTGAAGCCTTGGATGTTAGAGGGATTCTTCAGTAAGGCAGATAGGATTTTAATATATGCTAGTGCTTGGCATATTGGTGACACTATTAATTTGTACAAGCCTGAGCGTGTCTTCTCGTTAATCAATAGGTTCAAATCTAGAAAACCTCCGTATTATTTGCTATTGTTGAAAAAGGATGAGACGATGGCCTCGATTAGAGGCGCATCAGAGACATGGCCCAGTGAATTCCCACCCCGGCAAAGCTAAAGAGAAGGAGATTATAATGGCCACAGCTTATACTCGGATTCCTCCCTACACACAACTTACGGATGCGTCGACTGTAGCAATATCAGGCCCAGATGGTCTGGCTACTGATTACCTATTCGACGCTCAAAGCCGAGCGCTGTGGTTCAAGGATGCGCAAGCGGCTACGTTTCTACACGGCACGACGCACATCAGCGAAGACCCGATCCCTGGAGCAACGTGCGACACGCCAGGGTTACTGTCAGCTAACGACAAATGTAAGCTCGATGCGTTGTTGCAGACCAGAATCGGCGTACTAGGTTTTCAAGGTGCCGGATTCCCAGACGATGGCGGTTGGCTCCAAGGCGATATCATTTTGGCTGCAGGCACGGAATTTATCAGCCTCGAACGTATCGGCAACGTTGTCCGCTTTACTGTCGATAGCCCAGTCCCGCTTACATGCTCATGCGAATCATGTAACCAGATTTTCTGGGTGCAAGATGATACAGACACCGCAAGTGTCCGCCCTCCCGTTTGCTCAGGCAAATTGCCTGGTGTTAACTCCTATGGCGAGTTAAAGGTCTACGTCTTTCCGCAGAGCACGATAGTTGATCCAAATAACCCGTCGGCCAAGTTAAATCTAAAAGGCAATTATCCATCATTGATCTTTAAACGCTATGATGATACATTATCACCTGGGTCGGCTGAATTCGAATTGACCCTTAAGCGCAGCTCATTAAATAAGCTCGTAATGGAGACTGGGTGGGCTTTCACCCCCGGAGCGGTAGGTGGAGTAGCCGAATGCATCTGGTTTACTGGCTTGGATGCCGACGGCAAGCAAACCAGCTTCCAATTTAAACCAGATTCTGACTCTAATGCCCTCGGCATGCTGTTGTACAAAGGCAATCTAATTACAAAGAAGATGGGAGTGGTTACAGGATATGATTCATCAATCCTGACCAGTAACATCTATCAATGGCGCCAATGGGATATCCTAAATCAAAAACCCATTGGCGATTCTTATACAGCCACTAACGTTTGGATGTACAAAAATCCCGGCAGCGTCAGCACTGGTACCAGCGCTCAGGCGTTGATGCTTGACTATACAATCGATATCTTGCCAATTGGAACGTTAACCGATATCTGGGCATTTCAAGTCGGTGAAGTGAACGGCGTGGTTAACTACCGATATTTCTTTAATCAACGGCCAAGTATTAACCCGAATCAAATCTGGTCCACGATCGACCACGTAAGCTTCGGCGACACCGTCGTAGCACGTGACATCCAAAATGAAATAGCACACAGTGTCGATGGCTTTCCGATGACGACTGACGTTCAGCCTGCTACCATTTACGATGACGGTCGTAACATAGAATTGAGCCGCTGGGGTATAACCAATTACGACGTACCAATCATCCCAATCACCGCAAATGGAGTAACTGGAACCGGACCTGTGCAGGCTAGCGACCTCAACGGCGCTTACATCGACACGACAAGACCAGCATTATTGGTTTATCCAAACGCGCACACGTCAGCTGGCACAGCGCCTTTCGGAAACTACCAGCAGCCCACTATGATTTGGAGTCGGTCAAGCCTTAAAGATGGTTTGATACGTATCAGAATGGGGCGGCCAGGGTCTCCTGGGACCATTGGTGGTTTGAGTTCATACTTTGGCCCGGTCATAGGCAGAAACTACTTCGACGTGCTATTGAAGGCTAAGATTGATGAAGAGATGGAAGCTTATGGCCAGGTCGAAGCCATTGGTACTTTCGATGGATATCCGTTCATCCAAATATCTGGTGTTGCGTTCCACGATATTCCCAAGTTCGGAACTATAGAAATAATCAGCACCAGCTCTGCGACGGCTGGTAAGACTTTCCAATTTAACCGCAAGACGATCTTTGCAGGTGGGACTGGAACTGGCACCGTCAAGGATCTGGTCATGGGTACCGTACTGCTGAACACGTACACCGGCGCTGAACCATACGTTGGTCAAGCGGGTGACATCGTCAGATTCATCCAACAGGATTACTCAAATCCAGTCGCAAGGACCATCTGGAATTATCAAGTCGTCGATGGGCAACCGATCACCACTTTGCAATTTACAGTCGGTATGCTTGATATGACCAAACCTTACAATTATAACACTTACCCTGTAGAGGCAACGGAACCCCAAGCTAGTGACATTATCAGGGGCCTGAATGATACAGGCACTTACGGTGGTCCGATCAGTAGTGCGATCTACCAGCAGAATGGCTTGTACTTTGGTACTGGCACCAAACCACCAAGCAGCGTAAGCTCATTCTTCATCGTTGAAGGCGGTAGTTTTGGAAGTAGCGATGGTAAAGAGTATTGGAACGAACTGACGATTATGGTTAAAAGTGAGCAAGTCTGGATTTGGTGGAACGACCTCTTAATCCCACCAAATGCTAATGAGACTAACGCTCAACAAAATCCACCTACGTTCCAAATCACTCAGCCATACTATCTGATGAAAGACTTCAGTGCTCTCACGAGTGCAAGCCCTGCTTATTATCAAAAGGAAATGGAAGGTAAATACGGTATTCGATGCTTCCCCGGAGCCGTGATTAGGGATATCGATATCAAGGGACAAGTGCAATTGTTCAACGAATACATCTACGGAAATCTAAATCTTGGCTAAGTTTACTCGGAGATTGGCGGTTAGCAGAGGCACGCACAAGGTCTCTGCTACCGAAGAAAACATCAAGGTCAAAATAAGACGAGCACTACTAACTGACCCTTTAGAACATGAACCCGTAAGTCCCTTCTCGAAAGGCCTGAAAGGCCATCAATTCATCGGTGAATTTAGTTTCAATGGAGTGCCCGCTCACGGGTTCGTGTTAAGGATATACGAACAGGGCCGGATGATCTTTAAGAGGGTCGTGCCACCTTCAGGCATTATTGGCGCTTTACCGTTAAAATCTAACCATTCCTATGTCATTACCCTCTAATGAAATTACGCAGCAGCTTACTTTCAGCGAGGACACTCATTGTAATGCGGGTGTCGATTGAACGCAAGAGCTTATCTAATGATTCTACAATGATCGCACGGTCGATCGCATCCCATTCGTTAAAGAAATTGTAAGCGCTCTGCTGCTGTTGCAATGCCTTTTCTTGCTCTGTTTTGGCCTTGCGTTTCGTGCCGCCTTCGGACGCTTCGTTACGCAAGATCAAAGCGACGGCTTTTAATTTTCCAAGTACCTCGTTGTATCTGTCTCGGCTCAGTTTATTGCTGTAAGTTAGCTTGCCTGGTGGTGCTACTTTTCCTTCTTTAGCCAGTTCTGTTAATTCTTCCTCTTCCGTCTCGAAACTGCGACGGATGCCATCAAGTGATAAGACTGGCATTCCGCTACGCAGCCAAGGCGATTTGTATGGTGGGCCTTCTTTGCTTGGTTCTAACTCAGGGTCTTCCGTCCCAGCGACGTACCAGCCCGGATTACCACGTGGTATTTGGATATTAGATCTTTCTGTGCCTTTGCCAGGGTAACTAGCAGCGGCTTCACCTAAGATCCGGAGGAGCATCCGGTATTCGGTCTCCTTCACCTTGGTGGTGTCGTAGGTCGATTGACCGCCAGTCGGTAGGCCAAGCTCAGTAAGTTTAGCTAGATATGGCGTGTCTTTTATCATGTCTGCGTAGCCGTACAGCATTAACTCTATCATGTCGCTGATCATACCAGGATCTAAGCGATCAGCTTCTTGAGTCATACGGTCTGGAACCGACCCTGCGGCTGAGGTGACACCACCTTCGGGGCCTTCCTTGGGCTTATCGAGGCTGGTCGTTTTAATCTGGGTTACGCGGTCCGGCGTGTCGATTGTACTAAGCATACCGGTGGAAGCACCCTTAGATGACGCCTGATTAAAGAAGTCAATGCGTTCTTGTAGTGCTATTATCCCCTGCAGTGCCTTTTTGGTAGCTTCCTCGTCTCCTGAGGATGCTATAGCGGCAAACTCTTTACAGGCTTTGACGATGTCGGTGCTGTACCAGCCAAATGGGTTATCTATGTTTTTGTCACTGCGCGATTCAACGTCGAATGGGGGCTTGACTTGTGCTGCTACCTTTAGCGCTTGCTCTGCGGTAGGATTGTCAATGATCGATTGCAGGCCCTTTATTCCATATAAAGGGTGGTTTTTGTGTAGTTGCGATGACTTTCCTGATGCAGCCATAGTCTCGGCTGTGCCGCCTAAGCCGTTAAGCATTGCGTGCTTTACGTCTACCATGAGCCGTTTGATGAATGGTGGTTCGCCTCTGTCTACACCTGGCCGAATCATTTGACTTAGAGCTGTTAGGCCAAGCGAATAATAGTCTTCCCAAGACCCAGAACGGCTTCCTTTGCCAGCTAGCTTTTTCGCTATGCGATAAACTGGCGCCGATCCGTATGAGCCAGGATTGCGTGGTGATCGTCCCTTTTCGGTATCACTACGTGTCTGCCCAGTGATAGCTACGGTGGGGTCTCCCGCTACCGCGATGATGAATTGCTCAGGCGTGAATTGCGGCGCTGGCCCGCCGGGAGCAAAGTCCGGCGGTGGGGTAAAATTCTTGCTGCGCCATTCTTTTGTATAATGCGCCTTGCTATCGAGCGGATTGATCGTATTATGCAATATGTCTTCTGCATAGCCACGATTATAACCAGCTGCGTAGGGATCTATCCAAGGCGCAGTCTTACTGTCTGCTTCAGAAAGGATCAGCTTAAATGCTGCAGCGCTTTCAGCTATCAGCCGAGCCAAAGATGCCGATAAAGAAGATTTAAAATCCATCGAAGTAACCTCATAGCGTTTTATTATTTTTCATGGGAAGGTATAACAGATTGTGGTTGACTTTTGCTCGGTCTAGAAACTCACGAAAAGGAAATTCAGTAGGTTGGTAATATAATTCCCGATGCTTCCGTATAAGACAGCTGCGAAGATCAACAGCTCCAAATTGATCCGTTGCAAATACAACGTCAGCCTTGTAATCGTCCAACGCTTGTTTCATTTTCGATAGTAGATCTTTTGGCTTGACACTATTCCAATATATGAAGCAAGGACCTAAGCTGTTATGGCTTGCGAGGTTTAGACACGTGCCGACAGTTAAGTCTTCCTCGGTATCATAAATCGACACCATACGCGCCGCTTCAATATCTAGATCAGCGGCTTTGGTTAAATTACTGGTATTATTAAGCAAGATGATTTCTTTATATGGATAATCTTGCTCTTGAACATTAGAAAGCAACTCCATGGCGTTATCATGTGCGTCAGGATATACGATTAGGGCCACACTGATTAGTTCAATGTGGCCCGTATGATTAGATTTTTGGAGTGACATTAGTGAGAATGTACTCGATGATCTTTTTAAGCAGGAAGCTAGCGATCAGTTCCCAAGGGAATAGCAAATGCGGTTGAGGCTCGCCGTTAGCGACGATCTCTATTAGTGTTAAAGGGTCTTGCTCGGCTGCTTGCGAGACGAATTGTGTGCCCTCTGGAGCACCAAGGATTTGCTTTTGGCAGTAACCTTGTACCACCCAAGCATCTAGGGCGAATTGAGCCCGATTCTCTACGACTGTGCCAGCCCTCAACAGCTTTACTACGTTGAGCATTTCTTGAACTGGGACATCTGCCGGATAATTCATAAGCCACCTCCTTTTCTAAATGTATGTACTAACGAAATATAAATTATGAAACTAAATCGGATAATAGAAGACAGTAACTTCAATTCAGTCCAACCGGCTGGAGTAAATTCATGGGCTGGGGCCAAGATGGCACAAGATATCATGGATCCAGAATTACACACGCCCGATAACGAACCCACAGACGTTAACCTATCATCACCGGGTGCAGAAGAGACTGATCTACTCACTACCAGCATTGATGATACAGAAAAAGCGATGGATACCTTCTCATGGATGATCCCAACCTTCAAGGATCCAACGGTAAAATGACATTCTCAGACACACTTGACCTCCTGATGGTCGACCCGAAGCAAGTTGAACGCAATAGCGTCCTGCAAGACTGCATCCACACTTCGAAAGAATTAGAAAAAACGCGCTACAAATTGATGAATCTAGAACATAAGCTCAAGACACTGCACCATAAACTAAATTGCGAGTTAGCTATGCAATTTAGGAAGGAATACCCTAATTTAAATATTAATATTCATAGAAACAATTGCAAAGTAGGCTATAAAAGCAAGCATCTTCTACTAAAACCAGACTTCAAGAAGCAATTTTGGAGCGTCGACAGTGCCGATTCAGCGTTCGCTAACAGATTCAAGCGAGACGCAAGGGCTGTCTTACTGCTGAGTACACCATTGACCGAATTAATAGCCAAAATAGCTGAATTTTTCCGTCTAGCCTATAAAAGCTTAGGCGAAGACATAACTGATCATGACGGAGTGTTGATTATCGAAGGTAAATCAGCCAATTTGATGCAACTTGTCCAATTTTCGAGGAGCGCCGATGTTATCTCTTAAGAGCATAGTCTCAGTTATTAAGGCAGCGATTGGAAACCAGGCCTCCTACATGCCAGTTTATGAAGATACTAACATGTTAAGCTTCGTCGTAGCTGGTAACCAGAAAGACCTGCTACCTGCGATATCAACCGTAAGAGCCAAATGCGAGGCATGGGGCTTGCATTGTGAGGACGCCAGAGTCAGAGGTGGGCGAGTTTGCATGATTAGTCACCGAGCCCTTTCCGAGCACGAAACCGCCATCATCGGTTCCTTGCTTGGTGAGCAGATAAACTTAGGCACCTTTGAAAACAGACTCGACAGGGCGCTCCAAGAAGATCAATTCAAATCAGCGACGTCTGGTATTACCAGAGCGAACCAGTCAAGTCGTCAGCGGCAGTACTACGACCCGAAAAGGGCAACGTACGCCGGTAAAAGAACACTACCTACAAGAAGAACTGCCGTATCAGAGAGTATACATGGCATAGCGACAGCTACCGGCGAACAGCCTAAAGCTCTATTCCAGAAATTCGGAGTCGCATTGAGAAGCCTTGGTAACAATTTAGGGATAGGTGCAATACAAGACATCCTAAAATCCAAAGGTATCCAATATAAAAAATCTAATGACGGATTAAGTCTAATATTCACAGTAAAGAACGCACAGACTGGAACTGATATACCAATCCACCGCATCACATGTGAGACGCTCGAAAGTCCGAACGACTTCCAAGAATCGTTATTGGCTCTTCTAGATATAGCAAGAGGTGATGCACCAGGGTCATTTCAGGCTAAGCAAGCACAAATGCAAGATATTCAGAAATCAGCCAGAGAGATCTCTACGGCGGTGGCTAGTCCTAACCCTCTGCAACAGTAGACTCACATGAAACTTGCACTTATTCTAGAGGCGAAGCTTAACCGCCCTTGGCTCGAAAAACAGCTCGGTAAAGATAATCCAGCTGTTCAAAAAATCGTGAACACTGATCCAACCGAAGGTTCATATTACCAATGGTTGGCATCTTTGTACAAGAAGCGCGGATCAGATGACTTCTTAACTCGGGAATTACGCGCAGACATCGACGAATGGGATCGCAATAAACAAGCATTGAAAAATCTTGAAATCAGCAGTGACTTAAACGGCAAGGACTTGACGTACTTGGCGGACAATCTAGAATCATTAAGGTACGATAGGGCTTTGAGAGCGTCTACAGGCTTAGGCAGCGGTGTCTATCACCTCAGTAAAGATTATCCAGGCGCTAAAATATTACTGAATGACGGACAGTATATTCTGTTCGAGATAGCGGGCAAAGACGCAGCTTCGATTGATAGTCTTGAGCGACTTGGGATGGGCACGTCTTGGTGTACTAGAAAAGGCAGTAATATCAGTGGGGCTGCGCAGCGATATCTAAAATCACGCACGCAGTATGTTCTATATAGGGATAAAAAACCTCTATATCAATTCGATGATAAAGACTTCATGAATGCTAGAAATGAAAATGTTATCCCTGAGCGTGATGCCGCTTCGAAGATCCTTGATGCCATGGGATATGCGTGTAATGAAGCATTGATGGTGGCTCAGATAGCCTATGGCGATCCGAAATCTGTCAATATGACGCAAGACATGGTCAATAAGTACAAGCAAGGTGTATACCGTTTCGATGGAGTTACCGGTTTTCAACGCATTCCAGCGTTGGAAGCGTTTATCAAGTCAGACATGCACGAATACATCTTGTACGCCACCCAAATTCTAAAAAGGCGCGTGCCGGAAATCGAGGAATGGTTCATTAATAATAACAATAAGTTTAGATCCCATACACAGCGCTACTTTACTGACCACTTGACTAACTACCTGTTATCATGCTGCAAATTTGAGGAATGGCCGGAGGGTGAAGAACTGCTGAAGGAGAATTTGGCTGCATATACACGTTATTTTGTGCAACGCCGCACTCAACCCAACGTGTTAATAGAACGTTCGCCTGAATTGGAAAAATGGCTGTTAGCCGCCGTTAATTTGGTACCCGTGGATTTTGTAGAAGATGGCAATCTAAATCTGATATTAAATTACCTATGGGACCTCAAAGTTGGAGAATGGCCGGAAGGTGAGAAAAGACTCCTTAACAGTGCTAGCTTAGAGGGTTTACGGTATGCTATACACGTACACAAACGTTCCATAGCCGTAGAGAATTGGCTGGCGGCAGAGTGCTCAATCTTCCATGTCAAGGATTACGTAGCCCATGTGACGGATGGTAAACCGATTCCAGATTTCGAAGATAAAGCCATAGCGGCTATGAAGTCCTCTTTAGCAACTAAGCCGCGTGATGGACAGTATCCGTATCCGGAACCTGTTTTCGCAGCGAGGTACGCACTTGAGGTATTAAAGCGACGGTGGCCTGCTGCTGAAAATATAATCTCGCTTGGTCGGCCTAACCATCCAGACATTGAAGCGTATTTTAAAGAATTCAATTATGCCATGGGTCATCAAGGCTTAACTAACCAACCGTCAGGACGTACAGGAATGCCCGGCCAAAAGCCATGGGCTCTGTACAGCGAATCAAAGTAGGCACGGAGATCACATGAAACTATCACTCATACTAGAGGCTAAACTTAATCGCCCCTGGCTCGAAAAACAGCTCGGTATAGATAATCCAGCTGTTCAAAAAATCGTAGACACCGACCCAACTGGCGGATCTTATTACAAATGGTTAACTGCGCTTTATCAAAAGTCGCAATCCGATGATTTTCTCACGCCCGAATTAAAAGCCGACATCGGAGAATGGGCCAATAACGCAAGAGCTATCAAAAGTGCAGGATTAAGCTCAGACTTGAACGGTAAAGATCTCGCATACTTCTATGACGTGCTAGCAAAAATGCGGCAGTATAAAGCCATTAAAGCCTCACACACTAAAAATAGTGGGGCCTATTATTTATTCAATAATTATCCAGGGGCCGAAGCTATTTATAATGACGGCAATTATATCATGTTTAAAGTCGAAGGCAAGAACGAAGAATCGATAGACAGCTTGCAGAAACTCGGAATCGGAACCGGATGGTGCACCAGGCTAGGCGGCGATGTGGAGGGTGCCGCTGAAGAATACTTATCTGATACGCAATATGTGTTGTATAAAAATGGTGAGCCTATCTGTCAATTCAGTAGACAAGACTTTAAAGATGTGCGTGATGAAGAATACAAGCCACCTGCTGATGTGTTACGATTAATACTTAAAGTGGTCGGCCCAATTAATGATCAATTAAAGACGCTAGAGATAGGACAAAGGATAGCTGAATCAAACAACTTCGCCGATGCATCACCCGAAGACCTGTGTCGCTATGCTGTGGCCATGAAACAGCGATGGCCAGAAGCTGAGCCAATCATTAAAACATCACCAAAGTGGGCCCGAGAATACGCATTAAACGTCTTAGGGGAAACGTGGCCTGACGCCGAACCGTATATCATGACAGACCCTCAGTCTGCCGTGGTTTATGCTATACATCTAAAGGGTCGATGGCCGGAAGCTGAAAAATATATCAAGCAAGATCCCGGATATGCTATACTATACGCTAGAAAATTATTTAATAAAGGCGAACGATTTCTTGAAGCCGAGCCGTATATCGAAAAGGACGCTCGCATGGCGTTCGAATACGCCCAAAGAATCATAAAAGGTGAATGGCCAGACGCAGAAAAGTATATCATGCAGGATCCTCAGGTGGCCTACAATTATGCTGCTTACGTGAGGGAAGACCGCTGGCCAGCAGCTGAACCCATCATAATGCGAGATCCTCAGGTAGCATACAAGTATGCTTATGCTTTCATAAATGGTGAATGGCCAGAGGCGGAACCATACATAATGACTGAACCATATACAGCATATGCTTACGCTAGGTTTCTAAAAAGGGAGCGATGGCCAGAGGCCGAACCGTACATCAAGAAGAATCCCGAGGCCGCTAAACTTTATTTTGATTGGGTTAATAAGGATATCAGCAGAGGTGCGGACGCCTATGATGACTCGTCGAGTTGGGTTGATGCACGAAATATATAAGCGCTAGAGAAAGCCAAACAATATAGAGCCATCAAAGCCTAAACCACCACGGCCACTAGCCGCTTCCTGCGCTCATATCATAGCAAATTTAACATGTACCCAATTTACAGGTATTCATAAAATGAAGTTATCACTTATTTTAGAGGCGAAGCTTAATCATACTTGGCTCGAAAAACAGCTCGGTAAAGATCACCCAGCAGTGCAAAAAATCGTAGACACGGATCCGACCGGTGGCTTTTATTATGAATGGTTGGTGCAAAGATTTAAACAAGCGAACACAGACCAATTTCTAACACCGCAATTGCGAGATTCAATCGTCGAATGGGATAGAAACAAGCAAGTGCTGCGTAATCTAAATATCGATGCTGACTTAAATGGTAAAAATTTAGCTTATTTTAATGATGCTTTAGAAAAGATCCGAGAACATAAGGCCATTAAAGCATCATCAGTGCGCGGTTCAGGCGTGACGCACATGGGCACGGAGTACCCAGGCGCAAAGGTCATATATGATGATGGTCAGTATGTTCTCTTTAAAATCGAAGGTACGAGCCCAGAGGCAATCGACAGCTTAGAGCGATTGGGAGTGGGTACTCGTTGGTGCACGAGAAGAGGCGGTAGAGTTAATAAGGCAGCTGAACATTTAAGCACAGACACACAGTATGTGCTTTACAAAGATAAAAAGCCATTATATCAATTCGACTCTAGTGAATTTAAGGACACTCACAATCTTCCCGAATATAGCATACCAGACAAAGCGTCAGCGCTCATAATGTTAGACTATGTGGGACCTATCAACGATACTCTAAAATTCGCCGCTGCAGTTTACGAATACGATACCTCAATGCTGTCTGAAGTGCCTGAAATTCTTGCTCGTTACCTGAGTGGAAACTTACCGACTTTCATTCAACCATCTGAAGTGATTGAGCAGTATCTATTACAACAATGCGAAAATGGCGAGGACGAAGAGGCAGCTTACCATCTCATCGATTATGCAAAACACTACAGAGTAGGCCGTTGGCCAGCGGCAGAGCCGTATTTGATACATGATCCTAAAACGGCATATGCTTACGCTGATAGAGTCATCGGTGGTCGATGGCTCGAAGCTGAATCTATCATTGCCAAAAGCGCTACTGCCGTTAGCTACGCCATTGCCTTCTTCGGGGGTGACAGATGGCTTGAAGCCGAACCATATCTGCTTAACGAAGGTGAGGTAATACATGCCATACTCTATGCTGGTAAAGTATTAGAAGGGCGCTGGCCAGCTCTAGAGCATCGTATCGCAAAAATGGATCAGCCGCTGTTTGCCATGATGGAATACACAAGGTTGGTACTCAATCGCCTTCCAAATGGCCCAAAGTCGCTGCCTGAATTTGAGCAAGCTGTGATCAACGATCCTTACAAAGCATATAATTATGCTAGGCGTGTTATTAACGCAAGGTGGCCAGAAGCAGAACCTATAATTATGGCGTCGAAATATGCAAATGATTACCAACACTGGCTAACAGCCAAAGAGGCGCTACCGTTTTAATAGTCGATCAATAAATAAAGCACACGCTACTGCAGGATTTGATTATGACTGATGCCGCAATTACCGTTATCCTTAACGGCTATAAACGACCACACGTGTTAGCCGAGCAGTTGCAAGCTATCGAAAGTCAGACAATCAAGCCCGTTCAAATTATGTTTTGGAAAAATGCCAGCGACGCCACCTTTGACCAAGACCTAATTGCCAGATGTCAATCATTTACCAGTAGCGTAAATGTGGGTGTATGGGGACGATTTGCGTTAGCCCTGCTAGCGGAAGGCGAATACGTTTGCGTCTTCGATGACGACACAGTTCCGGCCCCAAGATGGCTCGAAAACTGCGTGACCTCGATGAAAAAACGAAGGGGGCTCTTCGGTACCATCGGTGTCGTTTTCGACACAGACCAAGGCTACGATGGACAAATCAGGCGCTTCGGCTGGGATACTCCCATTGACGATATTAAACAAGTAGACATAGTCGGTCACAGTTGGTTCTTTGAAAAGAAAATGCTAGAATATTTCTGGCGAGAAATCCCAGACCGTAAATTTTACCTATGCGGCGAAGACATGCACTTCTCATACATGCTGCAAAAATATGCGAACTTGCCTACTTTAGTCCCACCGCATCCAGCTCAAGATCAATCACTCTACGGTTCAATTCCGGAAAAAGCGATGAAATATGGGATGGAGCCGGTCGCAATTTCACATGGCACCAATTGCAACGTTAAATTCAACGATTACCTGTTCAAGATACGAAGTGGAGGTTTCAAGCTGCTAAAAGATAATTACCAAAGACCATACTTAATAACACAATTTAAATTTATAGATGTTTACGATGCTACGGTCTCAGATGGAGCGCCAGACTGGCGTACCCCATATGAATTGGGCCTTGCTTATAAATTCCTTGCTACGCTAGCACGCCTTAATACTACCATGTCAGTAAAGTATAATAGTGAGTCGATGTCGCTGGTAAACAAGCATCCGTTCCCACTGGATACTGAAAAACCAACCATTTACGTTGACGTGAAGGGAATAGATCTAAGCCAAGCGGACTGCATTGAGCGCTTGCGCAGTAAGATCGACCTGATTAATCACGGTGGTTACTATATTGGTTCAAGCCTTTTTAACGGAGCTACGGAACATCCCGAAAATGGCCAGCACATCGATATGCTTAAACAGTTAGAAGCTATGGTTGGGGCACCGGTTGAAGGCAAGAATTCTATCATCAAGCTAAATGGGTCAAATAGCACAAATCCAGACACAAATCATATGTTAGATTCGATCTTGTTCCTCATTATAAAGAAGATCTAACAGTTTACCGGCTGCGAAACCATCACCGTAAGGTGACGGTAACACAACGCGATACTGTAATTTAGCTGAAAATAATTCATGTAATTGGCGTGGACTAGGACACAAGAATGCATGAGTATCGATACCCTCTACGCGTTCCGTACTCGCACGACATACAATCGCTGTCTTCTTGAGAAATGAAGCCTCCTCCTGTATCCCACCAGAGTCGGTAATCACCAGCTTGCATCTCGCCAGCAAAGCAAGGCAGTCGTCATGAGGCAAAGGGTCCACAGCGTGCACTTTTCTTAAGATGCTCACGTGCTTGGTTACACTAGGGTTATGATGCGCTGGTAATATGAATTTAAGCTCCGGGTAAGCTAAGGCTAGATTTTCGAAAGCCTTAAACCATGCTTCTATATGCTGCAAGTTCTCACGACGATGCATGGTAATTAGCACTTCATCACCATAAGTGACGCTAAGATCCCTAAGATTATCGAGTGCCGTATTACCGATCACTGGTGCTAGAGCGTAAATCTTCTCATTACGTAGGTTGGTGGCAGCCCGTTGCGTAGGACAAAGATTGATCGTAGCTATTCGACTGATCATCTGCCTATATGCTTCTTCCGGATATGGACGCTTCAGATCGTACGTTCTAAGCCCAGCTTCTAGATGCAAAAGGATCTTGTTGCGATGAAACGCAGCCAGAGCGCAAGTTAATGCAGTAGCCGTATCGCCCTGCACAATCACATGGCTAATACCGTTGAAGATCTGGTCAGTCATAGCTCCAATTGAGCTAACTATTGCATCAAGTCTGTTATCAGCATACGATACTGAAAGCACGTGGTCAGCTGGTTCGGTCACCTCTAGATTATAGTGTTGGCCAATATATAATGTCCTGTAGGAAATGCTACGGGCTTTGCATTCCTTGATGATCGGTTTAAGCTTAATATATTCAGGTCTGGTGCCGTAGCATAGTAAAATCGGCATGTTATTCCTCTAAAGCGTATTCAAACTTCCAGCCATACATCTTTCTCAATTGATCTATGACCTGCTGACGTTCTACTATAGTGACCTTCGTGCCCTTAGCGGCGATTGCGTTAGCAAAAGCGAGACGCTGCGAATTATCTAATATAGTTGATTCATCTTTAAAGGTCACACGGTCCATCACAATGGACGTTTGGTCCTTAGCCTCGTCAACCATAAACATCAAGTGCGAGTCGTTTGCTTGATCTATGGCTACGTTTAGTTCAGCCGAGATTTTCACATCCTCAGAAGCTTTAATATAAGCTTTATTGTCGCGAGGTAAGCACGGTCCACCATAGCCAAATCCGTACTTAAGACAATGGTGATTTATTCTTCTGTCGTCGCCTATAGCATTTAGTACCACATCAGAGTTGCCTTTATATCTAGATACCATATCGCCTACTTTATTAGCATACGCTATCTTCATCGTCAGGAAAACATTGGTTGCTAATTTGGTAATTTCAGCCTCGGCAAACGACATCATCTTTACGGACGGCTTATTGAGACAAATGCTGCGATGTAATTCTGCAATTATGGACATCGACCTTGTGTCGGTGCCCCCGATCAACACCACGTCTTGGTTCTGCTGGTCTCGAATGATCGACCCCTGAGCGATGAATTCAGGGTTATAAATGAGATGGTTATGATCCACTAGATTTAGCACAGTAGCGCAATAGCCTGGCATAACAGTAGAATTAATGGCTATTACTTTATCACGTAGCCCTAAGGCTCGGATATCATGCAGCGCCTGCGTGATCAAAGTGTGATCGTAAGACCCATCAGGCAAGCTGGGTGTGGGCAGGACTATGAAGATGACATCTGCCTCTGCGATGTGAGAGAGGTCATCTCCGATGATCAACCTTGAATCGGCAAGGTAACTCTCTACCATTGGCTCCGCAGTGTGTAGTGCTTTGGTCCTGATCGCCTCGACCAATTTAGCATCTGTGTCACATGCATAGATTTGGTGGCCCGCTTTGTCAAGATTAAGGGCAAGACATAAGCCTAATTTCCCAACACCTATGATGCCGATCTTCATAGCCAGCCTCACTAGCTCACAAGACGCTGTATGGCCGAATGGACCTGGTCGGTCCAGCGATCGCCACGCACATCTGTTATGTGTTCAATATATACATCTTGGTGTCTGCTCGCCATCTGCGGATTGTTAGTTAATAGTAATAGCTTACTATTAGGCCGACTGTGTATGAAATATTCCCATAATTTCACTCGATCGTATGTTACAACAAATGGTAAAACTGACCAGCTTGATTTGGCATAATCGTTATATGGATCTTCGTCTATAGCGTGTCTACAGAACAATATTTCATCTGTGCTGTAGAATACGCTGAGCAAACGGTGTAATCTTCTCTGATACGTGGTTCTGACCTCGTCGTTCTCTACCCACCATGGTTCAACGCGTGCATATTCATGGAACAAGAAGGCATCATTGTCTGGAGACAATAGAAACCCGTCACGCAGGTAACGCATATTAAAATCGAAGAAATGCTTGCCGCCAGACGCAATACATTTGGTGACGAAGGATTGAGAAGTGATATTCCAGTCAAACGGGTACGCTGGTTGGTTAAACTTCCTAATTACAGTGGTTAACATGCAGCCGCCGTAGCCGCCTAGATTTACTATTATCACATTTTGATCCAATTATCTAAATAAAGCCTACGATGCAATAAATCTGGCTCAGTACCCATGAAGTAATCTTTTGGCGCTACAATTGATTTTACGGGTTTGGCTAAATAACCAACCCATAGACCAAAAGTGGTGAATGGCGATAAGATGCTGCCATCACACAATTCCATTAGTTTAAAATCTTCAAGTGTGTTATTTCCGCTGGAAAAGATGAAATTATAACGATATTCTGCTAGGATCTGTTTTGCTGCAGTTAAATCACGGTCATGTTGGCCTTCCTTAACATCTCTTGACCCGCCAGCGAAGACGAAATAATCGGCATTACCGAAGTATTCGAAGGCTCTGTCTAGATAATTTTTCAATGGATCGCCCATCATCACAGCTTCGCACGTATCTTTCTGTGGGCTCATGAATATGTTATCGCCCAGGCGTAAATGCAGGCTAACGACTTTACTGTGCTTGCGTGACGGCGCTATTGCTTCAAACTTATGATGTGCGCTGGCGAACGTGTTAGAGTTAGCGTTAAGGCCTACACACTTCCTTATCTGAGGCAGATGCTGTTCGAAGTAGCGTACATCTTGAAAATATCCAGCGATATCGACATTGTCAGGTGTTTGAAAAAATCCGTCAGTATATGTGCTAGCTTCTTCTACGGTGCAACCGGTTTTGACTTCTTTAAATTCTTCTGGGATGTTTAGATGCTTCAGTAGGCATTCTTGATTGTGCCATATTTTGGTGTCGGTGGGCGGTAAACACATTTCGTAGTTATTCGTCAGGGCTAAGCTTTTGAGTGCAGCGTACTGGAACAACTGGTTACCAAATCGACCCATAGTGCCGATTCTAGAAAACGTTATCATATGGTCCTCATATTTTTAAAAACACTGAACTCAGTTAAATCTCGATAGCCATTGATCTCTTGGCTATCAGGAACATGCTCGGGATAATTGTGCATCAGCTCTAAGCCCCGGGCTGCGACAGAAGGCGCCATGTACATGTTCCAGCCACAGAACGTGATATCATCTTCCTTGTAGAATTTCTCGGACCGTCCTTCATAACGCGCTTTTTTAAGCCAATTAACGGCATCTATATTATCAGTCAATATCATGCCGCCTTTGCCAATATTCAACTGCTTCTTAATATGAAAACTCAAGCAGTAAAACTGGCCTGCATTATACATTTTCGAGGTGAAACGTTTAGCACTGTCGTGGATAGGATACGGTTTAAGCTGGTATTGGCCAGTCCAGTGGTTTACGCTCCCACTCTTATCAAAGACTACTTCACCACCGGCGTGGATTATCGACATCGGCACGCTGAGGTAAGTCTTTGCTGGAATGGTGACAGTTTGCACATTCAAGTACTTGCAGCAAAGGAATATCGCATTTGTACATGAATCTACGGAGACTGCATAAGGTGCTCCGGTATAATGTGCCACTTCATCTTCAAACATCTCAACGATTTTAAAAGGGTTATGCTTCGATAGATTAGCGGGCATCATCACGTTCCAGGATGTAATACTTCTGTTTAAAGCCAGCCTTTAGGAACAGCTGAAGACTAGCCTCGTTATCAACCTTCACCTTTGCGTAAAGTCCTTTGCGATTTTTTAGGTATTCGTTGATCATGAACGACGCTATGCCTTTGTTCTTGTGCTCGTGCACAACGCAAACCCTCAGGTCGCCATCTATGTCCCCCACGAAACCAACAGGCTCATCAGCATCTGTGACACAAATCTTGTAATCTTGATGATGATCCATCATATATGCTGTCTGCTGGTCTGGAGTAATTTGGACTTGCTGTATAAACCCTTGGGCATTGCGTGGATCGTTCCTTAAGCTTCGGACGAAACCCCAATAATCAAGAGAGCAATTCACCAGTTTATACTTTACCATATGCATAGCTTCCTCATATCATCGTGCGTTTCACCTTTATGTATATGGAGGTAGCCCCTATTGCATGTAAGTCCAAGTAGATGATTCATCGTAGTGCCAACATTAATGTAAGTGTTCTGTGGATTAACTTGATGTAGTCTATGAATGAGCATTTGAGTCAAGCTAGACGCTGAGAAGATGAAAAGATGATTCGTTATTTGAGACTCCTGCACCCATTGGGTCATTTCCTCAATAAGTGGCTGATCATTCACTATACAGTTAGTGCCTACTTTAAACCATTTCACAGGCTTAACTGTAGGATGCAGATTGGCGCTGCCGTTAGCTATTAAAACTAACGTGGGATGTGCAAGGATCAACGGCAATATGTGGTCTAAAAAATACGGATAATTGCCATTTACAAGAAGATTAGCCCAAGTCCAATATTTAGTCTCTGCACACAAGGTATCGAAGAACATCCTGTTCTCGTGGCCCACGCAACATTTGCATGATATACCTTTATAGTACTCTGGCGCATCGTACTTAAATGAAGCTATCAACTTGTCGACTATCTGTCGGTGAGCCACCGGATCTACGTCTTTGTGATCCTCTGGAGCCCAGGCAGCATGATACCTCTGATCGCCAACTATCGACTCATCTGCGCTAAGCCTTAAACGCTTTCCTTGCATGATAAACATTTCGCCATCGGAGTAGCGCGTGAATGCAAAGTTTTCACCATTTAGCATCTTGGTATGCAAATGGGTCAAATCTGACCTAAATTCTTTCATGGTGTTTACCGTTCATCAGTACCAGCACAGGTTGATATGGCGTCATCTCCACCGTATTTATCGTCTGCTCCCACCAATTCGCCGTAAGGCCGAATTGATCCAGAATATTCCACCGTTCACATAATTTTATCAGCCTTTTTCCGTAGATGCGGTGCACGTTGAAAACTGTAAGATCCCTACCGACTGGAACAGCTAAAAAATGCAAACCATTGGGCCTAACTAGGTCTACCAATTTTGTCATAGTCTTTAAATCGCCGTTAGCATCAATAGGATCGCCATATCTTCCAAGGCCATCATGTTCCACGGAAGAGATATTAAGGCAAGCGTCGAAGCGTCGGTTTAGGCTTTCGGGCTTCACATACTTAATGGCCTCATTGACAAATGGCCGATCGCCATATTCTGAGACGGTGACAGTAGCTGCTCCAAATACAAGGCAGATAGCCTCATACCATGGGTTAGCTGAACCTATTAGTAGAACATCCATGCCAACTATAGGGTACTGCCTTAGTGCTTGATAGAGCCATGCGTCAGTTTCGCCGTAATAATAAGTCGCTCCGGTTCGGACCGCATCCATGTATTCGATAAATCTGGCTGGTGTATAGTTTAATGAATGGTCTAGCTTAGAGTCATCCCTCACGTTAAATGCTATAGGCTCATCTAGTTGAGCCAGATATTGGTTTAAAGCACTCATTGCGACACCTTTAGTATTCTCTGTACTATATAATTACCCAAAATTAAAGGATGGGAAATAGATTTAGCTCTCCTGACATTCCTTCAGTAGAATGCAACTATATTGAATCGATCTTAGTAAAGTTGGTACATTACATAAATAAAGCCCTTAAGGTATCGTATAGGCCATGCGACTTTTGGGGCTTTGCATGGACTTGCTACCACAAGTGCAAAGTATACGAGACTCATTGGCGCTATTATTTTTTTATCAGCTTATATCGTATAATCTATCAATTTATTCTTAAGGAAAATCAGAACGTAGCCCTGAGACTTAGGGGCAAGGATCTAGTTGATAAACTGGAGGCTACACAAATGAACACTTTAAACACCGCATGGCACAACTTCCTTAAAACAAACGGTGGAATAGAGCACGTTGTAGAAGTCTTGCTGTTTGACCAGCCAAAAGCCCAACGTCAAATGATAATAGATCACTACGTGAATGGAATGACGACTGAAGAAATCGGTAAGGCGTATGGGATTACCAAAAACAGAGTTAGACAGTTAATGAAAGCGAATTTAGCACTGCTTAAGGAATTCTTATATTATGTTAAGGATCTAGGTGAATTTTTATCTGAATTATAGGACTCTTGCACCGAAGAAGCAAGGCCCCTCAGCTCCGAGCCAATCGTATAATCTATCGCCTGGTTCGAACGACATTGTTGTTCTGCTGCCATCTATCAATTGGAGATGGATGACCCCATTGTCATACACCTTTTTAAACCTACGCATTCTGACGCCTTCTACTGACGGTCTCCGAGAGGCATCGCTCAAATAAAGTCTCAGACTAGCATATTCTGGTATAGTGCTGCCAAAGAACACCTTCACTCCTAAACTGCATAGCTTGTTGCAGCTGGCGAGTTCACCGTCAGGGAAGATAAAATCAAAACCAAAGTAATTGATATTACCTATTACAGCGTCAAATTGTGGCGCTCTTTGGCAGTTCATAGGAATCTCGCGCATAGCTTCCTCTCTATGACGTGTATAAACAAAAACGCCCAGGATTATACACCCTGGGCGACGTCATTTAATCGGCGTGAATCATATCAACTTGGTTGTCATTAACGCTAGCGAAATAACTACCTACCATCGTGCTACCGTAGGTGTTGGATTTGAAGACGTTAATGCGATAATAGCGTCCGAATAAATGATGGCACAAGGATTTATCGAAAATCGGCTTATCAACCTTGGTCCAGAGTGACTCGACTATGTCGTCAACCGACACCTTGACTTTTATTTCTTTTTCTTTAGCCATGTTCGAACTCAATATCTCAGCCATGATACTCCCCCTATATTCCACTCTGAACCCAACTACATGTGGCAGTATTATTGATCCTTGAGTATGGGCAACTTACGTCTCCTGTATTCCCTGACAAGTGCTAGATACATCGGATTTGGATCGCTGTCATAATACATATCATCTGCACTAGGCCCGCTGCATCCATAGTGTATCTCATCATCGCCGTCTCTTTTTAATTTAGCAATGATGTTAGCAAGATGATCGTCCCCTATCTCTCCAAGAGCTAGAGTGTGACCGTCTTTGGTCCTCCAACGCAGGTTATAACGTGGCATCACACTAATTCCCGTTCGTAGCTGATGGGGGTAATGGTGTAGAGCATTATAGCTTTGCCTGTGGTATCGTAACCTACTATCTCGTTTTTACCATACTTCTCACCAACCTTTACACAATGCTCTTTGCTACCTTTATCAATGATGCGATTGCCGTAGTCTCGTATCTCGTAACTCTTTTTCATAAATCCACCTTTCTACTAACAGGGGTTTAAAGGTAAATGAATTCTAACAATTCAATACCGCACTTGACAATCGTCGCTCTATTAATGCCGGTGCTCATGAATGGCAAACCCGGGAAAGCAGTCCGAGCAGCCTCGATCGCTTCCATTACGTGACTGTAGCGAGTACCGGTGTAATCCAGTCCACATTCGCTTGCTAAGCCCCACAGATAGTCACCTTCATCTCTGTAGAGCATAATCGCATCATTCACCACTTGCATTATAGTAGCCTTCCTAGCATCAAGTTGCTCTTCCAATACGGTGTCTTAAGAAAGAACTAATCCGTAGATTGATTTTAAAGCATCAAAATGTCGCGCACCGTGAAAGCCAAACTTGTTTCTAATCTCGTTATCACAATCAGGTAAATGCGCCTCCATCGAAAATTTAGCAGCGATCTCAAGCGGCGCAAATTTTATCCCGTGTTTCAAAAAGATAGGCTTGTCTATCAGACAAATATGCCAGTCTTCATTGCCGTAGACGTGCGCTTCTGGCTCCGATTGATGATGGCTGATCCTTTTAACAGAAGGCTCCACGGCATCTGCGACCTTGCGGCCGTTGTATACCACGTTACAGGCGTCAATCAATTTTCTACTACGCAAGCTAAACCCACCATTGCCAACCCTGCATTCAGGACGTTGCGTCGAGTCGACGCTCCACGGAGCACCGATATAATCGTAATTCCAGAATCTATCATCCCAATTTTGCGTATTCAATATAAACCCGTCATGCTGAATCACTAAAGCATAATCAGTATCAACGTACTGGTGTAACTTTTTGCTTAATAGGTAGCTGTATTCGTGAATGTCGAATGGATCCATCTTACGGTAGCCGAATCTGCCGTCACCATGTTGGTAACCTGACAAAAATTCGATCTTGGCGAAGTCGGCCTTAGAAGTACACTGCTCGATGGCGAACGCTGACTGCCGGTAGGATAATTCATCGCTACGGCCGTCAGCCAAAAACAAGGTCACATTTTTTAAGTTTAACATATAGCACCCCACTTAACGTATGTATTTGAGATTTTTTCCAAACCTACAGGAGGAATCGATGGTTGTATTCATGTGTTTAGCGATCATAGGCAGCGATCTATATTCAGCTATAAGGAACAAGGATGTCTTACCCACAAGAGATGAAATTCGCATTATGAGAGACACAAACGAGGTAAGACGTGAACATGGTCTCAAGCCAGTCCGATTTGACCTACGTCTCTGCGCAGCAGCGAGGATGCACGCTAATAACATGGCCAGAGTGCGACGCATGAGCCATTACCTTCTTGGTGGGAACCCGGGCACCAGAGCCGCCAGCCACGGTTATACACATATGGTTGGTGAGAATATTGCGTACGGTTACGTGCCAACTGAAGTGGTGCGTAACTCATGGATGCCGTCACCATCACATAGGCAAAATATATTAGACCCTGACTGGACGACAATAGGTACTGGCCTTGGCGCAAACGGGGTCTGGTATCTCTGCCAAGTATTCGGTAAGGAATAGAAATGGGGGGCTAGGTAGCCCCCCTCTTATTCTTACTGATACCGCACGCAAGCATAAAACTTGCCATCTGATCCCACCGCTACACCTATCTCAGCAGGAACACGTTTCCCCCAGTAGCAGCAGTTAGAAACCGCCTCATCCGAGGTATTTCCACGACCCACCCCTTCGAATCCAGCAAACCCGCCACAATGCCCCAGGCGGCACCGAGCTGCTTGCATCAGAGCGACACCTTGAGCGGTTGAGTTATCGCCACCTTCATCAGCAGTGCTGACGGCGCGATGACGTAACAACCGTGGCCGAGCCTGTATACTGTCGGCGCACAATGTGAAAATAACACTAATTAACAAGATATTCCTTAATTTCAAGTTACTGCTCCATTTAGACTATCGGGACGCTCGTCTTACCGTCCAGCTTAGACGGCTTAGACTTAAATTGCTTGACCTCGTGAACAATTACAACTTTTAAACTCGGATATTTAACTTGCAAGCATCTTGCATCCTCCTTCAAAGAATCCAGCTGACTAACGTCCACTTTCTTTAGGCTATGTGGCCCAAGCGTGACATAGTATGGGGTGTCGCTTAAAGCAACTTGATTACCTATCCAGTAATGATCGATATAGTTAGCCACTAATAGCTCCAATTATATGTGCGCCGAATCGGTTAGACTCGACGCACAACTTATATATCCTAAGTGCCACGTGGTGCTGGACTTGCGCCAGTCGGCTTCACCGTAGGCAATGGTGACGGAGTACCAAGTGACGGTGCCTGTGGCTGGCTAAAAACCGGTGGCGGAACTGTCTCCGCTGGTGCGGCGGGAACCGGCGCCGCAGGGTACACAGGAGGAAAATTAGGCGTCGGAATGATCGCCCCAGGAGGTGGTGGGCCCATGCTACTATCCCAAACCCGCGGTGGATTGTTATATTTGTTAATGCAACCAACCAAAGAACACAAGGCTAAACCAGCTAACATTCGCATTTCTCATACCCTTGTTAAAGTTAACACTTCCATGTGGGTCAGTTCCTTACAGTGACCTGTGACATTGTTAAGCCACAAGAAAAATCTACTGTATGAAGCTACAATACATTCTTGAAGCAGGTCACTGGGAAATCGCTCCCGGTAATTATCCCAATTGTATTACCAAGCAGAAAAAAGGGAGGATGTCTCTCCTTGTGCATCCTAAGGATCGAGATAAGTTTATTAATTGGGGACGAAAGTCTAAGAATTCATTAAATGAAGACATTTATCCTAATAGGACAGCAGTAGTTTACCATAGAACCAAACCTGAAAATCTCGAAGCTATATTATCGAAATCATGGGATACAGGCGGCGGCACAGGTTTTGGTGCAGGGTTATACGCTACCTTATTCATCGATGATCAATTCGAGTCTATGATGGACAGAACATATGGATCCATGATATTGAAACTCAAAGTGACTGGCCTTGACAAATACTTGATAACTCCTCTGGGCGTCGCAAAGAAAATTCTGGGCACAGATTACAGTATCAGTTCGCAATTGGAGCGGCTTAACGCCACCGATCTGTTTACGCCGGAGTCAATACAGCAATTTGATCGATTGATGTCTCGTCATTCAAGTAATCTGGGACAAGTCATATACGATACTAACCCTAAAATTCAAACTAAGGTCAGAGGGATGATATATCAAGCATTTGAAGGGTATTGCTTAGTCAAGTATCATCCTATCGAAGATGGCAGCGTTACTTTATTGGGTTACGCCGAAGCATACTGCGATAATCAAAGAAAATATGATGCTATAAAATCTAACCAGGTCGGCGCTTGGATTACGTCTACTGACAAGGCAGCTTTAAAATCATTATTCAGGGCTAAAAGCAAAAGCACGTCCGTTTAATTGGTCCCTATTATTAGCCCCATCAGGTTTAAAGATGCAGCGAACGATCATTTTGCAACTGGTGCATTAGACCAGTGTCCGGTAATGAAGAAGAAGTATTAATAAAATGTGTCAGTGGATGGCCTGCTGATCGAAAGGTTTCGTGAGCCAACACCTCAAGAACTTTACTTTTAGAGAGGGGAAACGATGATAATAACTTTTTGGAGATGGCTGATAGACCTATTGGTTGTGTATTATAACACCAAGCCGCCCCAGCCGCCCCGCAAATACCCACCCATGCCCAAATGTGTCGAGCCCGGGCAAGGCGTTCGTGGCGAGACCTTGGGGCCAAGGGAAACAATCAACCCACCCAAGGGAGGGAGCGGCACGGCTCACCTTTCCCTTGGCAGAGCGCACATTGACAGCCTTAGAAAGGGAGAGGGCCGACATTGTGGCGTACAAGGCCATCTGCACGGATCCTTTTGTCCGGGAGGTTTTACGGAGGTTTCTGGGAGCGCACAGTTCCACCGAGGGCTTGATCAAGTGCAATAACTGTCGCCTGTAGGTAGTAGTCATTCCAGCCAGGTCGCTATCATGGCAAAGCTTAAATTACCAGACGCAGATAAATATATCTTCGATTTCGATTATACGTTATTCAAGACCGTCGAAACAGTACTGATCAGTAGTCCACGTGGCACTCGGCGGTTGGGTGATAAGACCTATTGCGAAGTGACATCGCCGCAATTCGCAAATTATGTCATGGCACCCGATGAGTCATTTGATGACAATAGTTTTATTAACTTTAGATCGGTGGACTTCACCAAGGCAACACCAATACAAGACGTACTTGACTTCTACGAGCAAATCAACAACAAGCTCATCCTAAGTGCCAGACCGCATAAAGCGGCAGACGACATTCGAAAGCGTCTAGGAAAAGACACTGAATTCATAGGGCTAGGTCATAGTGATGCTTTAATGAAGATGAACATTATTAAACATTATAATAAGCCACTAGTTTTCGAAGATTCTAGTAAATTAGTGGCCAAATTAATCTCCGATAAGATCAATTGCATTCATGTCATCCACGAGTCTAAAGATGTGTACCATTTAAGACTATATCAATTCAATTAGCCAATTGTTTAAATGGACCACACCTGCCGCCAAATCTATCTTATGAAACTTAAACTTATAATTGAACAGACGGAATCACTCCCTTCTATTAGTAGCGTTAATACTGTGATGTCTTCACTACTAAGCGCCGCGCAAGCCGTGTACGACCAGTGGGAGCAAAACGAAGATGGCTACGATCATGAATACGGAGAAGGTGGTATCTGCCACGACATAGCCGACGCAATGGCTGCGGTGCTAAATGCTCATAATATCGAGGCGGTGGCTTACTCGCAAATGATCGGCGATGTCCACGTCTATGTGATTGCCAAGTTCGCAGAAGGCGTTTACGAGATCAATATCCCTCCACATGTCTATGAGAGAGGCAGTGCATATACTTGGAGCAAAATTCCCAACATAACGTTAAAACCACACGACGTGAGCATAAATCAAGTTTATTCAGATCCTAACCAATTCGACGAATATTTGGAAATGTAGAGAAGTGCTTAGACGTACTTCTTTGTGATAGCATGAACATACTGATGACCCATACCAGCCCTTAAAATCGGCGGCACATGAATAGTCGCGTTATTCTCCACATCTCTCATCGCTGCGTGAATTGCATTAAACGCAGTCTTATCACGTTCAGACCGTGCCATCTCAACAGTAGCCAAAGCCATCGGAATCATGCACTCTGGCATACCGGTCTTTTCGGTAGTATAGCAAGCAGCCATAGCCGTTGTAACGGCATGAGGATTACTAGCGCAATCCTCAAAAGCAGTAATTAACATCCTACGACAAATATAAGCCGGATCCTCACCACTAGAAAGCCACTTAGCTAACCAATAAATTGCAGCATCCACATCACTATGCTGAATACTCTCCTGGTAACAGTGGGCCAAATCAAAATGATCATTGCCACTAGAATCGAAGCATAAATTCTTATGTGGCATCGCTACGTCTAATGCCGCACAAGTGATATGGCCGTCCTCGCAGAGGATCTCGACCAGAGTCTCTAACACCAAAACCAACTTCCGCGCATCCCCACTGCAACGATTAATTAAAGACTTAGCTGCATCTACTTCTATCTTGACTGCTTTCCCGCTAGACTTGTAGTAATCCTTAACTCGATGGATTAACTTAACCAATGCTGCGTTATCTAAAGGCTTCGTCTCCTGCACCAGACAGCGAGAAAGCAACGCCTTATTCACAGCAAATCGTGCGGATTCGACAGTCAGGCCGATCAGCGTCACCTCGTTATTTTCAATCGCTGGCAGCAGGATATCCTGAACGTTCTTAGACCAGCGATGGATTTCATCCACTAAAACGATCGTGCGCTTCTCGGAAGCTGCGGCTTGCTTTAAGACAGCCTTAAGCTCCTTTGTGCCGTCCGCAGTCGCATTCATCTTAGCAAAAGCGCAGTCCGTGTCGTTAGCCAACGCAAACGCTATGCTCGTTTTACCGGTACCAGGAGGACCCCAAAGCAGCACGTGCTGCAGACGTTTGCCCTCGGCCATCTTGCTAAAGATCATGCCGGGCCCTACAAGATGATCCTGGCCTAAGACCGCAGATAACGTTTGCGGTCTGAGTACTGTCGCTAAGCAATTCATAAATAGCCAATCTGTAAAAATTTATTAAACGAAGGCACGAAACCTTGATCCTAGCGTTAGACTAGACTAGTTGATATCGCTTTTGATCAATTGGGCTTCCTGATCAATTGGGCATCCACTAGTCTAGTCTTAATCAGTTGATAAAGATCGGGATCAGAGAGCTCCGCCTGCAGCACTTTGAATTCTTCGATACTAAAAACTGATGACGAGTAATCAAAACGCATACACTGAAAGGCATCACTGCCAATACGAACATGCCAGACTTCATCGGGCCGCAATTCTCCAAGTATTCCAGTAATGAAATCAGCACACTTACAAGTAACATCATCGACAATCATCATATCTCACTTTTCATTAGCCTTAGCCTTCTGCATAACAATCGTAGGTTTGGCAGTAGGTTTAGCAACCAAAACAGGCTTAGCCTGCCTAGGCGACCTAACCAGCAATCCAGTCAATAACCCTAATGAATGCACGAACAAGGTCGTAAACACTATAATCAACATGGTAGTAGTCTGATCAGCGGATAAAACAGGCATAGCGCACCTCCTATTATACCACCAATACAGATGAGATCAACTTCCCCTTATAACCCAGTATGCAAACCGACATAACAACCAACCTACCGCCAAAACACCCAAGAGCATGAAAAACGCCTTAGCCAATCCGAAGTGAGCGATAGCGTACACGATCCAGACGAATGGCGCCAGAGCCGCAGCGCAAGCGCAAGCAACAAGCGCTATCACTAAAGCCGACCCATAGAACCATACAGTAACAAGACTTCCTACCATAAATAGGCGTGTGCCTGCAGCTTCAAGCTGCTCATAAGAACCAGGATTGCCACGCCTATCATTAACGCTTTGCCAACTCATACCTAACTCCCAACGTGCTTAATAAGACTGCCTAGTAGCCACTTACTACCTTTGGCAGTAATCACATATCGTTGAGAAATGCCATTTCGCTCCAGCACCTTGCGAATTCCACCAGCAGGCAGATGAGGTTTTATAACCGAGACCAGACCATCACGACGCAAACGCCATAGGTACGTCGGTACCGACACCGATCTCAGTGATCGCGCCAAATCAGTAGCTGTGAAACTGCCATCAGTTAACTTTGCAAGAATCTTAACTCGTAAATTCATCTCAGCCCTCCAAGAATTAAAGTGAATTGAACCGATAACCCGTGGCAGTATTTATGGTTCGTAGCAATACCATTTCCCAGCAGCTTGCAATCTGTTACACTGCCGAGGACGATAACATTCAAAGGAGATAAGACGATGGCTACGATAGCGACGATTAAAGAAGCTGTGACCCTGTGTGCCAAGGCGAAAATAACCGCCTTCATTTGGGGAGATAGAGGACTCGGAAAGTCGAGCCTTGTTAAGCAAATGTGTGAAACTGGCAAAATGGGCTTTATCGATTTTAGAGCTTCGCAAATCGAAGCAAGTGATCTCCGAGGACTACCGGACAAAGAAGACGGTAGAACGGTATACCGGCCGCCAGCAGACCTGCCCACAGGCGATCTCGACGAAGAACAATTCCAATTGCTAGTAACTACCACCAGCCACGACATGATTACTAAACGCATCGAAGCGTTTCCCGAAGGCACCAAAATTAGCGACGAACAATTGGCAGATATGCAAGCATTCGAACGACAAGCAGCGACAGATAGACTAGCATATCGACGTAATAAAGGCATTCTCTTCCTAGACGAAGTAAACCGAGCACAAGACGACGTAACCCAAGCTATATTTCAATTAGTCCTAGACCGTAGGATCGGCCAGTATATCTTACCGGATGGTTGGAGTATCGTCTGCGCAGGTAACTTCATGGAAGGTTATCAAGTGTCGGGATTCAGCGACCCAGCTTTCGTCAATCGCTTCTGCCACTTAATATTATCAGGAGGTCAAAGTACCTACGACGAATGGATCGAATTTATGATGTCAAAGTACGGATCAAGCTGCCAATCTATCGTCGACTTCACGGCAAATGACATCAAATACCTAGATGGCGACCTTGGAGCAAAAGATCTGGGTTTCAGCATCCAGCCAAGTCGTAGAACTTGGGAGATGGTCCAAAAAATCGAACTGGTCTGCTCCAAAGAAACGTACACCGATGTTACCAAGCTGGAAGTTATATCTGGTCTTATAGGTAGAGAAATAGCAATATCGTACACCAGATACAATTGCCCACTAAAGCCGACGCAACTGCTGAAAGACGGCATTAAAGCTCACGCCAAGACCCTATCGTCGCTAACTCGAAACCAAAGCGTCGGGCTCATGTGGGGTCTAAGCAACGCCGCAAAGGACGACATCGATAAAAAAGCAACCGCCACAATATGCCTCGACTACGCCGAGCATCTGTTAAAGAACGCCAAAGACCAAGACCTAGTGGTAGCGTTCCTCAGATCTTGCGTCAGGTCAAGCAACAACAACGGAGATAGCAAAAGCAATCTAGCTACCGCCGCACTCACCAACATAAAACTAGCCAAAATGTTCGCAGAAGCCACCAAAACCAAGCCCACATTCCTGAATCATTTACACGACAGACCAGAACTGCAAAAAATGGTGTCGGAAGCCGCATGGGGCTCTGCCAACTAGAGCTAAAGAACCAAACGTATCAGGAGGATACAATGGTATTTTGGACAGTGCTAGCAATCTGCATCTTACAAGACATACTTACTAACAAGGACGTTACACAATGAAAGAGACAATATTCATAGCTAGAGCAGTCACCTGCGCTACAATCATCACGGTAAACTACATAGACCACATCGATAAAACGATGAGCACCTACCTAGCCATCCAAGAACTCAACGCAGCCTGGATGGCAATGGAATGGCTACAAGCAACACTCAAAAGCGGCCAAAAAGACGTAGTAAGCGACACCATAATCCCCGGTATCGCAACGCTACTTACCTTTGTAAAAAACACAAGTATCCTACTCATCCTCCTCACCACAGGATGCATAAAAACCCTTGAAATCCAAGGAAACGGCACCCCAACCCACATTAACGCTAACGCAAGCATTACCGCCCTCACATGGTAATAAACAAAGGAGCACAACATGCAAGCACACGAAAAATTGATGAACGCCCGATGCCGCCTCATCACCAGAGAACCCTTCTACGGCTCATTCGCCATGGGACTCACATACCAACCATACGACTTCCCCAACATGCAAGAGGAAGCTAAAACCATAGCAGTACGCATGATGTCCACCGGCAACATCGACATCGTATACTATCCCAATTTCATAGACAACCTAACCATAGAAGAATGCTACGGAGTCATAATGCACGAAATCGAACACGTCATACGACTCCACTGCCTCAGAGGATCCACCCTACATCAAATGCAATACAATATCGCCGCCGACATGACAGTAAACGGCGTAAAAAGAAACCCACGAGTCGGCTACCCAACAACCAGCCTAGGATCAGGAGAATATGGCGGACGAACCCTCCCACACGAAGACAAACTCGTATGGATCCCCCTAGGATGGCCAGAAGACGCAAGCGCAGAAGAATACTACAAACGACTCACCAACCAAGCACAAGACTGCAAAAAACACGGCAAAAACAAAGACCAACACCCAAAATGCACATGCACCCAAGGCCAAACACTAGACAACCACGACATCTGGCAACAAAGCGACATAAGCGAAGACGAAGCCAGACAAATAATCAAAGAAATGACAAACCAAGCTATCACCAGAAACCAAGGCAAATACCCAAGCCACCTCACAGAAGCAATAAAAGAACTATCCACACCAAAAATACGATGGCGCGAACTCCTACGCCGCTACATAGGCCAACACCTAGGCAACAAACGATACACCCACAGCCGCCGCAACAGACGAACCGACCAATTCGGCATCAAAGGCACAAGCCACCACGCAGCCGCCACAGTCAACATCATCATCGACACAAGCGGAAGCATAAACCAAAAAGACCTAGCCACATTCTTCGCCGAAATCGACACAATATCAAGCAAAACCAAAACACACATCCTACAATGGGACATGCAATACCAGGGCTACACCCAATACCGAAGAGGAGACTGGAAAAAAATAAACATCAACGGCAGAGGAGGAACCGACATGGCAACACCATACGAATGGCTCGAAAACAACAACCTCATCGCAGACCTACAAATACTCCTAACAGACGGACACACCAACTGGGCCCCACCCAAACCATACCCATCAATAGTCATCATCACCACAAACCAAAAAGGACCAACATGGGGACACAACATCCACATCAACTAACAATGCACACACCAACAATAAACTACATCACCCAAATCCTCCAACAATACAGAGGAACCAAACCATACGTCTACTACTTCACACAACACACCACAAAATCCCACTTCACCCTAACCATTAAAACACCAACCCACACACAAAAGATCAACGGCAACCAACTGCCAATAGAAAACCACCAACAAACAGAACAAATGATACAACAACTCATAGACCACCCGATAAATAACCACACAACCTAGGAGCATAAGAATGACTAAACCCAATAGTGATGAAATCGCTAAAATTCTGATTTCAATGACCATTACAGCACCGATTGCATTGATTATAATCATCAATCTCTGGAAACTGGCATATCTTAGCCTTATGTGGTAAGCAGATGACTGAGATTAAGCTAGACAAACACGAATGGTGGCTATGATATGCTGCAAAAAATGCGGAATGATCAAAGGTACCATGCAAAGGCAATGTTAAAATGACCACTAAAGAGATATACGATACCTATCTAGCACCAATACTACACGAAATCCTACATCCAGAATATACCCATGAATATCACATCGATGATTTAGATCAATTCGAATATGTATCACTAACGCTTAAATCCAATTCAAACATCCCCATAGGCTTCATAGAACTATCAAAAATAGACATCACGACAGATCACACGGTTTTACCCAGTCTAATTAAAAATCTAGCTATCTTCAACCATCGGCCTGCTGTTTTCAGCTCAATCGACATCAGAACAGCACTCACCCACAAATTCCACACTTATCAACGAAGCTCATACCTGTCACAACAAAAACACAAAGGTACCAAATAACAAAAAAATGGACAAAACCAACCACCACAAAGGATCCCCAACAATCAACGGAAAGAACGACCACAACCAACCAGATACAATAAACAAAAGGAAAACCAAATAAACACAATAAAAACATAGCACTACCAACTCACCTCATCATAAATAATCAAACAACTAACCCACCCGACCACCAAAAAGGAAGACATATGACCACAACAAAGAAAAAAACAGACTGCGCAGAATACCAAATCAAACAAGGCATAAGCTGCAAAAACTGCCCCACATGCCACCAAGAAGCATACCAACTTATAGAAAAGCTACAAGCAACGACACAATAACAGACCACGAAAAAGAAATCGAAAGACTACAATACGACCTCTAATACAATAAGCTAAACTAAGCAAAGGAACTAAAAATGAACATAAAAAACCAAGACACCAAAAAAGACCAAAAAACCCCAATCATAAAAACATACTACCTAGACAACCGGCAAGACATACTCGAAATCGCATTTGACGAAAAAACCGTAGCAATCGCAAATCCCGAAGGAATATGGGTAACAGATTCAGCCCAAAACATCAGAAAAATCTCAGCACTCCTCACCAAATACGCAGATATGATAGAAACAAAACCCAAAGACCCGGAAGCCAACATACTACCACCAAGAGACTGCACCAGCTACATAGGATGGTAATGCGAGAAAAAAAGGAAAAATTAAAAAAGTTAGCGGGAACGGGAGAAGGAACTCAGTGGCCATCTCATCGCCTCGGTGAAATCAGAAGAAAATGAAGTGAGGAAAAAGAATAACACAAAAATGTTCGTTTATAGCCCGTTAATTCTCAGAACATTCGACTCTTATAAGTGCAGCCCGATAATATTCTATAAACCCCGTCGTATAGAATAATAATCCATCCCTTTGGAGGCTGCGAAAATACATGACAGGTATCTTATTTTTAATCGTCGATAGTTCCGATGAGTAGTTTAATTTTCGTCGGGGAGTACCTCAGGTCACTCCTGGAGAGTCGGGTGGCTCATCTTACTTTTCACATCCATGGCGTCTATAGCCCCCTACCTAGGATGGTATGTGTCTCTTTAATTGATCCGCTGTGTCGGGTCGATTATTCAGATGATGCGTCACATGTGTTGATTGTTTTGTTTTTTGATTGGGTGAAGTTCCATTCGAGTTCAATTTCGTGTGCGCTATGTGAGATTGATTTTTCTAGTGATGACAGTGTGGTTGATTCTGTTTTACGTTTTGGTGTGTTTCATTCGGTGCCGAGGGGAGTAGGCTAATCTGGGGGCGGTGTCGGTAGATGTATCTATTGCCTATTTGGTCGCGGGTCCAGTCGCCGTTTGGGTCTTCTATCCAGAAGGGGCTGTTGATGTCGGTGTTTGGGTTGATTGTATATCGCATTTTATTGGGCCACTGGGGAACTTCTGCTTGACACCATTCGCCTTCGGCAGTTGTTTATGGGATGACAGGAAATGGTGAAAACATCCCTCCCTACCCCAGTGGTTATTTTATTTATGTGGTTATGCGGGGCCGGGTTTGCCGTGGTGTTTTTCCAGCCAGCATTTGGTTTGCTCTTGTCTCTGTGTTTCCTTTGTGGAACGGAGGTCGTAACTGATGTGAAGTTGGTTTGGTTTGGTTTGGTTTGGTTTGGTTTGGTTTGGTTAGGTTGGATGGTATATTTACCGATTGCGGATTTATGCTGTCACATAGTAAAGTTACTGCTTAATTTTTAAGGAGTTTGGTTATGGCAGTTGATCCTAGATATATCGCAAAGTTGATTAGTGAAGATCCGAATGGTCCTTCTGATTTGGCTGAGATGAGAGTGCTGGCGAGTGGTACATGTGTTAGTATAAGTGATTTTAATTAATTTGTTTGGTCAAATCTATCATTCTATAATAGATTTGACTGGAATAGTGTTCTATTTATCTATGGCTTGTCGGGTTGTTTGTTCTGTGGATATGTCGATTTTGATCAGTTCGTGGGTGATTGGGTTGGTGTCGAACGGTTCAGGGTCTGCTTGTGGACTTTATACACTTCAGCTAAATCTTCAATTGCATTTACCATGTCCTCATGTACTGAAAATTATATAGATCATCTCCTTAACGAATTTTTTATGTTTGGCAATGGCTTCTTCCAATTGCTTTATTCGTAGCCTAGATGCCTTTAATTCGATTTCGTCTTTTGGCACATTACACCACTGACATATTTTGTGCGCATTAAACAAATGCTTATGAGCACGTATGCATGGAACAATATTAAGATCCATTTTTTTACTCATGCTCATTCCTTTTCCTCCACATAGATTTTACCACCAGCACTACGGATCAACCTCTTGAATTCCGTGATGGTTACACCAGCGTGAATGACTACTTTGGGATCACTAGAATACTTTGCCGTTGCCAACCATGGTACATACTTAGCGTTGATATCTTCAACACAGTATGATGAATTACCGTAATGATATTCCTCTGGGGTTACCAAGTCAGTTTTAAATATGACTTGACTTATCTCCCATTTAGGTGTTCCATCTTCATTCCAATCTTCCGGAATAGAACGAAAAGGGCTGTAGGGTCTCCCAGCATTATGCTCATACGGAGCATCATTCCAGTCGTCACCTGTCTGCTTACTCAATTCTTGCGTAGTAAAATACGCTGTGTTGTCTTTAATAAAACACAATACTGGTTCATTCATCATTCACCTCGTATTTCCGGCTTTAGCGTATATGAGTATTGCTTCGTCGTGCTTTGCGGACCGCCAGTTTCAATGACCAATCCAGCGGCCACCATCTCGTCGCAGGCATCGGCGACGTCTTGTGAATACGGTCCGAAGCGATGGAGCATGTAGTGGCACCCTAAATCACAACCTGCTTGCTGAAGGAAGAAAACGACTTTTTGCAGGCGCTTGCGCCCAGAAAATCCTTGTTCCCCGGTCCAAGAAAGTAGTGTGGCCAATTGGTGTCTGTTCATGCCATCACCCCAGTTCTGATGAGGGCTATGAGTATTGCGCTGTAGCAGAAGATGAGCATTGTTGGGGTCCTTTCAGTTTTGGTCGTCGTTCTTCTAGTTCGTCCATGGTTTGGTAAGTGTTTCCTAGGTGGAACGCAGGGTTATTGCTTACGGGGTTTGGGGGTACGCTGCTGGCGGTAAAACCTTAAAGGAAGACTCGCCGCAATCCATTGGAGGCTCAATCTCATTCGCTAACTCGACCAATGCTCTACCAATCTTCCTAGCTTCTTGTGCAGAAAAATACATGGTAAATCGGCGTTCACAGGGTTCGATTATGATGATTTCGGCATATGCTTCAACACGATCTGTGCAGAGTGTAGTATCCCATTTATCCTTGAAAGTCTGCATTTCTTTGGACTCCAGTCTAGTTTCCCTGTTTGGCTATTATCTCGAAGTTGTTCTGGTCCATGTGGGTCGTTTCATGTTGTATAAGGGTGATCCTTTTACGAATCTTCGGTGCCATTCTAGGCTGTTTTCTATGGCTTCTTTGATTTTTAGGATGGTTTTTGGGTTTGTTGGTAGGGTGTTGTTGGTTTCATAAGTGTCCTTTAGGATATCTAGGAGTTGTGTGGTTTGGGTTTCGTTTAGTTTGATGGTGATTTTGTTGGCCATTGTGGTTCTTTTAGTATCGGTGTCTGGGGAACTTCTGCTTGACACCATTCGCCTTCGGCAGTTAAGTTTGATTTTCAATATCGATGCCTGCCGGTTTGCACTCGGGTTTTGGCCATCCAGGTGGTGTTGTTGTTAACTTGGTGGCCGTAGGTGAGTTTGCCTTGCATTTGTTTAAATACTAGACCTTCTATGAGTGGTTGTTGATATGGTTTGTTTAGGGTGAGGATTTGATCCCAGGTTTGTTGCCATTTTTTTGGTGGGATGAGATCTGGTATGATGATGTTGTCTGTAGCTTTGGTGCCTAGGTTGAACACGCCAGCGGAGTTTTTGAATTCGTATGTTTCCTCTGTGGAACATGTGTTGCGTAGGAGGTCGTATCTTTCTTGATATGTGGTGTCTATGAGGTGGTTTCCATTTAACACTAGGATATCCCAGATGGCGAAGTGATCTTTGATAGCTTTGTGTTTGCAATCTATGACACCTCCGTCAATTAGCGTCCATGAGTCGGGATCTATAGCTAGGCGTTCGCGAAGTTCGTGAAATTGTGGCTCTAGCCATTCTGGTAGGTTGTAGTCTTTTAGACGTTCGCCATGTCTGCTCCAAAGTTGCAGTTGGTTATTTGGTAGTAGTTTGTATAGGGTTCTGGTGTCGTTGTATTTTAATTGAGCCTGATAACCTAGAGTGGCATATAGGTTCATATCTTCTGGTGGGATGGCTTCCTTAGCGCGTGGCGGGAAGATGTATTTGCTCTGTTGTGCGATCATAGGTCGCCCTCCCTTTTTAATATATTCCAATTGAGTATTCATTGCCATGGATTCTCCTTCAAATGATAAAATATACGATGGGGAAGTGATCATGTCACCCTTGAATACTATTGTCAGTTATAATCCTAGAATAACATGTGGCAAATACCTGGTTGAGGGAGAATTGGATGACTGGTACAGTGATGATGAGATAGCTGGTCAATTGGCTGGCAACCTGTGTGTTGGTGATGTGGTGAATGTTCAAGGTGGAGCTGTTAAAATTATTCAAATTATTGACCATAAGAGTGGTGTCCGTCGACAATTTATCGAATGATGTATTAAATTAAGAACAAAATTATCTGACGGTTCATGGAGGGATCTATGAGGAAGAATCGCGCTTCTGTCGAATTCGCTTTGCACTATGCAATCTATCGTTTGAATTATCATCATGAATCCGGAATGGCAGAAAAGGTGGATAACTTGTTGCGTGAGCTGGCATCCATTGACGCTGATGAGGCCGGCGAGTTCGTGACACGTGATAGATTGGAAACTACAAGACAAACTGCTTTGACTATTGTAGAATATGCCAATGGATCGCTTGTGTAGTTAATCTCGTATGTTTCCTCGGTGGAACCATGCGAGATTTAGTCTAAGTTGTCAAACCAGGACATATCTGGCTCTTCGGATTCTAAATTAAAGTCTGTACCTATAGCTTTTTTCAATGCCATGAGGTCATCTGTGGCTATTTTCTCGTGATGATCAACGATAGCTTTCACCTTGCCTTTGCGGTTTAATTCTCTTAGACTGTAAGCATTGATTACAGCATCAAGGGTGTGCGGTGGTGGTGAGTTGTCGCCATGTAGGATGGTGTAGACTCCGTCAGCTGTAAGGCCTACGCGGCCTCGCGGTAGAGCGGTATGTGACATTCCTAGATTTCGTAAGTTGGTTTTTGGTATTTTCAAATTATATGCTAGGGTTTCTAGTGCTTCAGGCCATATACTGAGGTGCGTAATGTCATCATTGCTATCTTTCTCAAACCATGGGTAAATGTCCCAATCTATTTGGATACCGTTTTTGGTTTTTTTAACCTCTTTAGGTATCCAATAATATGGTCCTTGTTTTGGTGCGCGACTTTCTTCGATAGCCTTTTTTTGGGCTAGTAATGAACTTTTAAGCATGTCATCAATTTTCATTGTTATCTCCTTTACATGTATTTTCGATGGTAAATGATCGCTAGTCGATGATTGTAAGTTCCTCTGGTTTGTAGCCGATTATGAGTACTTCTCCGCATCTGCCTTTCCAGGATATGATAGCGTAGCCGTCTTTTAGCGCGGTGATTGCGTCTGTTACTGTTTCGGTGACGTCGTCTCCGTTGTATTTTGGTTTTCCATTGGTTTGTCCTACGATTAATGGGCGTATGTCGAACTTGATGAGTGGTTCATCGTTTAAGGTTTTCCATAATGCTTTTTTGGTGATCTGGGTCATTGTGATGCTCCGTTTGTGATGTTGTGACTGGCTAATTGTAGCAGGTTTGATATTGTTTAATAATTATGTGTGTTGTATTGGAGGGTTATTTTTCCTATGTTCGTGGTCTGTCACATCATGCCGGGAAATTCACCAGTACTTGGAGTGATGAAATGAACTTTGCAGCTGGCACTGGCTTTGAGTTGCGACCTTATCAGCAGAGGATTATAAAGAAAGTGACAGACATGTTCAAGGGTGAATATGTCAAGAATGACCAGAAGCAGGTTTATAATAGCGTTGTGATTGAGAGTCCTACTGGGTCTGGTAAGACTTGTATGATGCTTCTTACCGCTAGAGAAATGCAGAAGAGTATTCCCGGCTTGTATGTTTGTTGGTTTGCTATGCGTCGCAATTTGTTGCGGCAGGCAGCTGAGGAGAATACGCGTCGTGGTGTTGGAGTTGACATTCAGTTCTTTTCTATGTTTGGGAAAGAATTCGAAGATGTTTTGAGAGCTAAGGCTGAGGGTCGTAAGATCCTTGTGGTGTTGGATGAATATCAGCATGATAGTTGTAATACTATGGCTAATATTCACAATGTGATACAGCCTGATTTTGTACTTGGTGGTACTGCTACACCTTACCGTACTGATAGCGCTAGTTTGAGCTATCAGGCGATTGTGAAGGATGCTGGGATTCATACGTTGATTACTGAGGGTTTTTTGAGTCAGTATGATCATTATTGTATAGAGGATTGGAAGCCTGAGACGGTAGCTCGTCATTACTTGGCTGATCGTAGTAAGTGGGGCAAGAGTTTATTTTATTTCGTTAACACGAATTTGTGCCAGGAATTCCATGCGATTTTGCAGGCTAACGGTGTTGAGTCTGAGGTTGTCACTGCTAATAGTGATGATGAGGCGCAGATAGCTCGGTTTGAGTCTGGTGAGATTGATGTTTTGATTAATTGTATGAAGCTTACGGAGGGTTTTGATTGCCCTGCTCTTAGAACTGTATGGGTGCGTGATAGTGTGAAGGGTCCAACTGTGCAGATGGGTGGTCGGGTGCTTCGGAAGTTTGGTAATTTGCCTGTTAAGCAGATTGTGCAGAGTGTTGCCACACGTGTGCCATTCACTAGGGTTGCTAAGCCTCGCTATCAGACTTTGTTTAAGGATGGTAAGTGGTCGAGTTTGACTATTAATCCTAAGATGGAGCAGATATCGATTATGAGTCGTGTTGCTTGCGCTAGCGCTATTACTGAGATGCCTCAGTTTATTACCAAGAATAAGCGTAAGAAGTCTCGGATCTTTGGAGCTCCTTTGGATTAAGTATTATCCTATAATATCTTTTGTGTTTCGATATTGTCATATAGTATTGTGGTTTTGGTGATTTTTAACAAGAGGAGATGATGATGATGACGACTTTTAATTACGTGACCACCAATGTTAAGTCTTTGCGAGCTCACGTTGATGAGCAGCGGACGAAAACCGGTCGGTTGTTACGCAAGACTTGCGACAAGATTGAGATTGATGGTCAGGCTGCCCATCCGACCTCTAGGTTTTGGAATAGCTTGTATAGCATGTACGGGTTCAATGGTGCGTTTTTCAAGTACTTCAGCCATGATGAAGTGTTCACGCGTCTCCAGGAGCGTGATGATGATAGGGAGATTCGGGTGTGTGTGGAGAGCGATAATGGGGTTGATAAGTTGCTTGCTTGTACAAATCCCAATTCTGGTCTGATCACTTATGATGAGTTGATGGATTTGACTAGCACCTTGGGTGGTGACAAGGTTCGTTATGCCAATGGTGTGGTTGAGTCGTGTCACAAACCTGCGGTTGGTGCTGGTGATGTGTCGATTGGTGGTGATCAGTTTACACCACATGTTACGCTTTCAGCACCTATCGATGGTTATGGGTTGCCTAGTTTGTATTTGAGCTTGCTGCGTCAGGTGTGTTCGAATGGGTTGGTTGCTATGGATAAGGCTTTCCAGAGTCGGATTTCGGTTGGTAAGAAGGATGGCAATGTTTCTTATAGCATTGCTCGCCATTTGCAAGGTTATGGTAATGATGAGGGTTATTCTGCGATCAGGCAGCGGATTTCGTCGTCGCAGACTTCTAGAGCGTCGTTGTTTGAGGTGACTGATCTTTATAACGCTATCAGCCGTGTTAAGGAGAATATTTCTAGTGTTGCACCAGAGGATACCGCTGGTTCGATGGTGCAGCAGGAATACGGGATGAGCAATCGGTTTAGCGTGTCGAGATCTTTGGTTAATCTGGCTGGTGATGTGTCGAGCTTGTATGGTTTAGCGTCCACTAGCATGGTTAATACTAAGAAATTGAAGACGTTGCCAGCTAAGTGTAGTGTGTATGACTTGATCAATTTTGCTACTGAGGTAGCTACTCACCATTCTGATACTACTGCTGCTCGGCGTTTGCATGGGTGGGTTGGTAGTTTGATTAGTAACGAGTATGATCTTGAGGGTGCTAAGATGACTTTGGATAGCAATGGCTTCAAGGAATTACACCTTAGTGCATAATATTTATTGGTTTAGGTGCGAGGGGGATTGCCCTCTCGCACTTTCTTTGTCACATGTGGTCGGTGGTTCACGTGTTAGGAGGGGTGTGTTATGGCGTTTACTAAGATTTGGGAAGATTTTAAAGCGTGCAAGGAGCCGTATTTTCGACTCGAATTGCCTAAGCCGTCGATGGAGTTAACTGCTGCTGCGCCTCCTCGTATTAGGAAGATACATGAGGAAGCACCTAATTTGACGATTGTGGAAATTAAGACTGATTTGCTGGATGATGGGCGGTTTGCATGTCTGAAGGCAATGCGCGATTTGGATGATCAGAGTGCTTTTGGATTGCTGTTGACGTGGTGGAGTATGTTCGCTTTGGGCATTGGGATGAAGCAGGTTATCCCTATTGATAGGCTCTCTGGAAAGGGGTTGGCAGAGGATTTACATCAATGTGGTTTTGCTAATGTGGTTAAAAGAAAGAAATCGGGTGCTGGATTGTACACTTATCATAGTGTACTGTCCAAGGTGGGGAAGCATACTAAAATTATTGGTGTGGATATTGAAGCTGCCGATTGCCCTTGTAAATTTTCAAGGAGTGCGTAATGCCTAGTTTTAAGTTGACTATTGGTGTTGAGGTGGATGTTGATAATGTGATGGATCCTACTACTAGTTTGAATGTTATTAACAATAGGATCTATGATAAATGTATTGCTCGGGATGATGTAGAGTTCGATGGTATGGGTTTTACAAATGGGCAGTGCGAATTCGGGTTCACAGTTGAAGCGGTTGAATTGGCTGATGCTTTGAGTGTGGTTGTTGAATGTATTAGGAATTCTAACATTGGAGGTGTATGATGGGTAGAGCTAAGGTTGGTGGCGTAGGTGCACGTGATAATCGTGAATCTATTTTACTGCGGGTTGAGCCGTCTGTGGCTGCTTTGATTCGTGAGGCTGCTAGGCGTGAGGAGCGTACTCTTACTGCTGTAATGACGCGTGCTTTGCGATCTTATTTGAAGACCGAGCATGGTCCTGCTGCTGTCGATGAATATTGTAATTCTGCAGGGTGATAGGGGATTTCTTGCTCATCTGATTTCTGTCACAATTGGTTGGTGAGGGAGAACGGTTTTTCCTCACCAAATGCGAAAGCGGGAGGTTGCGATGAGTTTCTTGAATAATCTAAAGTCCAAGTCGGTTAACAAGGCTACTAAGACTGGTGCAAAGAAGGGCACCAGTTGGATGCTAACTGAGGCAGCTCATATTGACGCGGTCAACGAGATCGTGAAGCTCGACCGTGAGGTTGATGCTATCAATGCCAAGATTAATGTTCGGAAGAACATTCTTAAGGGTGTTGCTCAGGAAAAATGGCTTTCTGATTATGTCCGTGAATCTGGATCTCCAGAATCTCCGATGAAGCTGTTGACTCCTGAGGGAGAGAGCTTGACCTATGTGGTGCAGGATCGCAGCGGCCAGGTGAAGGTCTCTGATGATCTTCGTGAGCAGCTCGTAGTTGAGATTGGGTCGGATGCGGTTGATCGTCTCTTGTACGAGGAGACCACGTTCAGCTTCAATCGTGTGGCGTTGATGAACCCACAGATTGAGAAGGCTGTTAGCAAGGCCCTTGAGGCCTTGGTTGAGCAGGTGGCCTCTATCGATCCTGAGATTTCGTTGTTGGATGTCGAGCAGAAGGTGGCTTATAAGAAGCTTGATAATTTGACTGAGATTTGTGGTCATGATAGGGGTGCTATCTCCCGATTCGTTGAATTAATCGGCAGTGCTTTGGTCCGATATTTGAAGGTTTAAGGTCGTCCCTTGATGGGGTGGGGGGATTTCTCTCCCACCCCTTTATTGTCACATCGAATTGTCAGTTTGATAATAATAAGGAGGCGCAACGATGGAAGCTGCTGTTTGGGCTAATCAGTTGGATTGTAACAGCATTATCAAGCACCTTGATGTTGGTGCGTTGTTTAAATTTCCAAATGATGATATGGTGATGTTATATCACGGGCGCGGGTGGTATTCAAATCCGACCCATCCCAGGAATCCTTTGATTCGGTTTAAGACTGGGATGAATACTGGAGTTATTAGAATTAATTAATTGGAGGGTGTGCGATGGCTGTTAATGCGGTGAAGGTTACTGATCGTGTTTCTGGAATTGCTGGCATGAATGCCAAGTTGAAAGAGGCGTTGGCTTCCGTGTGGGTTTTGGAAGGGCACGATGGCTTTTGGTCTTATCAAGTTGGCGCCAAGCCTGATACTACTCCACCAAGTGGTGCTGTGTTGGGGAATGTGGGTGGTGGTATGGTTGCCTTATTTGTTGAGAATCAGGTATTTAATCATTTGGTTGAGATTGGTAGTGGTGCGTAGTAGGGATTTCTCTCCTCTCTCAACCCTGTCACAATTTTGTGTGGTGGTAATAACAAGGAGTGAGAAATGACAACTTACATGATAGTTCGAAGATATCAGAATGCCTGTAGGGGGGGGGTGGTAGAGCGTGGTTTGAGCCTTGAGGAGGCTCAGGCTCACTGCCGTAACCCAGAAACGTCCTCTAAAACTGCCACATCCTCATGGGCTGTGACATTAACTGAGAAACGTGGCCCGCGGTTCGACGGGTACGAGGACGAGGGTTCGTTTCTATAAGGAGTATGGTGATGTGGCAAGATTGGTCAGCGATCCTCAATAGTGGGGATCGCACTGCGATTATCAGTTGGCTTGCCTGGAATGATCCAAGTGGGGTTTATCTGGATAGTGATTGCGAGCTTGAAGGCTTGCCTTGTCTAGATATTGATGCTGCTAGGGATTATATGCGTCGGGCATTGGAGAATGGATAGTGGGGGGGGGATTTTCATCCTCTTCTGGTTGTGCCACAATATCGTGTCCTTTTTTGGAGGTGAGCGATGATAAAGAAGCAATCGTTGTCGGTGTGGCGTAAGCAGTTTGCTGCTGAATACTTGCGTCGCGTCGGTATTACCATTGAGGATGGTGGTGCTGATGGGGTTGTTGAAAATTATTTTTCTGATAGCTTCACGCCAGCGGAGGCGGTGGAGCGTGAGATAGAGAAGTATGATTTGGCTGATATGTCTAACATGTTTGGGTGGATGTAAACACTTAGAAAGGGGTTAATATGTCATCTGATACTGCTGGTAAGTGTGTTGAAACAATGTCGAATGTTTCGCAAGATGATTTTGAGGGTTTGTTTGAATGTGAGGATGTGTTTCGTAGTGATATAGATAAAGCGATACAGTGTGTTTATTATTTTGATGGAGTTGGTGGTGAGGTGGCTCATTATTTTCCGTCGTTGAAGAGTGGCACGATTTTTAAAGTGCCACGGATTTGGCATGAGTCTTTTAAACCCAATCTTACTTTCGTTAGGAAATGGTTTGAAGGCGAGGAGATATAAATATATTCTCCCATGTCGTTTGGGCTGTCACAATTTGATGTAACCAAAGGAGATTTTGCGATGAAAGTGATGAATCACGCTGAATACCAAAAGAACCTCCAGAAGAAAAGCTGGAGTGCGTTGTGGTACACTGCAAAGGACGCAATGGAGGCTGCGCAGGCCTACCCTGAGGGAGAGAACGCGTCGTATTACCTCGATGAGGTCAATTATTGCCTGGATGAGATTGCCAGGCGTAACAGGCTTGAATTGAAGGTGAAGGTGAAAGATCAAGACACCATTCACACGATCTACTCCGACTTGTCGAAGGTGGGTTTTGTGATGAGGGAGATTTACCCTACTGGTCACTTGGTCAGTTGCAGAGCTTTCGATAAGGCTGCTGCTACTGAGTTGTTGTGTGGTGGGCTCAAATAGTGGGGAATCTCTCGCACCCCTTTCTTTAGTGCTTTGTGTGCAAATGGTACGATTACTGCGGATTTGTTGATTAGGGTAAAGCGTCGCTTTGATTTGTTGCGACAGTTGCGTGAGCTTGATGCGTAACGGCACCCAGTTGCCGAGCCACCTTGTACTTGTGGGGTGGAGCTGGAGGTATAGCCCCTGAGCCTTACGTTGTTCGGTGCAATCACCTGTGCCTTATATCGGGGGATGGTGTTGGCGCGAACAGACTCTCCGTCTGTTACAAGCCCTAGGTTAGGTGCGTACTGCGTTGGTATTAAACACTAAACCTAGATTCAAGTAATTGAGAGATTCTTGGAGCTTTGATGGGGTGCCACAATTGAGAGGTCAGCAATTGGAGCTGTGTGGCACCCCATCATTTTTGGAGATGAACAATGGATACTGATGAATCTTACTCGAAGTTGAAAACTCGTGCAGAGCGATTGTTGGTATTAGTGCGTCAAAACGCGCCCTTTGAAATTATTTTCAATGAGATTATGCTGTTGCATAATATGATGCCTGAGTTTGAGGAAGCTTACATTAAATGGGTTGTAAGCCAGGCGAAACGTACAATTGAGAAGAATAGGAATACACGCGGGTTATGTTCAGAATGCCCGGCACAGTTGGGGGATGGTGAGGAGATCTGGTGTGAAGCGTGTGGCAAGCAATATGATGTGTAATTGATGGGGAGGCAGCCGAGAGGCTGCCTCCCTTTTTATTCATATATATAAGGATGCTGGGCGAGGATTTCTCCCCGCCCAGCGTGTTTCCTCTCTGGAACATGTAGTATGCTACTGGATGAGGGAATTAAATATATGCATTCCATGGCCGCGGACAATAAAACTAGCGTAATCGGTTGCAATGTCGAAGTTTTCGAAAATATGTTTGGTCAATTCGCCCTTCATAATTAATGGGATGTGTTTTTCTCTTTTTAAAAGAGCAATTTGGTCTGGTCCTGTTCTTGCTTCGTTTCGCCTATCGAAAATGCCGACGAGGCCATCGCATAGGGTGACAAAATCTGGTTCATCCATCACAACCGTAGTGATATGTCGGCCATTTACATTGAATTCTTTTTTGAATGGTGCGCTCATATTGCTCCTGTGGTTAAGTCGTGTCCGTTTCATTTTGGCATCAGCCGGGTGGTAGAGTAATTACTCCACCACCGTTTTTGTTAAGCGAAGAGTGGAAAGCCTGGGACTTTTCCAGAGCTGTTGGTTACGAGGCGGCCCAGAGCTGTTGGTTGGCGCTGTGAGATATGCGGTCGGTTACATTCTCCGCCACTACGATCTCTAGGATCTTATTAGCGACGCGTGTTAGGGTGTCTCGGTCTGTGTGCCAACTGTAGCTAGTGCACGCTGATCCGTCTTGAATTGGCTCGTCTTTGTAGTAGATGGTATAGCGGACGAGTGGTTGGTCATTGTCTGCTTCGCCATAGTCTCCATTTAATCCTTCTCCGTCATATGAGAGGATAACTTGATGGTCGCCGGTGCTACTTACTATGTCATCGAAATGCATGTTAGCTCCTTTGGGGTAGGTTGTTGTGGGCGTCTTGTGGCACCTTAGGTGCTACTGCGAATTTCTCTGGCCACTTGGGTGCCTCCGGGCAATCTTTGGCGTGAAATTGAACGTCAAAGAAGAAACTATACTCGTATTTGCAATGCGGGCAGCTCATTTGATCTCCTTGTGTTGGATCACCTCGATTGTTTGTGACAGCGCAGTTGATGTGGGATAATGGGTTTTCCCCTGTCGTTATGTCTGTCACAATTTGATGCAGTTTGATTCCCAGTAACCGCGGAGGCTAAGATGAGATATCGTGAGTTCATCAAACCTTGGATCGTGGGCCCGATGGCAGAGTGGGAAATCATGGAGATCGGTCGGGCATGCCGCACGCCAAATGGTAAGGGCATCAACCTTACGTGTCTCACCGACGGAGGTGAGAGGGTGTTGAGTGTGCGAAAAACCGGCGGCGAAAAATACAACAACGTTGCCATCACAGAATGGTGGGACAAATACCTTGGCCTGATGCCATCGCGTCTGGACTGCCCTAAGACCCCAAAGGGAAGCGTGGTAGTGAAGGTGGTCCCGATAGAATAGTGGACAGGCATGTTGGTGGGGGGATTTCTCTCCCCGCCTTTGACTGTCACAGGAGGGAGTGACGGGACGAATGACACACGGAGAAACGGAATGCTAGACCAAATTGCGGAAATTGCGAATATGGTACAAGCTCAACCAATCATCAAGTTTGTCGAGACAATCGACGACGAGTGGCACCGGTGGGTTTTGTCTGGCGCCAGAGTTGGGTCCGCTGCCCCTTGGGCTCTCACGTTCGATACTGAAATAGATGGTCGAGATCTTGTTGTGGAGAGTGCTGTTGGGCTTTCTGAACCAGAGAGTCAAGAATTGTTGCTCCAGATCCATCAGCTTGTCGAATTCCCAGAAGTGCCAGAGTAGGGGGATTTTTCTCCCCTCGCCTTTGGCTGCCACAGAATTATGTAACCGACCTCAAACCAAGGAGACGACGATGGAATTCAAAAAAGGCATCCTTTGGGGCGGGAAATTTGGACGCCCACCCACGGTCGAGCTCCCCACGCCGGGAGCCAATCAGGGGAAGATCATTGATTACATTCAAGAGGAACACAGGATTTTTTTCGAGGTCGGCTATTTTGCCGACGGGCTCTGGTGTTCCTTCGAAAGGGCTTTCGACCATGAGGAAGCATTAGAGAAACAAGCTAGGCTGGCATATAGTCACCAGCGTGACTGGGCAATCGTACAGGTTGACATCAAGATCACACGAAAGTTTGTGTAGGGGGGGATTTCTCCCTATTTGGCAGACTGTCACAATTTACTGGTGGTGAAATTGGTGTCAGGGAGTGCGACAATGACTTACAGTATTACGCGTTTTTTTGAAAACGGCAGCCGGGAATCGATCGCTACGGGTTTGAGCCTAGAGGAGGCGCAGACTCACTGCAAGGATCCGCAGACAAGTTCCAGGACTGCGTCGGAGTCCTGGGCTGTGGCTCTGACTGCTGAGCGCGGAAGGTGGTTTGATGGGTACGAGTCAGAGGATAATTTTATCTAGGGGTGATTATCCTATTCATGGGACCCTGCCACAATTTGTTGTGGTGGGGCTTGTGGGTCATAGAAAGGGATATTAGCTATGGCTGTGTGGCGTTATCGTGACTGTGTCAGTACGTTTAACGTTGGCGGTCAAGACCGCCAAGTTCGTATCCACTGGATCGAACATCGTCGTAATGTCGATAATGTCGAGCTCGACTATTATGAGTTCGTGGACGGGTTAGACCCAGTAGAACTGGATCTAGACTTGGTGGAGTTCGAAGCGGTTCAAAATTCGACCCATTATTTGAGGTGGAATCATGATTGCGATTTGGAAGAATTGCCTAGGTTAAATTTAGAAGAAGGAGATGGTAATGTACGGTGAACCCTCATCTTATTATGATTTCTTCACACCTACGTTTAGCGAGCTAATTCATGATTACGCTCGTGGCGTAGGTGACCAACATCCTGATCGCTGTTGGCTCACCACCCCTTATGACACCTTTGTACGTAACCCATTTTATGCCGGACCGGAACAGCCTTGCCCTGAACTTTAATCGAACGCAAACGGGTGGGGGGGATTTCTTCCCCCACCTTCTACTGCCACAAAATAATGTAACCGACCAATAACCAAGGAGGCCAAAATGATCGAGCTAGAATTTGACATGTCTGTGCAGTTAACTGACACCGAGAAGCTGTCGGCCATGCTCAGGTCGATTGCTGACCAAATCGACAGCGGCGCGTGTGGCAGCAAGATCATTAAGGATGGCTTGGCCGGCCAGTGGAGACTCTACGACCCATACGAGCAATAGTGGAGGGGGGATTTCTTCATCTGGCTTCTATTGTCATAATTTGGTGTAACCAAGGTAGTCGGGCTGTCACAGCTCGATGGGGACGGAAAGCTAACGTTAGGAGGTCTGGGATGTCTTACTTGGAAGCTGCGTTTGATGCGGTGATCAAGGACAGCAAGCCGTCGGAGAAGTGGTATGTGGTCCTCATGGAGGATAGCTCCTATTATGGAGGCCCGGAAGAAGGGGGCTGGTGGGGACATGATACTGACGTGCTGAAGTACGCGGTATTTAATAACGAGGAAGCGGCTTTGCAAGCCAAGGAGCGCGTGAAGGAGTTGGCTGCTGAGTTGGAGGCCCAAGCTCGCACTGAGTATGGTGAGGGGTGTTTACGGCAGTTGGAGTGGTTGGATGCTCGCGGCTTGGATGCGGATTTCTTTCCTGAGGATGATGGTCCGAGTAGGTATTGGGTTTATTGTGGCCAGGAGATTCCTCAGCCCTCGGTTGGTCCGAGGCATTATGAGTAAATAGGTTATTGCTCACCGTGGTGTAATGGCAGCCACAACGGACTTAAAATCCGTTGCTCGAAAGGGCGTATGGGTTCGAGTCCCATCGGTGAGATTTGAAAGGATGTCAAGGATGGTTAAGGTTCGGTTTCATTTGGCGCGTGGTGCCAATTTTAAGACGTGGCAGGTTATTGATAATGGTGTGGTTCGGTATTACGATCCAGATGCGGTGTGTTTAAGGATGTTCGGTTGTCGTTTGAAGAATCGTCGTCGAGTGGCAGATAAGATTTTTGCTGGCGAGGATAAGACGGTGTGTGCTTGGATTGATTGTGAGCGGGTTGAGGTGGGCGATAGTTCCTCCTTGGAAACACGAGATAATCAGAATATATTGTCTTTTAATCCGAAGGTTGTACCTTATTGGGTTCGCGATGGTGAGTGTGCTGAGAATCTCGATGGGATGGTATTTTCTGAAATAATTAGTAGGGGTCGTCGTCTTATTGTAATCTAATGGGAATGGGTGGAGTTCACCCATTCCACATTGTTCGTTTAGTCCAGGGTCTTGTGGTGGTTAGTTGGTGCCCCATGGGTTGGAAGGCAACAAGTGCCTATACGCTTTGCACAAGTATTCTTCAAGGTCTTCATCCTCCTGGAGGGCTTTCATGGCGTCAGAAGTGTTGCCATGCACGCGTTCACTTATTACACCATTCGGGTAAGATACTTGCACGATGCGGAAACTGAGACCTTCCCATTCCACTGGCTTTCTGAAGATTCTGACTTTATCACTGGCGTAATCGAACATCAGTCTTCTCCTTGTGGCTGGGGGCGGCTTGCCGGTCGTCAGCTCGCTCCCCCCCGGCCCCGCTTTATTATGACAGCCCCCGGCGCCGGGGGAAATCCCCCCCGCAGCGCGGCGGAGGGGCATCACCTGTTATTGCTCGGCATTGGCACAGAATTGTGACAACTTCCAGGACGCTTCACTGCCGAGGACGTCGGCTAGTGCTCTGTGAATTTCCGTCGT